GACTGTGACTGCTACAAGACTCGTGGTTGGACTGAACCATTTTACATGTATGATAAGTACCATACCGAAAAAGAAGCTGTTCAAGCAAGGGAGAGTAAGCTTAGAGATCAATTGATACGAGACGCTGATTATACTCTTGCTTGTGAATGGTTAGCTGAAAAAGGTAAAGCTTACGTAAATAATAAGATAACTTACTTGAAAAAAGAATGGTGTAAGCAAAAGACTCATTCTGAAATTCTTGACAGTAAAGTATTATTTGCTCAAGCTTACTCGCTACTCAGAACTAAAGGTGAATTGTGATACTCAACTACTAAAATTCAAAACCATGAAATACAAAGCTAAATTTTCAACTTCTCAAAATGGAATAATTTCCAGCATCGAAAAAGGAGAAATCTTTGAATCTAATGCACATGGAGTAATTGCCTTCATCCCATTCTCTAACACCGACTTCTTCGAGCCTGTGAAAACTCGCAAATTTGAGATTGAAGTGAGTGAAAAAGATATGGGGCATTTTGAATACGTCAATGCAGATGAGCCTTGGATTGTAACTGAAATTACTACACCAAGTTGGATTACTAAATACAAAAGCTCTGGTAGCTACAATGTTCATGCTTTCTCTGATTACGAACTGAGTATGATTGACACTGGAGAATTCATAGACGACTACAAGTATGGTAATAAACTACAAGGTGTCAAATGGCTTAAAGAACGGTTTGGTAAAGGCTTGAGAGAGTCCAAAGAACTTGCTGACTTCATCTTTGCACTGTCAATTTAACTGTAACTTAACTTTTATGAATTGTGCCATAATGTGAATTAAAGTACCTTGTGTGAAACATGAAACCATGTCAATATTCACAATCAATATCAACTCAGATAATGAGGTAGTATTGAAAAAACTCAATCAAATTATGGCAACTTTTGAGGATTTTAAAGTACAGTTGGATCGTATCGTAGCTGCACAAGCTGAGACACGCTTGGACATTGCAGAAGCTACAGGTAAGATTGATGCTGCTAATGAGCAAATCAAAACACTTGTCGAGAATGCTGGACTAGACAAAACAGTAGAAGATGAGATTCTTGCACAACTAACTATTGTAGCAGATGAATCTAAAGCTATTGCTGAATTGATTCCTGAGCCAGTAGTAGAACCACCAGTTGAACTGTAGATCGTGAAGCAATCTACTGTCAATTGATTCTTTTAGGATCAATGGAGGTTAGTAAAACAAGATTTAGTAATAGTCCTCTGCATTCTTAATTGAGTGTGGAGGATTTTTAATTTAATACCAATGAGTAAACCATCAAATTTTACAGCACAACCTTGGTCTTCTGTTGCACAATCTTCAGAGGCTGAAACTATTGCCAGAAATATCATGGTAATTCTTAAGCGTACAGGTGACACATTTCGTAACCTTTCTTGGGAAGAATATTCTCAAGAACGTAAAAAGGATGGAAAGTTTTCAGAACGAGAAAAGAAATACTTTAATCAAGTAATTGATTATTGCGTTTCTGCTGAAACTGCACGTCTCTTTTCTCGAACTTGGAAGGAATGCTAATTGTAGGAGACGTACACGGTAAGACAAATCAGTTCCTAGACTTAGTAGCAGATTATCGCAAAAGGTCTAGTAAGTTGATTATACAGCTTGGAGACTTAGGTTTCCAGAAGCAGTGGGATGAAGTGAAAAACTGGTGTGCGGTGAATAACGAAACTAATCTCCGCATTATTCCTGGTAATCACGATGACTACGATAAATACTTTAAAGTACTTATCAACTACACTTGGGCTAGAGTAGCACCTATTCTTGTAGATGACATCTGGATTGAATCAGATTATTTTGGTGTACAAGGTGCTAACTCTATTGACAAGCATCTTAGAACTGAAGGTAAAGACTGGTTCAGTAACGAAGAAATGTCGTACGCTCGATTAGGTGAAGCTGTTGACTTGTACATAGAACAGAAGCCAAAGTATATGTTTAGTCACACTTGTCCTTCAAGCGTTAAGAAACAACTATTTGGATATGATGAAAGTTCACGTACAGAACAAGCACTGCAAGTCATGTTTGAGTTACATCAACCTGAATACTGGTTCTTTGGACATTTTCATCGGAGTGTAGATGAAGTGATTAGTGAGACAAGATTCATCTGTCTAGCAGAACTACAAACGTTTGAAATATGAAAAGATTAGTAACAATGTATCCTACTAAAAAGCTAATAAAACTAGCTGAACAATGTGGGTACACTGAAAAAGTATTTACAGAATTTGAACTAGTAGTTAAAAATGCTGAGTTCTTAGAAGGACTTGCTAACTACAATAATAACGACTTGGCTTACCAGATTGTACATACAAAAGGCAAGATTAAAGTGTTACTGTTCAGACTTCCAGAATTGTATCACTCATTTGAAGAAATACACAATGAACTGTAATGGAAACAGTTAGATGGGAAAACATTATCAGTCACAAGTTTGGGCAACTACAAGAAGATAAAATCTACAACTTACTTGTCAAAAAAGGCAATAGGCTTGTAGACATTCGTTGTAGAGTGATAGGACTCAATGCAACCACAGTTCTAATCTTTAAATTACCAGAGTGAGTGACATCAAGAAACGAATCTGTGAGTTTTGTAAGAAAGAGAGTTCTGCTCCGTGTGAAATAAAATCTCAATCAGACAGATGTAGCAGAATGTGGATTAAAATCAAGCAGACAGTACTGCGATTTTTAACCGTTAAATGTAAAGTAATGAAACCTGATTACAAACAATTCTACGAGACACTTGAAATAGGAACTGAGGTTGAATACATGAAGCAAAGAATGACTGTTGTTAACTTTCATTACTTGTCTAATGGTTTAATACAAGTTGACCTTGAGTCAGATTCTCACATTCATAGAAAAGTACCTAATTGGTGTTGTACTGAGCCTAAATACCGTAAAAACGAGTTAGTACCTTCATTCTTTTTAAAACTTAAATCATTCTTCAAATGAGTGCAATCTATCAAAATGAATTACTTGAGTTAACTCCTCAATACTTTCAAGTACTAGAGCAAGAGTTCAACCAAAAAGATGATACTCAACAGCCTACTGTAATTAGCGATGAAGAATACTTAGATAAACTACTTGCTCGTTGGGAATTACCTGAACCTCCTACTACAATCTTTTACCAAAAAGAAGTAGAAGATGAATGGGAAAGTTACTATGAGAATGAGAGATTGGAATCAGATTTACTTGAAGCAGAAGAAAGCCAAATGATATGAGGCTACAATTAAATACTGTACTACTAAAACGTATGAGCGAACTTGAGATACTTTGTACTAAACGATTCAGTGAATTAGTAGATGAGTTAGCCAAAGAGGATGATTTACCATACTTGCAAGTATTAGAAGAACTTTGTATGTTTGCAACCTCTGTAGAAGAAGTATGTTTAATCTCTGCAAGTGCAGGAAAGTTTTTATTGAAATAACACAGCTCCCCACTAGAATTTTATGGATTACCCGATAAAGCTGTTATTCGTTCAGAGTTTATGTTTTAGTATGTGTGGGGAGCCTTTTAAGGAGCTATGATGTAATGAAGCATAAGGTCGTTCTAAGGCTTTTGTCAGGGTGCAAGTCCTTGTAGCTCTACAATTAACTAATCAACAGACCTACTATATTGGTAATGAATTAGTTGTTCCTCTGATGTGACAAATCAGTTGTAGTCCCTTACTAGCTTTCCTTGACTAGTATTGTATTTAAAATACAAGGATGACTCAGATACAATTCTGAAAAGACCCAAAGGATATAAGCTCCCCATTCTGGTCAAGGGATAACCCACTCACTAAGGTGATAATGACCACTTAAAAGAATGAATACGTTTCTATGTGCGTTTACTAACTAGGTAAATTGCAGTCAATAGAGTGCATACGTAGCTTGGGTTCTTTTTCTTTATTATTTAAATCAAATACAATGAAATACAGAATAGTTACAGTTATCTCTGTCATGAATCCAGTTACTCACGAGTTTCAGGATTACAAGAAAATCATTAAAGCAGGATTGTCTACTAAGAAAGCCGCTGAAGAGTGGAATGCTAAGAAAGGTGATCCTGGTTATACAATTGAAGCTTACTAAATCAAATAACATGAAAAAGATAATTTGGTTACTACTAGTCTTGATATTCACAGCACTTTTTACTCAAATGTATGGGCAGTATTCAGCAGACGTACAAGTTACTCGTGAAGTATTGTCTACTAAGAAATTCAAAGACTTGAAAGAGTCTGAGCAAGACTTACTGATCCGTAAACTACAAGAGGCATATCTTACTATTCACAAGAAGGAAATTGAATCAGTCGACATGATGATTAGATTAGAGGAAGAAAATCCTGTATGTGAATGGACTGGTAAACATGAGTCTGTAGGAAATAAGTTAGTTAAGTATTATACTGCCCCCAGAGAGAGTATAATGAAAATACTAGAGATTTAACTCTTCGTAAGTAATCTAAGGTCTGATCATCTAAATCAGTAACCTGAATTATAATGCCTTTAGTATTGTAAAGATTACTTACTTTTACAACCTTTTAGTTTGCTCGTCTAATGCGAGGACACAGAGACACAGAAACATTGGTTCAAATCCAATAGTATTAACTTACTTCTTCTAGGGGTTAGGAAACTGCTTTAATTCTGAAATACAGGTTTTAAAAGTGAGAACTTTTAAATCTTATACTAATTAAAAATTAGTAAAGTTCAAATCCTGTGCAAACTACCATACCCAAGCCCACGAGCCAGCAGCACTGGAATTCTGGGAACAAGATAAGCTCTTATATGACCTTGGGTGTTTTATGTAGTCATGGTGAAATTGGTAGACACACAACGATTAGAGGATTAATCTCACCTTGCCTGAAGTCGTTGATTATTAGGGATAATAATGCAAGTTCGAGTCTTGCTGACTACACAAGTAAAACCACTACCAATTGAGGTAGCATTCTTTCACGAAATAAACTGTAATGATTTCATGGTTAATGCCTCTTTTTCTATTCACAAACAAGGTCGAGACTAGTAACGATACCTTATTTATATCAAGTCTCCCTGAAATAGAAATATCTAGCACACTCCCAATCAGAGGAGACGTTGTATTACTTGCCAAATTGATTAACGGAGAAGCACCCTACGAGCCTTATGAAGGGCAGTTAGCAGTAGCTTCAGTCGTAGTCAATAGAATGGCATACTTGGGAAAAGATCTAGCCACAGTTGTCTTCCAAAGAGGCCAGTTTGATGGAGTACGATCAAAGAGATTCAAGACCTGGACTAGAGAGCAGTACAGAATAGCGTACAAAGCACTAGTTGGAGGTCAGACAAACATTCCTGAATCAGTACTATTCTTTCACAATAAGAAGACAAGTACAGACAAAGGATGGGTGAGGACGTTACGAAAGTATGAATGGAGACAGATTGGTGGACATATGTTTTGCCATTCAAAATATCTAATCAAACGTAAATTGATACGAGTATGAATACTACATTTGAAAAGCTTAAACCAGACCAGCAAAGAGTTGCATTAGCACTACTTGAACTTGAAAATCAAGAAGGTACTAAGTTTAGAGCTAGGTATGAAGCTGAAAATCTTACTACAGGAGAGAAGTTTCATGGTACAGGTGAGTTTATTCTTCCTGCATCATTGGAGACTGACAATACATTTGAGTACAGATCGAATCGTTGTTACTATGTGATTCCTAAACAAGAAATACAATGGGTTAAATAGCCTGTAATGAGAGATAATCGTACAAAGAACAAACCTGCGCCTCAACCTCCACCTAAACCTGTACGAAAAGAACTTCCGCCAGATGTTAAAAGAGCATTGGATGAGGTTGAGCGTGAGGTTAAGAAAGAGAAACAACGATGAGATGTAAAGCTCTTATTGACGGAACTTGGGAAGTCTGTCGTACACTTGGTCACAGCCAATTGAATGGTAAGACTTACTACACTGTGAAGTGGGGAAAGATTGTAATTACACTTGATTCTTCTAAAATTAAGTTCAAATGAACGAATACATTATACGCTACAAGCAAGGTGATGAAACCAAGTCCATCTCAATCATAGCTAAGACTCCAATAGATGCTAAATCAATCTTTGCGTCGTCTAATAAAGCTGAGATTTTGGCTTGTACTAAAGTTGTGAGGCAACGATGATTTACTTTATTGGTAATCAATTGTTCTCGGAATTTCCTACTTGTACAATTGAAGAGTGCTGTGATTATCTTGTAACACAGGAAGTTATAGGAATAGATATTGAAACGAGTAGGAAATTCCCTAAGAGAACATATCCTGAAGAAGTATACACTCCTGGTTTAGATCCTTACGTGTCTCGTGTAGTGATGCTTCAGATAGGAACATTAGAAAGACAATACGTTATAGATACAAGAGTAGTTGACATTAGTAAATTGAAATCTATTATAGAGTCAGATAAGATAGTTAAAGTAGGTCACAATCTCCAATTTGAGTACAAGCATATCCTTCACAACTTTGGTTTTAAGCTTGCAAATATCTGGGACACCTTTATTTGTGAGAAAGTATTATACAATGGCCTGAAGTTGTCGTATAGTCTTGAGTCATTGGCTAAAAGGTATCTCGGCCTTGAATCAGTTGAGAGTATTGATCTATTCAACTCTGACACTGAAGATGAAGAGATAAGTAAAGCTTACATTAATAAATCAACTAGACTTGGGTTTATCAACATTGGTGACAATCCTTTCTCCAAGACTCAGATTGAGTATGGTGTTGATGACGTTATCTTCCCTCTTAAGATCAAAGCTATTCAAGAACAAGGTAGAGACAACTGGAATCCTAGGTTAGCCTTTAAGTTGGAAAATGCTACTGTACTTGCACTAGCTGACATGGCTTACAGAGGTATAGGATTTGACAAGGTTAAATGGCTTGAGTTACTGGAAATTCAGAAGCCAATGTATGTAAGTAGAAAAGAAATACTCAACAAATGGGTAGAAGAACATGAACCGTCATTCTGTAGAGGTAATGATCTTTTCTCCAATACTCCTACATGTGGTATAGAATGGCAATCTCCAACTCAGGTAGTGACTTTATTCAAAAAGCTAGGTATTTGTCCAAGAGAAAAATCAAAGTCCACAGGGAAGCTAGAATGGACTGTAGGAGCTAAGGAGTTACTGAAGACAATGACTATTGAATTGCAGGAAGCTTATACGTATGGAAAGGACAAACCCATTGAGACGTACGAAGACCTTAAGTTAGCGTATCTTCTTTTCAAGCGTAGTCAAATGCTCTGTACTACTTTTGGTAAAGATTGGCTTGACTATGTTCATCCTATTACTTATAGAGTGCATAGCAATTTCAATCAGTACATGCATTCGTCAAGGCTTAGTTCTAATAATCCAAACATACAGAACTTGCCACAAGGGAAGTATAGAGATGCTTTTGTATCAAGTAATGGATTTATTGCTTGTGACTACTCAGCTCAAGAGGTTAGAGTACTTGCTGATGTCTCTGATAATCAAGTAATGCAAGACTTCTTCATCAATGGTTCTGACTTATTTGGTGATGACTTTCATTCTTTCTCTGCTACAAACATGATGAGGGCAAAGACTGGGGATGATACACTGGTTGTAAGCAAGAAGACTCACAATAAGGAGAGGAACATCAGTAAAGCTCTTACCTTCTCACTTAGCTACGGTGGTTCAGCTCACAGTATTAAGTACAAGTTGAATCTTGATGAAGAGAATACTGAGTTATTTATCAAGTCATTCTTTGATGGCTTTCCTGGGTTACGAGAAGACTTTGAGAAGAGAAAGAACTTAGCTGTAAAACATGGTTACATTACACTTGATGCTGCTACTGACAGACGTTACTTCTTTCCTTATTTTGATGAGATGAAACAAGCAAGAGAAATAGCTGTATGGTGTGAAAAAGGATCACCAGAGGCTAAGGAAGCTTGGAAGAAATACTTCACATTAAGAGGTAAGCTTGAAAGACGAGCATTGAACTATCCAATACAAGGATTGTCTGCTGGTATGAGTAAACTAGCTTTAGTACTAGCCTATCAAAAAGGTATTCAACTTACTTCTTGCATTCACGATGAGATTTGTTGTGAGGGACATGAGGCTGAGTCTAAGATACTTGAAGAGTGTATGGTTGAAGCTGGGCAATTCTTTTGTAAGAAAGTACCTATGGCAGCAGAAGCAGCTATTGGTGATTGTTGGATACATTGATCATTTTACAGCATTTTGCTTATAATAATAAACATTATGGAAATAGGAACTCAAGTTTGCATTCACAATGTCTACGAAGGTTACCCCTATGTGGCTACACCTTGTGTAGGTATAATTACTTGTGAAGACCCTTTAATGGTAGAATTGGAAGATGGTGAGAGAATACCTGTGAACGAACAGTATTTGACTGAAGTAACTGACCAAATAGAATACTAATGGAAAACAATATCTCTTTAAAAGACTTTAAGGATTTGTGGGAGCAATTAGATGACTACAAAAAAGTAGAGTATTTGATGCAGGCATTAACTGATTCTTGTCGCTACTATCCTGAATTCATATCTCCTTTTGAAATTCTGGCTTGGAAACTTGATCTCAACATCAATCCAGAAGATCAGGAAGTAGCTAAATATATTAACTAATGAAAGACAACTACGGAAATAACTTTCCACATGATCTCTATCCAATTTTACAAGACACTGACACTTGGTGTTACATCTTACAACCAAAATGATAACACGAATAACTAAATTAGATGGTTTTAACGCTGTACTAATGGGTAGAGACTTGGCTGGAGTATTTGAAGAAGGGCATGTCTACTCAGCAGTGAAGATTCTTGATCAGATCATTATAACTGATCTTGGTAAACATGCTAAAATGGAAATGTTTAAAGGACAAAGCCTTAACGGTATAGCTATGGACGGCTCATATTGCCTTACTGAAGAAGAATATCAAAAGCAGTTAGACCGATGACTGAAGAAGAATACTTAGAGTCTGCTGACAAATGCCCTTACTGTGAGTCTAAGCACATAACAGCCTACGAAACTATCAATAAGAATACTAAACTTACAAAGTACGTGAGGTGCTATAATTGTGAGAAAGAATGGTTAGAACATTACACATTAACTGGTATAACACTTGAAGATGGAATGGACGTATAATAATCAGCAAGTATGGACTTGTAATGACTTTACAATTATACAGATTCACGGGTTCTTTAAGTTGTATTACAACAAGATTTACATTAACTCGTACAATACGCTTCAGTTAGCTAAAGATGAAGCTAAAAATTATAAAAATGAACAAGATACAACAACTTATTTCTCAAGGTAAGACCAAGGAAGCACTTGAATCTTTACCTTTTAGCAATGAAGTTATTTTACTGACTTCAAGGTTTAACGATTTAGAAAAGAAAGTGAATGGAAATACTATTAGTAGTGAAAATGCAGGCATTCAACGTTCTCGTATCATAGAAGCAGTGCTCTCACTAGCAGGAATTGATGCAAGTACAGTACCATCTAAACCAACTCAAAGGTCAACTAAAGATTCATTGACTAAGATTATGTCTGACTACAGACGTTACAAGTCACTTCCTGATACTAAAGAAGGAAAGTACTACAGTAATGCTGAAAGTCTTCTCAAGTTAATTGAAACTCACGAAGCAAAGAAACAAGTAGAGCCTACTTACGATGTGTCTGGTAGAATGGAACGTACGCTTAATGCACAATATCAGGAGTTGATGGAAAGTCTTAAAGAAACCAAGTTGGATGACAAGGAAGACTTTGCAGCAGCTATCCAGATGAAATTGGGGGAAGACATTCCAGCTTGGAAAGACATTGAATCTGCTTACAAACTGTGTATAGGAAGAGGAATGAGTAACGCTCGTGTAGAAGCGGCTATCAAAGCTAAACCTTCTGACATACAAAGTAAGATTGAGTGTGCTGATGTAATTGAGAATTGGGTTGCAAGCTACTTGAAATGAAATGGACTGTATCCGTAGAGTTTAGTAGACCTAAAGCGTATCATCAGTTCTTTAGTTTACTTAACAGAGGCTTAATTAATGATACTGTGCTAATCAATCATAGTGCTACTTACATGATCATTGAGTTTGAAACTACTACTGCACCTGAAGAAGAGAAGATTAAGAATATGGGATCAGTTATTAACGTTAAAATTGTTGAGGTCAATGAGTAAAGGAGATAGAATAACACATGAAGGTGTCAAATGGGTAGTTTCTGAAGTAAGAGAAAGTACACTTATTATCAAGACCCTCAACATTTCTTGTCAACGTATTAAATAGATTGAAAAATGAGTAAACCACAATTAACACCATTTGCTAAAGGATTATTTGTCCTAATTGGATTTATTTTCCTTGCTAGTCTGTTTGCAATTGCAAAGTTTTTTATCACATATCTAGTAAGCTAAAATGAGTAGACCACTTGAAATTACACTTGGACAATATCTTAAAGACCCTAGTGAATGTCCTTACTGTGGTTCTGATGATATTTCAGGGTCAGAGTTTGATGCAATAGGTACTGCTGCTTACAGAGAAGTTGTATGCAAGACTTGTGATCATACTTGGGCTGAAGAATTTAAACTAATCAACATAATACTAAATGATGAATCACCAACAACTAATTGAAAGGTCACACAAGCAAGCTGTAGATAAGGGATTTTGGGAGCAACCTCTTACTGAATCTATGTCACTTGCACTTATTAATTCTGAAATCTATGAAGCTCTTGAAGCTTTTCGTAAAGTTCGAGTAAAGCCTGATTGGAATGATACTCAAGCAGTTAAAGACTCTTTTGAAGTAGAAATTGCTGATGCAGCAATTCGTGTTTACGATTGGGCTGGTGGTAATAATCTACAAGTTGCAGTTTTGAACAGTGTGAACTTTATGTTTGGAGTTGATGAAGGTTGTAACTTTCTCATGCTGAACAAGGAAGTTAACTTGGTTTTAGCAAACGAAGAAAAAGACATCGCACTTTCTAGTGTACTCACAGGACTTTATAGTTATGCTGTACATCACAAGTTTGATTTGCTATCCTACATCATGTGGAAGTTAGACTACAATCTTACGAGAGCTTACAAACATGGTAAACAATTCTAATTATGGGATTAGAACTAATTGAGTCTGAGAACTTTCCCATCTACAATGACGGTAGATTATTTGATTGGATAGATCATAGTTACTACATGACACTTGGAGATTACACTATCATGCACAGATTTGGTGATATGTGGGAAGTATTCTACAAGATGATTCAACCTGATAGTGAAAGATTGTCTACTGGCTCTAAGTACTTCTGTATGAAAGCAGTTGAACATGAAATCAGACAAAGTGAACAGTAGTCCTAAGAATATCATTTTCTTATCTCCTACAAGTAATCCGTCTGTATATGACATTAAGTTCAATGGACAGATCCATGGATGTGTTGTTAGAGATGTGGATGGCTTCTACAAGATTGTACTTACCGATACTGGAATGTGGGAAGAACATTCATTTCGTAGGATAGCTGATCTCACAAAAGAACTGAATACACCTTACGAGGAGGAACTGAACGTTTACTTTGATGGATTTTAGATGAAGACAAGTTTATAAACTTCTAAAACTAATTAGCATGAGCTGGTACATCATCGAATACACAATTAGACAAGTTTGGAAGAACAAGAAAGTTCAAGCTGACAATATTGATTCTGTAAGAAGTAAAGTACCAAAGTCAGCTAAAAATGTAAGGATATGGAAAACACTGTGAATTGGCCTAAACATCTTTACCTAAGCAAGTATGGTCATGTAGCCACTTATGAGATGGTAAAATCAAGAGAAGATCACAAGAAAGAATACTCTCTGATTAAATGGGATGACAACTATCTCTGCGATAATTGGTTTTATGTATCTTCTGAGGACTTAGATTGCTTAGATAGTTTGAAACTGTATTTACATGAGAAAGAAGCTATTGCAATTGCTCGTGAATATTTAGAACTACGAAAAATGTACTTAGATGAGCTGGTCTGAAAATATTGATTTATGAAAACTACATTACTTATAGTGACTTGGTTTGCAAGTGTGTTTTCACTAGGCTTTGCACTAAGACTCTTTCAAAAGTTTGACGAGTTATCAAAGGATGAGATTCTGTATCTCTCTGCCAACTCTGTTTCATTCATAATTCTAATTACTTTACTGATAAAGAACTTAGTCAAACATGATACAGGATCAGATACAAAATGAGGCTGTAGATGCCTGGGAGAAAGCTGGCTACGTTGGAACACTCAACTTGGGTGTAGGAGCTGGAAAGACTTTCTGCTTCTTCAAGAGTCTCTACAGGCTTCAGGATGCAGGTTTATTAACTAGTGAAGACTTGGTTGTATTTAAAGCTGAAAGGTCAAATAGATGGCAGAATACTGTAATACCAGAAGCAGATAAGTTTGAATCTATCTTTGGAATGAATCCAGTTAAGGACTTCAAGATTGAATTCACAACCTATCAAGCTAACTCTGATAAATCAGGTGTGTTTGAATGCTATGACGAATGCCACGACGCAGCTACAAATAGCAGATTAAGTCAGATAAGTGAGTCAATTGCAAAGTACAAACTTGGACTTACTGGTACTCCCAACGAGAATCTGTATGTTTATCCAGATAAAGCAGTTCCTAAGCTTCACATGACTCAAGAACAAATAGACAATAAGCAGATTACATTTCAAACGACCAAGGGGGACTTACTGAAGATGTTTTGTCCTATAGTCTACACCAAGACAGAAGATGAGCTGATTGACTTAGAAGTACTTTCTCCGTTTGAGACTGTAATTATCTACCACAACTTAGATAACACTAACAAGAACTGTGCTATTACAGCTACTTGGACAACCACTGAGAAAGATTGGTGGGACAAGAGAAAAGCTTACTCGAATAAGTTATTTGCACAAGGATTCAGTATTGACAACCCTGCCGATAAGACTAGAAAGGGATTAATCTATCAGGCTAGTCAGATCATCAAAGTGCATATGCCTAAGTTCTTGTACAAGCTCAAGTCCAAAGTACCTGTAGTTAAACAGATTCTTGATCTCATCGACACTCCTACAATTCTCTTCTCAGTTGAGAAAGAACTACTGTGGGAATTAACTCCTAATGTAGTTGATGACAAGAAAGATGCAGTACGTCTAGTTTCACAGTTCAATGCTGGTGAGATTGATGTAATAGCTACTTCTAAAGCACTACAGCAAGGTGTCACTCTCAAAGGTCTACAAAATATCATTCTAGTTACTTTTCAATCAAGTTCTGGTCAACTCATACAAACGATAGGTAGAGTCATCAGACGTGTTGAAGGGAAGGTAGGAAGAGTGTATATTATTGTAGCTCGTGACACTTACGAGGAAAAGTGGCTGGTAGAGATGCAAAAGGTGAAAGACTCGAAAGGTAGAAAGACTAGGAAAGTTAACTTGAATGTAGTAGCTGAAGTTGAGAGTAATTTAATAACTAAGGAAAATTTAAGATTATGAAAATCAATTACCTGTGGTGTTTTCTAATAACATTGATGGGGCAAACTATTATAGTCAAACTGTTATTTGGTTATTGGATTCCAGATACAATAAAAGGAATGGTCATTAGACTTGTACTCTGTATTCTAATTACTCCTTTATTTTACAAACTGTTCAGTACCAAATTATGAAACAAATACATTGGCAAGCTATGGTTCACGGAGTATTGTTCTTGTACCTACTTTTTAACCTCTTCACTCAAGAATATAATTGGCACAGGAATGCAGTTTTACTAACGTTTCTTGTTGGTTACACGGCACTAGCTGTAGTATATCACCTTGATAAAAATGGTAAGTTATGAGTTACTTTGACAGAGAGTTACCTACGGAACCTCTTTACTTTATCTTGACATCTACTCAAGATGGATGGGATTGTGTAAGAGGTTTGTATCAAGCCAACTCAGAGGAATCAGTAAGAGCAGCTATTGAAGAAGAATGGTTAGAATATACCAATGATCCTGAAAAAGCTGAATCTGATAGAGAACAGTTTTGGGACAAGTATGTTTTAACTAAAAGGCGTTTAGTTATTATTGAATCCTAATTAAGCATTTCTGAACCCCTCTAAATACATTATATGCTAATTAATCCGTGTTACATTGAAGGTCTTACCGAAAGTGAAAGTAAGATCAAAAAGTTAGTCCTCTTTTGTATAGAGGAAGGAATAAACATCTCAGAACTCTTAACTGATGAGTCTGGAGTTGTTGTGACGAAAGCAGAGTACGACCACGTAATAGAAAAACTGATTGTTGAAGACTATAAGAATGGACTATTAACGACAAACTACAAGCAAGAAGGATCAAGACTAGTATTAACAAAGCCACTGTTTATTCAAAATCAAGTAGAAGGTGAACTAAGCAGAGTACGAGATTACTTTACAAGTTCATTCTCAGGACAAGTAGGTAAAGCTGGTGATCCAATTACTTCTCTTGCTAAGTTGAAGCTTTTTATGGAAAACAATGGTATTACGTTAGAACAAGCAGAGGAAGCAGCTAAGGTTTACATTGAGAGTTGTGCTGAGAATGGTAGATTCATCAAGGACTTTAATAACTTCATTGAGGATCAGAATGGTTCTACACTACGAACATTTGTAGAAGAGATTGCATCACGTAAGAATACTAAGTATGACCTTTCGCGGTTTATATGATCGAATCATTACTAACCAAGAAGCAATTAAGCAAGGAGATGTAAACTTTCTTCCTTTGTACTATGCATTCCCTTCTTTACGAAACTCATTTCCAGGATTCATTAAAGGCGACCACGGAATTCTCAGCGGATCAACCGGAGTCGGAAAATCAAAGCTTGCTCACTTTCTCCTTAATACACTTACTAATCTCAGGAGAATAAAACCCAAGCTAAAGATTTCGATTATATTTAATACTCTGGAAGAAGCTGAAGAGAAGTTCAAGTCTAATTATCTTATTGAATACTTGAGTGAGTTTGAAGAGCATGTATCTTATTACCAGCTTCTTGGCTACTCAGAAACACTACTTACACCACGTCAATTAGAATTGGTTAAGGAAGCTACAGATTTTTATGAGATTGAGATAGAACCTAATCTTACTCTAGTCACTGAGTCTGATGCTACTAAGTTCTTTAATCTAGTAGTGTCAGAAATGAGTAAGTATGGTAGTTTACAAATGATGGAGATTGATGGGAAGAAAGAAGAAGTATTTATCTATGACGACCCTAATCAATTTGTAATTGTAGTATCTGATCACATAGGTTGTTACAGGCCGAGAAGAGGAACTACCCTTTACGATACTCTTCAAGAGTTTTGCATCACTCAATCTCGTGTTATTCTTGGTTTAAAGTATGGTTGTATTAACTTTTTGATTCAACAGCAAGTAAAAGCTAAAGATCAAATAGAAGCCAACATTAAACCTAAGACGTTTATTGAGAAAGTTAAACCTTCTATTGATGGTCTTGCTTTGTACAAAAACTCTGCTGATGACGCTACTTTTGTGATAGGGATATTTGACCCTCACAAGTGGAAAGAACACATTGCAGGAGGAGTGTACAATGGTATCAATCTTAATGAAGTGGAACAACGTAAACAACGCATTAGATCACTTTGCTTTCTAAAGACACGAGAAGGTGTACTGGAAGATAGAGAATTGGTAGTTGGGTTTGATGGTGCAGTCAATCAATTTTATGAATTAAATCGTTTTTAGAATGATTCACATAGTAACAATTAAAGACAAGATCCAATTGTATAAGGGTGAAGAACCTGCGAATTCAATTGAACTTATTGAAATTGAGGAGTTTGGATTTCAGTTAGTAGCACAGAAAGATCTATACCAAGTTGGTGATCTAGTCATATTCATTGAACCAGACTACAATCTTCCAGACGATGTGCCTCTATTTGAATCCTATACTAAACCTTTTGGCGACCCCAAAAAGTCTAAGTTAGGCTCTCATAATAGAATCAGAGCAATCAAATTTAATCTACATCGTGGTGATGGTTTACCTGTTTACTCCAATGGTATTCTACTTCCTTATGATGAGGCTATGTCAGTACTTCGAGTACGCAAGTGGGGAAGTTTAGAAGAAGCCGCCAAACAAATTGGTCTTTACAAGTACGAAGCTCCTGAACGAACCAAAGGTAATACAGGTCAAGCTGGTGCTTCTCGTGAGTTTCCAGAAGGATTGTACCGAACTGATGAACCAAACATTAACAAGATTACTCTTCCTTTTCCTATACAACTAATTGGTCAGGTCAAGTGTGACGGCAGCTCAATTTCTCTGTATTTTAAAGATGGTAAAGCTGGAATCTGCTCCCGTAACCTTGAGAAGCCTCTGAAGTACTTTAAGAAGACTGGATTTGATAAGTCTTGGAAAGCATGGTTCTGGTCATTGTTTGGTTATGACAGAGCTACTTACACTGAGATTGAATCTGAATCTGAGTTTGTCAAGGTTGGTAAGCCTTATTTGGAGAAGCTTGTAGCCTACTGCACTGAAAGAAACATATCCATAGCTCTTCGTGGTGAATTAGTCGGTCAAGGAGCTAGCAATGGTTCTGGAAACAAGAATAATCCACATGCTAGGATTGAACCAACTATTTACTTCTTTGGTGCTGACTGGTACTTTGATAAGGCTGAGAGAATGTCTCATATGGAGTACATAGAACTTGTAGCGGCTCTTGGTTTCCAACATCCTACTATTGTATTCAATCAGACATTTGAAAGCCGTGAAGAGCTTCTGAAGACTTGTGAAGAATACTTTACTAGCAATATGATTGAAGGAATTGTAGTTAGAAGTTTGGATGGTAAGTATTCAAGTAAAATCATGTCCCTGAGCTATGATGCTCGTAAATAAATTGTAATATGATTGAAACATCAGAACAGACTAACAACGTTTGGTCTAAGATTTTTAAAGTACAAGAGAAAGAATTGTCTGTAGTTAAAACTGCTGCCAATGCTGCGTTCAAGCAGAATGGTAAAGTTAGTAAGTATGCAGATCTCAATTCTATTCTTAGCGTAGTAATTCCAGTACTCAATGAAGTTAAACTTGTAACAGGTTTTATGCTTACAGGTGATGGATTGATCATGCAAGTAACAGATGTAGAATCAGGAGAATGGATTAGGTTTACATGTCAGCTTAATCTGACTGGGCAAACAGCCCAACAGATTGGTTCGCAAATCACTTATTATCGTCGTTACATGTTCAACAGCTTGTTCAACTTTCAAGCAGAGGACGATGATGGGAATGCTACTAGCGGAGTATCAGTCGTTACCACTTACGAAGCTCCTAAAGCTAGTCCTGTAAGTGCTACAACAAAACCTAATCTTGTAGGTGGGAGTAAAGAGGCAGAAGCATTGAAACAACAGTATACTAAAGGTGAACTTACTCAATGGTCACAAATTACTGACAAGTACACTGTTTCCGATCAAGTCAAATTAGCTATTAAGGCAACTATGCCAAACCTTAAATAATTACTAAATGTCATTACTGGATCAACTGATGGCCTTGCCTCCACGAGAGAGCAAAAGAGCCACTAAAGAAGTGTCTGCTTGGGTGAAAATTATTCCAAGTACTAACCCACGTAAACCTAAAGTTAAGTTAAGTAGCAAGACAGTAGAGTTAATTGCAAGTGAAAACTCGTACATTTTATTCCGAGAATTAGAAGGGACTTTGTACATTACAACCCCATCTCCATACTCTGCTGAATGTGCTCCAAATAAGACGTACGACACTAGAATTGGAACTACAGGTCTTGAAATTACGAAAGCTGTTATTGAGACTTTTCAAACAGACCTTTCTGGATTTCATGGGGAGTATCTTTTAGAGCTTGTAGCAGAAGGAGAAAGAGCTACAGAATCAGGAACAAACGTTTTAATCAAAACATTCAAATTAGTTATCAATGGCAATTCCAACGAATCAACCACAGTACCAACCGAAACAGCTGCGGACGGGCTACCACACAATGAGAGTGAAATCAATGGAGATCAATCAGGAGTATCAGAACTTGTCGATTCTCTTGGAGGAAGTGACGGGGAAGACCTCGTGCTACTTGAAGATTCCATTTTCTAATGAGCTTGTAGAGACTCCAAATGGTAACTTTGAATGGATTGCTACTGTGCAACCTGCTGACAAAAGAAAGACAATCTTTGAAGCCATGTGGGCTAAAGAAGACAATCTTATTCGTCAAGGTGAAGATGGTCAGATTTGGGGAATGACAGAGGATAAGTTGCCTCGTAAGGCGCGTAAAGGTGAGCGTCAATACTATGAGTTTCTTCATACACTCATCTCAAGCAAGAAGTACTACACTATTGAGAAGCTGTTTACAGAGTCAAATGATGGAACTTCCTTTAATGATCTCTTGAATGGTACATTGGACATTCCTGCATTGATGATAGTATTTGCAAAGCTTGGAGAGTACAAAGGAGTAAAGACTGGTGATGAATGGAATGACGTTCTACAACCAGAGTCTGAGTGGGAAGCAACTATTGACGTATTGTTGACTGTTACTGAGAAAGATGGTAAGTACACACAAACTAGCTTGGCTGACAAATTCCTTCGTACTGGTTATACTCAAGGTATTACCTACATGGAAAAGCAAGATGCTAAACGTCCATTTGTGCGTGACTTTGAAGGTAATACTCGTAAGGTTCATTATACCATTCATCCACAGGACTTTTCTGACATTCCATTCTAGTATAACCTAAATCCTGCCAAATGCTACCTCAAACTTCAATAGACTTTAAATGTACTGACCAATTAAGCTTGTGGAGAAATGTACTGAACATGCCTCTACTTGAGATTGGTCAGAAGTTTTGTAATCCATTAAGGGTAGACAGGCGACCGGGTTGTAGAATATATGAATGGAATGGATGGTTATATCTACAAGACTATGGGCATCCTATGTTTCATGGGAAGACTGTATTCAAGATAGCTAAATATACAGGCTTTAAAATTGGTAAATTTTTAAGTCATTCAGATTTTTCAAGTCTGAAAGAAACCAAATTACAGTACGATACACAGAGTCCTATTACTTATCCAACTAAAGAGCCGTTCAAGCTCAACTACTTTCCCAAAGAGTTTACAGCAGTAGACAAGGTTTATTGGGAACAGTACGGGATAAGTACAGCTCAGTTAAAATCTGAAAAGATTGACTCTGTGTATCAGTACTCTTATAGGTCTACAGAAGTGTATCCAGCAGACTTGACTTATGCAATTAACGTTGCAGACAGAGTTAAGATATACAGACCTTTTAACGAATTTAGATTCTTGGCTGACTTTACAGGTAATGAAATAGGTGGGATGACAGCGTTAGTGTCCGAACCAGTCTTTACCAAGTCAGCTAAGGATTATATGGTACTTTGTAATTTAGGATACAGTAGTAGATACATTCATTCAGAATCAGTAAAGAATCCACCAATTGGTAAGTATCTTGTAGACAATGACGTTCCTGGTAAGAACTATGCGGCTTATCTCAACTCTATTGGGTGTGAAGCATTTGTATTACCAGATGGTTATCCTAAAGATATTTCTGATTGTGTTAAAGAGATTGGATATGATGAATCAAGAAGAGTACTCCAAGCTACTCTTGAAGCTGGTACAAACTAGATATGGAGGTTACAGTGAAAGAATGGCTTGTAGATTACTTTACAACAACAAGAGTCACTTAAGCTTTCTACAAGGAATAGTGAAGATAGATGAGAAGATATTCATAGGACTAGAAGGTTACAGTAGTTACACAGAAGGAATTCCAACTGGATTCTTTCACATAGAAGACATTCATTCAAACAGAGCAATGCTGGTAAAGCCTTGCTAAATAAATACAAACATGACTATTAAATTTATTGGTGGTGCCTCTGATGCAGAACGCATTATTGTTGATTATACTGAGCTTACATTGAAAGCTCTTCAAGGAGAATTATCTAATCGTGATTTGAATTTCACTGTAGACAGTTCTACTATTATCAATTACAGTTATAAGCACAGTGCTGGCCGTAACTACGGTGAATTGACTGAAGATACAGTTCTCAGCCTTGATCCTACATCTGTAGTTATGATCACACAGCAGCCAAGAGAGACTAAGGCTCGGGCTTACTCTACTGAGGAATTGGCTGAAGTAATTGCTGCGGCTAAGTCTGCATTGGTTAGTCAAGTTTACAAAGACTTGCGTACTGCTTGTCGTGAATTGAGCCAAGTATCTGCTGAAGTAAAAGCAGTTATTGGTAACTACACTCACTATCCTGTTTCTTTGCTTGTAGATGTAGTTGAGGAAGCCGTTAAACTTCTTTCTCCTGAAGTTGTTGAAGTTGGTGCAGATGATTTCCAAGCTATTATTACTCGCATTGAGGCTATTGAGGCTAAAGTTGATCGCATTCAACACATTGTAGAATCACTTGAAGTAGACGAGGAACTTACTGCTGAAGTAGCTTCAATCAAAGCTGACGTTGACTTTATCAACCAGCACTTCGATCTGAAGTAATTGTCTATTATTTATCTGTTTAGATGCCCTGACTTAGCAATAGGTTGGGGCATTTTAATTTACTGAAATGATAAACTGGACTAAAGATTCATGGGAAGATGTAAAGATGGTACTGGACGAGCTTGAGTATGATTACGTGTGTGACTTTGAGGGTAACTTGATCCTTCACTTTGAGGACTTTGACATTGTAGAAGAGACTAAGAAAAAAGTAGTAGACCATGTAGATCATATGTGGCTTAAGTTTGAGTTTGGAGGAGATAAAAGATACAATCTAAGTTTCTACCGCACTGATGTTTATGGAACTAAGAAGGCTTACACTCATCCTCATGTTAGTGAGTCAGGAGATCATTGTACTGGTGACTATGTACGAGGAGTTAGTTTATGTAGAGATCTACTCTATTATGCTAAGTACATCACACGGTACAATGAACCAAGTAGATATACAGCAATACCTGACACTGGTAAACTGAGTGTAGATGAAGATTCACTAAACAAACAACTCACTCCTACATTTTACATGGACATAACTCAAGGCTGTCCTGTACTTAGTAAAGTAGAGTTTGAAGGTGATATTAATAGTGTAATAAGTAACACTGAACTAAATAACCCTAAGACCTTCTTTTGGAAGAATAATCAATTCACACAATATTCAAAAGGTTCAAGAATCGAACACATTGATCTTAAAAAATACTTTAACTATGCTCAATTCTTTAAACATTATAGTGACGCAATCAGCACTGTTTCAGATGCTAACGTTGTGCCAGAAGTACAGTAATCTCGAATGGTCTGCTTATTGTCTACATGAGAAAAAAGGTAACCTATTCAATGAACAGATCATCGTTCATGGAGTTTACTTGATGGATATTGGTACAGCAGGTGCAACTGATTTCAAAGGTAATGCTGATGTAGCTACTTTGGTAGACTCATACCCTGAACTGGACAAACTAATCTTTGATAAAGGTTATCGAATTCTACAGTGTAAAGTGCATTCGCACCACTCAATGCCTTCGTATTTCTCCCAAGGTCAGACATCAGATCAGCAAGATTTAGAAGACAACGCTCAAGGACGTGACTTGTACGTATCTATTGTAGTCAATAATAAGATGGAACTGTATGCTCGTGCTTGTCGTTGGGTTAAGACTGCACCATTTACTAAGACTGTACAGGTGCTTGAGAAAGGTAAGTACCGTCCATTTTCCTACGAGGTAGCAGAAGGGTACGAGAAGATTGTACAAGACTGCAAGGTTGCTATCGACATGCAGAATCCTGAGTGGTTTACTAAACGTCTTACTGAAGTTAAACCTACTCCTAAAGTTCTTCCTCCTGTACAAGGTAATTGGGGAGATAAGCAAATTGGCTGGTACATGAATGGTGCTCCTAAGACACTTGCTCAACAGACTGAATTCAACTTTCACAATACAGATTATACAGAAAACGATGGTGACGGTTACTGTTTTGAAGACGAGCTGATCTTCTTGTTCAATCTACCTAAGAATTGTGTACCTGAAATGCACTTGCAAAAGAACAAGATTGACAAAGAGTACTTTCTGGAGAAGATTGCTGAGTATGGTACTAAAGCTGAAGAGGTATTCTTCAATCAATTGGCTGAATGGGTCATTGAGAATGATCTTCAAGAGACTCCATTCTTTAATCAGATAATTCAAATTACTGAACATGCTCAACACTGATATAACTAAACGATTCTCTGACTGCGCTTGGTTTAAACCAATGGACATAACAGTTGTTGGTTTAGGAGGTGTAGGACGTGGTGTGGCTGAGACTTTAGCTCTTGCTGGCCATACACTTACAGTTTGGGACGGAGACGTTGTAGAGGCTGTCAATGTAGGTGTACAGGGCTATCAATCTAAATTCATTGGTTGGAAGAAGACTGATGCGTTCAAGTTCCAGATGGCTGAATTTGTAGGTGATACTTCTGACATTAATTGCTATGGTAAGAAGTGGGGAGCTGCTAACGGTCTGGACAAGATTGTAATAGCAGCAGCAGATGATTGGAAAACACTTGAAGACATGTACAATCGTTGGAGAATTGACGATGGTGATCTATTCATCTCTCCTGGAATGCTTGCGGATATGTACAGTATTCAAGTGTACATGAAAGGAGATGGACGTGATTGGTTAGGAGGTTCTGATACAGAATCAGTTCCTTGTACAACTAAGAGTTCGATGTACATGGCTAAGTCAATCCACGGACGTGTAGTGAGTATTGTAAATAAATTCATCATCGACCCAACTCTAGTAGATGCAAACTATCGACATAACGGACTTTTGGATTGACAGACCTTATTGTGGTAGTACAAAAGACTTTAGTATCTTATCTGACAAGTGGTGTAGTTTGAACAACTGTACTATAGGTAACGGTAAAGCTTATTACTACAATGGTTTAGTTGACAAGCATCAATTGAAATGTATTGTCATTGATGATACCTTTTACTTTGACTTTTCAGCTAACTCTATTACTGATGTGATTAAGCAGCAGATATGGATACTGAAACATACGAAAGGAATAGAGTACAAGATTGAATTTGTATGCCTGTGGGAAATGTTTAAGTTACCTACTGTAGAACAGTTGAATGAGTTTGCTAAGATTAAGCAAGAGACTATTATTCCTCAATCTACAGTTAGACCAACTCAAGCTGAGTACGATACTGCTATTGAAGAAATGAGATTATCTACATATCTAGGTGAAGCTTCTCAGTTACGTAATATACATCTACCTTTTTCTGACTACATAGACTTGATGCGGTCAATGAGTCACACTCGGCTAAGTAATCAAGAGGTAATTCGTTATGCTACTATAATTCACAGCTATCACAATCCAGTAGTTGAGTCAGTTATTACAACTGAAGAGGTTAGAGAAATGATGACTGAACTACCTGTAGTCAACCAGGAACCTGATGAGCAGCAATACAGAGATGCTTTGGACGTTCTTATAGAGGTTAGTGGTATGGATGAATCTACAATTTTTCCAGAACTAGCAGAGGAGTTAAGTACTTATATCACAAGCATTAATCAACTAGTGGATGAAGATCAAGATATTAATTATCAAGATGTAACCCGTCATGCTACTATTGTTTACAATTACCACAGAAGTACACAGCCTATTTTAGCTGATGTAGATCATCCATTTTAATTATAATGGCACACAAGAATAAGATTGCAGGGTCGAAATGGAACTACGAGGTGATTAACTTCTTTGCTAAAGTATTCAACCTTGTACCTTTTGATAACAAGAACCACTCAGAGTTTAACATTAGCACGGCACAAGCAATGAGCAAGCCACTAGATGGTCAGGGGGTTGATGTTTATTTCAGCCCTTTATTACCTTCTTGGATGACTAACATCTACATTCAATGTAAGAAGACTCTGATCCAGACTAAGACAACTTACACTATTGACATCAAGGCTTTACTGGATATGAAAGTAAATAAAGGAGTTAATCTTCTCTTTACTAAAGTTACCAAGCGAGAGTTGACTAAGAAAGGATTAGTTAGTAAGAAAGAGTCTGTGGTTTGTAACTTGGTTACGATGGAGATGAATACTTTTCAAGTATTCTTGGAAGCTTACAAGCAAATTAATTACCTAAATGAATCTGTAGTTTCAATTGATGAGATTACTAATGAGTTTGAAATGAAATGATATGCAGGACATGAGTAATTTAGAACACGCAGTACGATATAATGAAGGTAAGGTAGATTGGACTTACTTACCTTGGGATAATGAGTTACTTTGGTGGTTGAATGAACAGTTTACTGATCCTGTAATTACCAACAAAGATGATCAACGAAGAAAGTTGGTTTCAATGCTTATTGGGAAAGACATTCACGAAGTTCTATTCTACTCTTTAGCTCTCACTGAAGATACTAATGTACCATACAAAGCAATGAGCATTAATTTACCCTGGAACGCATTACAAGACGTTTGTAGAGTATTAGCTTTTGGTGCTGAAAAATATGCTAGGGATAATTTTAAAATAGCTCCTGGTCTTCCACTTGAAGGTTACATTCAATCTATGTGGAGACACTTGATTGAGTACTTGAAAGGTAATCCAGTGGATGACGAATCGAAACTGTCACATTTGAGCCATCTAGCTTGTAACTGTTTTATGTATTTATGGACGCAGAAAGAATACCATACCAAATGAACGTAATAGAGAAAACAAAAGCATACAGACAATCACAAAGCCTTAATCAATCTAAACTTAATCAGATTAGAACTGGTTTTAAGAAAGTGAATGTCAATGATGGAATGACACTAGGTAACATACTTGAGGTGGAAATGTGCTATCCAGAGTTGTTTGACCAACTGTTTGTGATTGGCAAAGTTCCAAAGGGGAAAGCTGCTGACATTATCAAGGAGTTAGTTGAAGATGGTATTAGCTTAGACGAAATGACGGATGAGCAGATTAAAGAGTACTGTGTTGACTTCCATGAGAATAGATCAGTTGATTCACGTCACGGAGAACTACTCAAGCTACGTCAATACTATGAAGACTTAACTGGTAACTCTGGAAAGACTCTAGTTGATAAGAAGTCAGTAGACATTGTACGTAAGAAGTTGTCAACTGTAGACCACAGATTCATCACAGAAGGAGCAGTGTTTCAAGAGTGGATTGAATTTGAATTCATGGGGGAGCAATGTAAGGCTTTGCTGGATGTAGTGAACTATCAGTGGTTTGACATCAAGAGTACTACTAAGAGTTTGCTTGATTGGCCTAAGTCTATTGATGATTTTGGCTATGACGTTCAGGCTGTATGGTATGATATGGCTATTAAAACCGTGTATCCTAACATTGAGTTTGGTGGATACTATGTAGTTCCTGTACTTACTCCTGAACCTGCTAAACTATTCAAGTGGGACATTACTGAAGCTGAATCTAAAGTGATTGATCTTGTGAATCTGTACAAGTGGCATCGTGACAATAATGTGTGGTATGCTAAGGAGTTGTATGACAATGACATTATTAACCTTACTAAAACTAATTGGGGATGGCGAATATAAAATACAAACTCGTAATTGAAGCAGATACAAATGATGCTGATTACGTAACGGAGATTACAGATATTGATAAAGAAGATCTGGATAGTTTTCGTCCAATTATTGAAGCAATTAAAAACTGTAAGAATGAATACAATTGGGAATGTGATCATTCAGATAGTCCTACATTAGAAGAGTTATACCCTGACTTTATAGATACAGACGCATTTAATTACTTCCAAGATTGTGTTCCTTCTTGGGAAAATGGAGTTCATTCTATCAATTCAATTACTGTTTATCACGTTGTAAAGGAAGAAGAGCTTCTATGAATAAGACACAGAAATACTTAGTAAGATCACTCTTACTACTGGACACACCTGACAATGTGAGAAAGTTCTTGACTGAGAATGTAACTTACGGAGCAATGCACGAGGATCGTGAAGGCTTATTCTTGTGCTACAATTTCAGACAGATAGACAACTCAATTCAAATACTAGATCATGCTAAGAGTCGTCCGTACTTTATAGCAGAATACTTAGTTGGCGATCCCCTTTATGGTGAGTTCCACATGGTACAGTTACGTCCTCCAATGAAAGTTTATCGTAAGTTCTTGATGTCTAAGTTCAGCTCAATGTACACGGCTAAAGAACTTGACATTGTAGCAGCAAATAAGAATCAGAAACAATGGTTTGTGTTGAGAAAGCATGAGAAGTTAGTTCAAGAAGACGCTAAGAAGTATGGAGTTGACCCTAGCTTGTTGGAAGAGTTGGATAGTAACATTGATCCGAAAGAGGAATTCTTTGAATATCCAATCATTGATCCTTTGGAATTTAAACAACGACAACATGAAAGCAAGTAATGCATACAATAAACTAGCAGAAGCTTTTCACACAAATCCTATGTCTGTATGGAGCAATACTAGATCAAAAGTAGATGAAACTAAAACGTTGACTGAAATGTTCAACTCTTGGTTAAATTTACTTGAGTCTTATCCAGACATGAGAATTGGAAGTATGATTAGATACAACATCAATCGTGACTTCAACTGCCTCTGAACCATTCAGACTCCCACGGCAAATATTGAAAGAAGAACCTATGGATAGTGAGACTCTTCGCATAATGCAGGATAGATTACACGAATGTATCACCTCATCAAGACATCTCATTATTTCAGAAGGTCATAAGAACATCCATCTTGTTGGTGTGAAGTTTCAAGAGTTGTGGAAAGTTGGTGACGATTATGTTTATTACGTCGAGTGTGGTTTTCTTGTAATTGAAGTCTATAGTGAAATGTTTGTAGTGGAAGCTAAGAATGGCTATCTTATTGATGAGTACACTAAGTTTGGATCAATCTCTGCAATGGAGTTGATTAGTAAGGTGCAGGAAGCTGACATCTTTGAAGACTTCTCTATCGCTTACAAGAGAATGAGAGGCGTTTAAAATTTAAAACTATGATGGCAATACCAAGACAAGATGGAGAGTTCTCTTTCTACGCTATTCAACACCTCTGGATCGGAAAAGAAGATATTGAACGTAATTGGGTATTCTCCACTGAAAATGAACGTTATTTCACTGGTGCAGAACTATGCTGGCAAGAAACTGGAAATAGTGGAACTTATGATCTTAGAAAAGCTTTACTTGCAATAGAAAAAGCTGCATCAAGAGATGAGCACAATCGTAAGTTCAGGCTTGTACAAATACTTACAACTCGCAAAACTGTAGTGATATGAAAGTAGAAACTTTAACAGCAATTTTTGAAATGTTCTTTGGTGAACTGCAATATGAAATAATTAATGATGAGTTTAAAACTAAGCTGTACTCTATTGAATTCACTGTTAAGAATGTAGTAGAGTACAGTAAAAGTAACAATCATATTGAAGTGTATTCTGTTGACCTTGAAATGGATGAATTGTATTGTTCAATTATAGAAGGTTCACCACAAGACATTATTAAACTAAGTAAAATACTACAATGAAATACACAATAGATCGACAGACTTGGAGACGTGGTGGTGATTCAAAGGAATCTAATGATAAGTTTGGATATACGTACCTGTTGAACCCTAAAGGTTTTATGTGTTGTCTAGGTCAATGCTTACTTCAAGAAGGAATTAGTAAAGATAGACTATTGAGTATTGAAATTCCTCAAGATGTTGATCTCAATAGTAGTTTTGTAAGAAGAAGTTTTGAAGGTTTTCTTGATACAAGTCTATCTATTAAGGCAATGGCAGTCAATGATGATCCAAGCTATAGTGATAAAGCACGAGAGGAGGAATTGACTAAGCTGTTCAAGCAAAACAATTTAGAACTAGAATTCATAAACTAAATAAGATGAACATAACAACTTACTTCACAGGATGGCTAACAGCTAAGACACTTAAAACTGTAGCTCCAATAGCCTTTATAATGTTTCTACTGTATCAATGTAATAGAGGATGTGGTAATGAACCTCAACCTGTAAGTTCTACATTTGACTACACTGCTATTGCTACTAGTTTTAATAGAATAGACACTATTCCCGTAGACTCTGTGGCAGCCATAGAAGACTTACGTGAAATCTTACCAAGTGAGATGATTGAGTTTGCCAAAGACCACAGCTCACTGTTTGCTAAGTATCTCAGTAACAAATACATTGTCAGTAATGGATATGTAGAAAAGATTGATTCAGTTGAATAAATTTAGAAAATGGGATTAGAAGGACTGTTTAATAGTATAATCCCCATGTCTGTACTTTTTGGTTTCATAATTATCCTTGTGATAGCTATGAGATCTAAGTCAGATGGGAAAGCGTTGATAGAAACGTTTAAGAAAAAGAGATTCCTGGGTATTGAAATATCTCAAGGAGCATTAGGATTGTCTGAAGGAATGATGGCTGCTGCAATTAGCGTAGAGCTATTTGCACTTCCTTATGGAGTTAGATTGACTGGTCACGTAGCATTGATCTTAGTGTCTGCATTCTCTGGGTTTCAGATTGGAGATCAGATTAAAGAAGCTAAGAAGGCTATTGAACTAGGTGAGGATGTAGTTGCTGAATGTGCAGATGCTGTGCTGTCAGTAGCCTTGACTATTCTTCCTGCGTTTGCTAACGTGGCATACATAGCTACATCACTGAAAGGATTTAGAGATGTTGAATACTTCTTTACTTTTCAATTGGGTAGGATTAAGTCTGGAATGATTCACATTACTTGCTGGATATTTCTTATCCATGTTATTGTAGTGTTTTACCTTGCGACGGCGAGCACACGTAAAAAGAAAGATGATCCTGGAGGTGTGACTGACCCTTTAGCTCAAGCGTCTGACTCTGATACAGATGACGACGCAGGCATTGACGATGACACTGACAACAATGATTCTGGATTGATTACAACTCTTCCAGTACCAGTTACATTCGATCCTGAAAAAGTTGATGTGGAGAACTATTTAGTGGAGAACTTTCAAGTAGATAGACAGAGATTACACCACAGACTTTTAGTGAATCCTACATTCAAAAGATCAATAGGCAGTCTAGTTACAGAAGCATTGACTTTTAGAGAAGAGTGGGAGAATGCAAAGGCGGGTATTTCAGAAGCTATGCGGAAGATTGAGACTAATGAGAAGAGGATTCGTACTATTGAGGCTAACACGTATGGATTTGATGCTGACAATCCTGGTCGTATATATCCTGTTCTTGCTAGGGAAGTTAAAGACTTGAAAGAGTTGAATAAACATGCACAGAAGGAAGCTAACTTAGCTGAAACTAACTACAATTCTGTTCTTGATGAAATCAATAATGAATTATCTGTAGTATGAAAGAACTATTTGAAAAAGAAGGACAATCTATCTTTTGCTTTAAACCAGGAGATGTGATTATTAGGTTGAAACCTGTGTACAAAGTAGTTCACAATGAGAATTTAGGTATCTCAATGAGAACTGAAGAAGTACAATTTCGTGGATACGAAGAACCTATGACCTTATTAGCAATCGAGAATAATCAAATTTATCTCAGGTATGCATCTAATCAAAGCTGTCTTAAAGGTATGTTGAGTGTAGCTTCAATTGATCAATACAGCGAAGATTGGGGCTTATTTGTACTTCCTAAAGGTATTACAATAGAGGATTTATGAAAGACTCATTTCCATTTAAAATCTATACCAGTGATGGACTAATCATCTCAGAATGTTCAACTATGTTTGAGGCAATTGCTAGAGCTACAAAGTTGAAATGTAGTTGGGCAAGAGATTCTGGTAAACAAGTAGGGCAGTTAATTTAGAAGGATGAAGGAGAGGTCAGATCCCCTCCACCCTCTTCTCCAGACCTTCTACCAAACCGGAGAGGAATGATTTTTGAAGGCTTAGTCTATTCAGGCGAGTCTCTAATTGTTTCTCTTCGGATAATTCTCCATTCAACTCACTTGTTATCCTACTAATTCTAATTCGTACCTCTTTGAGTTCCTGCTTACATTCTTTAATGAGGTCTGCATGTTCTTTTAGCTTATCCTCATTGAGTTCAATCAACTCTGTCAAATTATCCATTCAATTCAATATTTAATTGTCGATCTCTTACTACAAATCTGTTAGTAATTGGTAATCTATTAATGAAACTATTCAAGTTGTATTGGTATGGTACAGTGATAGCTAGGTTAGAGAATTGTAGTTCTACAGTAAACCCATTAGCTGCAAGTACGTTAGCAAGTCTTGAAAGCTTTATCATGTCATTAGTTAAGGTTACATATTTCATCTCCAGATTGCGTCTAAGACCATGTTTGTAAATGTGATAAACATCTTCTTGAGAAGAATGAAACAAAGATAGCCTACAACAATGACAACTCCTAAAATGATTATTAACTTTTTCATTCATCAAAGGTAGTTCATTCTATCTAATTGCACAACATGAATTTTGCAAAAACAATTAAGCATCTACGCGATAACGCAAAGATGACTCAACAAGAGCTTGCAACTCTCAGTAACTTCAAATCTTCAGTAAGCATTAGTCAATTTGAGAAGGGTAATGCTATTCCAAGGTTTGATGCTATTTGTAGAATCTGCATGGCTCTGAACATCTCTTCACTTGAATTCTACTTGCTCAGTGTTGAACCAGAAGATCTTTATTCTTCTAATCCTCAACGTCAGAAGTATGTAGAAGGAGTAGTTAAACGATTAGGTAAAAGAATTACAACTGAATCACAAATCAAAAATGTACTTGAATCAGTTATCTGAGTCAGGTATTAAATACATCAAAGAATGATTTGGTCAGCAATAGCACTTTTTGTATTACTAGCTTTTCTTAAGATTATTTTTAGTCCAGATAAGGAAGCTTGATAAATTTAGTTTAGTTTTGCAATAAAATAAGGTTGGTCGTTTGAGGCTCCCAAGGCTAGGGTAAGTTGTACAAGTTAAAGTCAAATCGGGCTATAGGGAACTATAGTACAATGATTCAGGTTCGAGTCCTGAAAAGCCTTCTAATACAACTTCGCGGTTGATATTTAATTCATGGTGTAGGGAGTTGGTTAACGCTGACTCCCTTTTTGTTTTGTAAAAACACAATGGAAAGAGTTGAACATTCAACAAAATCCTTTTTAATTTAAATCAATGACAATAGTAATTATTTTAGCAGTAGCAGCTTCAATCTTCTTCCTATGGATATGCTTGAAACGACCTGCTACAACGTACTCATTCCAAGTCTATGACAATAAGAATCAGTACATCTACACGAAACGTATAACTGCTAAGACAGAAGTTGAAGCAGAGACTAAGATTAAGAATTACATTCCTCACGACTACACTTATAAACTAATTGAACATGAAAACTAATATTTGGATTGCAGCTATTATAGCTCTTCACTTTACTTCTTGCACACCAGATGATTATTACAAGGCAGATGAGGCTGAGATAGGCTACGCACTTATGACTAACATCTACGGCAACCCTACACCTGATACACTTTATTGTATTCGTAAGATTGAAGGTATTGATACCATGTTTTATGAGACTGGCTGTGTGTATGACAGGGTTACTAAAGGACGTAAGGATACATTGTATGTTACAGATCCGTGGCCTCTGATTCGATTTGTGCCTTATCCAAAAGCTATTGCTAGATTTGAAAAGTGCGGAAAATGAAGTACAAGTACACCGTAACCACTAAACAGATCTTTCCTAAGCCTTTCACGTCATCTGCTGACACCAAGGAAGAGATTGAGGCTGCAACTGGAATGATTATTACTGAACTTGACTGGCAAATACTAGAAAGAAGTGGTAAGAGAATTGTGGAAGATAAGGATTTCGTACTAGTAATTGAGAAGAAGAAATGATGCTTTGTATTACTACAGTCAGGTTTAAGCTGACACAACAACTATGAATGATGAGTTTCCTAATATTCATTCTACTCTCCTTACCATTCCTAACTTTACTCAACTGGAACTCAGTACCAAAGAAGCCGTACAAAATGAAGCAGCAAGTAAGGTTATTAGATAGGAATGGAAGAGTAATTAAAACCTATTGGAGTGAGATTAACAATTAAAAAGACTACAGTAGTAGAAGAGGAGGTTGATGTACAGCTTCCTCTTTTTTGGAAACTAGACAATTGGTTTCACAAGATTGAAAGTAATTGGTACTTGACTATGGCGGGAGAAGAGTTCCATAAGTATCAGTTGACTTCTGTGAGTAACAATTGTGTATCAAAGACACTTATGACCCTTGAACAGTTTACTGCTTACTACGGACATTACAGAGGGCTTTACGATGAAATTACTGAGCAAGAATTTGTAACTGAATTTGATAAACTTGCCAATTACTTGAAATGAAAGCACCAGTAGGTTATACTTGTCCTGACATTAACCAACTAATAAGCTGGTTGAAAATAGCTAAAGATCACATTCTAGAAGCAATGGATCGTATTGATTCTGATTGGGATTCATATGATTTGCAAAAGAACCTTGATGAAGCGTACAAATACTGTGACATTGAGAAAGAGTTAGAAGAGTTAAGATCTGCTAATTCTGCACTACGAGATTGGGGTTATGAATTGGCTAGTGAGTTGGAAGAATTAAAAGAGAGCTATGTTAGAAATACGTGATTGTATTTACGACGAGAAAGGAAACTACCTTGAATGGTATGACTTGTATGATGCTCATGGTGATCTTGTAGACCGTATCTGGAACATCATTATGTTTCTTGATGTACGAGTTCAGATTAGAGAGAAGAAGTTGGCTGGTTATTACCTAATTGATAAAGATGGTTACAGAATTGATATTGATCAGTATGGTAAATATGATTGGAACATGTACAAACCTTTTGGTCAACTAGATGAGTTGTTAACTAGACTTTTACCAACAAGAGAAAATGATTGGAAATGAAACTAAAGACAAGACAAATAACTGATGTGTTTATAGATGTCACTTTCCCTTACTACTGTAAGTTAGAGAACAACTATTACAAGCTTACTCGAATAGAGGGTCGAGGTAAGATTAGAATTGAATGTGTAAGACCTAATCTGTACATCAGTAAGATCAAGTCAGAAGATTACGATTTCAGTCATTACTTGATTACTTGTATTGAAGATGATGGTATTGTATTCGAGGATCTGTTTGATGCTTACAGACACAATCTTGAACCTTGGACTTACTCAGTAGAAGTATTCAGAGGAAAAGATCAGAAAGTAAATGAGGTAGATGCTGGAGCTAGAGTTACTTGTATTGAAACTGGTCAAGTAGCTGAGTGTTCTAAGCACAGGAGTTATTATCAAAATCTTGATGAGGCTAAAAGAATGTTGAATCTATGAAACTATTAATCACGGGAAGTAGAAAGTGTGTTGAATCAGACTATGAACAGTTTGATGACTTTCTGAATGATCTTATAGTTTGGAAAGACTTGGACATTACAGAAGTAATTCACGGTGGAGCTAAAGGAGCTGATCAGTTTGCAGATAGATGGGCTAAGGCTAGACTTATTCCTGTAAGTGTATACAGACCTAACTACGACATGTATGGCAATAGAGCACCATTGGTTCGTAATGATGTAATGGTTGAACTGTGTGATGTCTGTGTAGCTATATTCAAAGGTAGTAAGACAGGAGGAACATTGTATACTGCAAAGGGAGCAAAGGCTAAGAATAAATTAATTGGTGAAATAATACTGGATTAATACAACGCAGAGATGGGAGTCAACTGTCTCTGCTAACTAAATAATATGGGATACATTAAACACAATGCAATAGTAGTAACTTCTTGGGATGATGAGGAGTTAGAGAAGATACACAATAAAGCCAAGGAAATATTCAATGAACAACTAGTAAGTGAGCTAGTCAAAGGAGTAATCAATGGTCAGTGTAGTTTCTTTATTGCTCCTGACGGAAGTAAAGAAGGTTGGGAAACCTCTCAAGAATGTGATGTAATGCGAGAGACATTTACCGAGTGGTTAAGGACTGAAGGTAGAATGAATGATTATGTGGAAGTTAGATTTGGTGGAGATGATGGTCAAGCTTATATTATAGGTTAGTGGGGGAAACCCTGCTAACTTATTTTTTACAACTATGGAAAAGAGAATAAGAAAGAGAAGTACTAAGCGTACTAGATCATTAAAAGAAGCACTACGATTACGTGTGTTTAAACGAGACAATTGGACTTGCTATATCTGTGGTTTAAGAGTTAGAGACTTACCTAATCATCCTAGAATGGCTACGGTAGATCATGTAATTCCCAGGATTAAAGGAGGTTCTAATAGAATGGAGAACTTGAAAACGTGCTGTGCTAAGTGTAATAACGACAAAGGGTGTAATTAAAAAGTCCTGCCCCCTGTCACTGAGGCAAGACCAAATCATAATTACTATGAGAGAACCACTAATATCTTAGATTAGTTCAGTTAACGCTTTAACAGCTTCTTCCGCGCCAAAGATCTTATTCTGAGTAACTTTGATGAAGTCAACATACTCTTTCATAGCTTCCTCATGTTCTGCAATTTCAGCACGTAACTTATTAACATCGTCTTGAATGTCAAGAATACGCTTCTGGTGACTCTTGATTTCAGCGTGGTAATTGGTTACGTCTTTTTGATATTTTGAGATCGTTGTCTCAATTCTAGTAGTGTCCATTTGATTTGGTTTATATTGGTTTTCAATAAAGTGTTTTAAAGTTTGGTCTTTACCAGATGATCTAGCCGCTAGGATTAGATTGTTCATACTGCTAACTTATTTTTTACTTCAGGAATTGAATTTCCTTGGACTTGGTTTTAATTACTATTCTACTACCAAAGTTAAAAAGATGGTCTGCGTCTAAGAAGTCTTTGAAATAAACCAAATCACTGGTTCTTACATAAGCTCTTTGATAGTAAACTAGAAATTCTATATTGACAAATTCATTAATTCCAAAAGTAGGTTCAGGAAAAAGAGTATAATGTTCTAAGTTACCAAACTCTTTTATTAAGAACAATCCTTTTTTCTCAACTGTATCTTTTCCAGTTACGATCTTAGTGTAGTGGAAAGTTTGGCTGTAGCTGAGTACAGGAAGGAAGAGTAATAAGAATAGAATATTTTTCATGCTTGTTTGTTTACTTGTAAGGTAATAGTATACAAGGGTTTGCGTCAAAGATACCAAGTGTAGTACCTCGTTTAACTTTCTTCTTAACACCAGTAAGTTTAGGCATATTAGCTACACCTTCTTCCATACAATCTATTTCTTGTAGTTCAATCTCTGACTTAGCAAACTGTAGGCCTTTCACCACAGCATCCATGACCATAGTTAGATCAGTGCCGTGAAACACTTGCCAACCTTCTTTGGAGAAGATAGCTTGGTTATTCTTGAAGTTCTCAGTAAGACACATGAGTATCTTCTTCTTGATCAAGTTGCGCTGTTTGTTTGTCATGCTTGTTTGTTTTTACAAAGGTAGGGAAATTGGTTGAGGTTGTAAACTATTATCAGAATAACTTAGTAGTATGTTGTCAATTTCAGGTACAGTACTAGAAAAGCACTCTGTGTAACCATCAAACCTAACTGCGGGTAAATACTTACAGTCCTTTGTCAATTCTAGTACGCTTCTTTCTAGCTTTACTGCTTCATATAGATTCGTAGTTACATAATTTAGAACCTCGTAAGTGTAAGGGGTTAAATTACCAAATCTTTTTTGTAAGTCTTGAGTTGTAATCCCTACTTTGTAAAAGCTTTCATTTTCAGAATCTAATCTGATATGATACACGTACGCAGGTTTGTTTTCCCATTCTTCTTTCTTACGTTCTGCTGTGACAAGATTTAAGCCCCCATGACCACCCTTTATTTCTGATTTACAGCACTCCCAGCAACCATGCCCTTTGGCGTGGTTAGAAGGGTCTTGTAGAAATTCACCATGCTCTGGACAAATTATAATCATTTTTGTATGAGCACCTTTGTACTCTGTTTTAGAGTAATCATATTTATAGTTATGAAACTCCTTAACATTATATTTATTTTTCCAGTACTCAGTTTTATCTATTGCTACTTGTATAGTAGGTGGAGATTCAAACAAAGAGTGTGCAACTACATTAAGTAAACCATATTCATCTTCTACTAATACTTTCCTGTTTATGCCATCATATCTACTAAGTATTTTAAGATCAGGATTAAACTCGTTTACTCTCTGAACAAATTCTTCGTGTGAAAGTGAATTATATGTAGTTGTCATTACTTTAATAATTTTACGTTTTGCAATTTTAATTCTCCTGACATCACTTTCTCAATTTGCTCATCGCCTATCTTCATTTTCAACTGGTAGTAGTTAGTTAAACCAAAGTACTTGATTAATTCGTTCTTCTTTTTAACTCGTTTACCTTCTTCAATTTCAGATAGATTCACTGGTTCATCAAGAACTTTAATTGTCTTAAACTGACATTCTACTCTTTTAAAGTAAGCAAGTCTATCTCCTTTAAATAAGACACGAGGGTTTATCCAGTAACAATCTCTGTGCTTTCTTCTAAGTATCTCCTGTACAAAGAGTTCATCCAGATACTTATAGAAAGTGTTCTCAGAAAAGCCTGTGAAAGCTTCTATCTGTTTAGCTGAGAAAGAAATGTAGTCCTGATTACGCTCAAGATTAAGCATTACAAATAAGAAGATCTTAGTGGCTTTAGGACTTAATCCTTTAAGTACTCCTTTCCTTTTATTGTCTACATAAAGGTTAGTCTTACTGTCTGCTTCAAAATCAATGTTACTGACTAAGTTCATTGTAGAACCGTCATTGACTTTCATAGAATAGTTGTTCTCCCTTACAAGTATCTTAATCTTCTCGTGATCTTGTATCTCCTCAAGAAAGGGATTTGGTTTTTCTGGTAACATAATTTAGCTATTTCGTTATTTAATGCCACAAGATACGAATTTTAAAATAACTTGTACATAGTGTAAGTTACGAAAAAATCTAAATTTGGTACTAACTCTTTACAAAACTTGAGATAGTCCCAAAATGAAAATGCTGACCCTACTAAACCACTAGTAAAATCAGCACTTCTACAAAATAGCTAAATTCTTAATTGAGATTTAAAAAGAAAAAAGAGACGTTTTAATATTTTACTTTTCTTCTTCGCCAACGAAAAATTCATAAGCGGAATATACGGGCTTAAGATTGCGGCTTTTCAAAAACTCATTCTGACTCTCAGGGTCACGCATGTTAACGTAACCTTTTATCCCAGGAACCAACTGCAAGAAATACTTCTGCTGTTTAGTCATCCCTTCCCACTTACCTGACTCTATCTCCTTTGTATTAAACATGTCAGTAAAGTTAACTACAAGCTCTAAATCTCTAGCTGGTACAATTGGGTCTTTAATAGCAGATACAAATTCAGTAGGGTTGTAAAAGGATGAGACTTCTAGCAATACTCTATTGGCTTGATAAGCTAACAAGTCTCTGAAGTAATCTTCCTCATCGTCATCACCTGAATTAAGTACCAAAGCTATTACAGTAAACGCACCAATCATGGAGAGTTCAAGCATTACACGTTTTAAGTTCTCCTTCTGATAATCTTCCAGCTCATTGTACTTAGCAAGTAGATTCTTAATGATCTGTACTTTCTCCTTAGACATAAAGAACTTACCAATAAGACTGGTAACAGTTCTGTACTCACCTTCAGTAATCTGATTCAACGTAAAGTCATAACCCTTGCTCTTCAATCGTCTGCTCAGACCTTCAAACAACCATCCTCTGTGTAGTCCTACCATACTAAATACTGCACTCTGATAGATAGCACCTTTGTCTTCAGGACTAAGTGATCCATCTACTCTAGTTGCAATAGTCTTCATCCTAGCAGTAAGGTTGTCAATTACAGAATCAGGAATAGTGTGATTAACCTTACCATCTTTATCAACCTTAAGCATATTGTAAGCAGTAGTCATCTCATCAAAGTTAAGACCTGCTGCTGTTGCTTCCTTGTACGTGTACCATTTATTCTCGTGGACTCTATAGTTGTCCAGTATTGCAATCATAACCACTGACTTAGAGAAGTAATCACCTTTCTCAAATCCATACATCAGAGTCTTGTCTGGCTGATTACGCATTAGTACATGCTTGTCAAGATCGTCAAACATCTCACGTATGTCTCTACCAAGACCAAAGTAGGACATCAAGCTGCTTATTCTGTCAGTGCTTCTTACACCATTAAAGCTGCCAATGACAGAAGGTAAGATGCTAAGGAACTCCTTGTTAGCAAATGCAGAAGACTTAACTGTAGTGTAGTTACCAACTAGTGATTCAAGTGTAGCAAAGACTTTAGCTGATATAAGGTTAGAAGTCATAGCTATAAAGTTGAAACCTAAGTTCTTCATTCTAACCCATTGACTCAACTTCTCAACTGTCTTGGTAATACTGATCTTAGTTCCAAGTACTGTAACGTTAAAGTCTTCTTTCTCTTTACCAGTTACATGAACTTCAAGGAACTGTTTGAGTGCAGCAAAAGACCATGAATCTTTACCCTCAATTACCTTGTTACCTGACTTCACAGTTCTTCTCTTGCTTCCTTGTAGCATGTTCTCAAACTTAGGTAACTCTCTTGACATCTGTACATAGTTCTCTTGCATCTGCTTGTAAGCAATAAGAGATGAGAGTATGTCAGTAGTAATTCGATCAGGTTCACCTAAAGTACTTGTAAATCTAATTGGAACGTCATCAAGAATAGTACCGTCATTTAGCTTAGGAGTATCATCAAACTGTGTATCATCTTCCTCTCTAACTACACTTGACGCAATGTTCTTCTTCAATCTCTTGAATACTTCTGGTTCATTCAATCGCATAATGTCAAGAGTAGATTCATACATCTGTGGAAGTCTGTTAGAATCAGCAAAGGGAATAGACTTATCCATCTCCTTCTTCTGCATCTTCAAGAAGTCTAAGTAAGTTCTATCCTTCTCACTCAACTTAAAGTACTCCTTGTTAGTCCAGTCTACAGTTTGTACTCTCTCAAATGTATCACCAAACTCTAATGTCTTTATTTTACCTCTTGATGGTACAACCAACTCACCTTTATAGTACTTAACTGATCCATCCTTATTGGTTTCCATATTACGTAACATCCAGAATTGAAACTGTTCTGGTGTAAGTGAAGCCTTACGTTCAGCTATTACTTCGTCTCTTCTTGGATTAGGAATAGTATTCTTAGTATACCACTTGGCTACCTCTTGGTTGTAATCCTTGAGTCGTTGTATCTCTTGTAACTGAAACTTATCCTTTGTCTTAGAGTTGTAGCCTTGGATAATCTTCTTCTCCTTCAATCGTTCTGAAAAGTCTTGACTGAATCCATACTTGTCGTGAAGATCAGTGTGAAACTTCTCTCTAGCTAAGTCCCATTGACCTTGCATTACTTCAGAGATAAAGTTACCTGACTTCTGAATTTTCTTAGTTACTACACCAGTCTTTTCGTTTACCTTATCTACAGTAACTCTCTCAGCAACCCAAGACATGTCTTTACCAATGTAGTCAATGGATTCAGCAAGGAAGTCATCAGACCAATTCAATACTGCTCTTCGTATCTTATTCTTAACATCAAAGATTAATCTGTGAGCAAGCCTTACAAGTGTATCAGAGTTGTTTCTCGCTAATCCAAACCAAGTCTCAAGAAAGTTAGAATCTCTAGGAGCTTCACGTAACTCAGTCATAGGTATGATCTCTTCACCTGCAATCTCTAACTGATCTGTAGTTGTATTCTCTCTATTAGTTTCTCGTAGGAATTGATTGTACGCTCTATTGATTACTTCAAAGTTCTCTACCTGACCTCTAATCATCTTGTCTAGCACCTTCTTCCTTCCATCACCAATTACAGCATCTTCATCTAAGACCATATTAAGCTCTTTGAGGAAGGGTAAGTAATAACCAATGTATTGAGCCAACTGCATGATCATGTTGTCACCAGGAGTCTCCTTGTCAGTCCTAGAGCCAAGATAAGTGTGACCGTTACTTTCAGTCACAGTAAAGTAAGTCTTTAAGAACTCAGTAGCATTCTTAGTATCTTCATTGAGTAGTTGTAAGAACTTGTAGATACCTACACCATTCTTAGTTCCTTCTAGTTCTTCCTCAAGTGCTTTGATCTGTGGAAGTAGACTAGGATTACTTTTCTTTCTCTTAGCTAAGTCTTTGTAACGACGATTCAGTTTATTGACTTGATACTGTAAAGTCTTCTCTTCGTTAGCCATTTGGAAGAATATACCATCACCTTTAACATCTGGATTAGCTACAAACTGATCAGTAATATGAGCTACATAATCACTTAACTCCTTATTCCTGAACATACTTAGGAACTTATTCCACAGTCTTCGTAACCACATTCCAATTGAAGTTCCCAACTTAGCTTCCAGATCTTTCTTCAGTATCTTACCTAGTATTTCTTCACGAGTGTGTAAGTCATCTCCATACACTTGCATGTATTCATCATAGTACTGTTCAAACTCTTCAGTCTGCTCAATCAGTCCCATTGCAAAGTTGTACTCTTTAGTACCACGACTTTGAGCTACAGCCATGTGAGCTATCTCTTCAGTTAAAGCATCAGTAGAAGCACCATCTGACATAGCAACTAACCTAGCTGACATGTCTACCAGTGCATTAACATCGAATGCCTTACCAGTTACCTTCTCGTACTCTGAAAGTGTTACTAAAGAGAAGCCTGTGCGTTCTAGGAGAGACTTCAACTTGTCTGGGGAGATGCTATTGTCATGAGCTTTATCTTTCTGGAAGAATACTTGACTAGTACGTTCATCTTTAAGATTGATAGAAAACCAATCGTTACCAAACTCATCTGTAATACGAACTACATTGTCAGGATATAGTTTCTTAAGTGTGTTTTGTACTCTAACTTCATAGAAAGCTTCAATTGGTTTTAGTTTTTCAATGCCTTGAGACTTGAGTTCTTGTTTCTTTTTTTCCAGTTCTGTAATGACTACATCGTGATATAGTTCTGCTTCTTCTTGAGTTTCCCAACTTTGACCCTTTGAATTAAATCTCCACTTTCCCTTGAAATCCTGATAAACTTCCTTGTTATTCTGAATGTCAGAATTTACTGTTTCTATATCATTTGCTAAAGAAGTATGCCCCTCAATCTTAGCAGCAGTCTCACCAGCAGGAAACAGTACATTAGTAAAGCCACGTTTAACTGAGTCAGCTACAATAGATTGTACAAAGAACTTAACCCAGTTTCCATCTTTATTGAGTAGTTGTAGGAATTTGCTTTCGTTCTTATTAAAGTTGGTGCTCTTTTTATATTCTTCTACCTTATCCCTAATTAACTGCTCATCATCTCTCCCTACTAATTCTCGATTAGATAGCCTTTCCCTAAATCCATTTTCGTGTTTAATTACAACATGATCTGCATATACTGTGTAATCTGCATAATCAGTTGAAAACCTAACAATCTTTGAGTCGTCTACATTGGTAAGAAACTCATCAGTTCTACCTTTTTGAAAGAGGTCAGATTGTGTTTCCAAAACACGTCTAACTTTACTATCTGAATCAGAAGTGTCGCTACGAAACCAACCAATTCCCTGATCCGTAGAAAAAGACGCATGACCTTTAATACTAGGAGTTATCTGAGGAGTTTTAATTTCATTCTCTTCATAGTTAATTCCTCCTGATACAGTAAGCATTTCATAATCTTTACTGTCTTTTAAAATTCTAGTAAAGTTACGTCTGACAAGTTGCCCTGTCTCATCACTATACTCAAACTCCTCTTCTCCAAAACTTCTGCCTCTAACAATCTTTACATCGAAAGAATATTTTGCTAAAGTATCAATGACAACTTCTTCAAAAGTATCACCTTCTGATTCCTTGTACAACTCAACTTGCTCTTGAGGAATACCTAGTTCCTTGAATTTCTTCCAGAAAGTATCCTTACTAATTCCTTTATCTTTCCACCACTTGTTCAAGATAGGTAACTTCGCAAGTATCTTATCTACAGCAGCAAACCTGTATTCTACTTTCTCAACTGGAGGAACCAACTGTTCAAGTGTAGGAAATAGATCAGTATCATTCTTATCCTGCCAGATACTAATGTCGGCAGCTAGACTGATTGGATCTATCGCTGACTGACTCAGTAACTCTTTAAATTCAGGATGGTTTATATTGACACACTTATTCATTTCAAGAATTTAAGTTTGTACAATGCTGCCTCTAAAGTAGTCAGTAAGTTGTCTACTTCATTCTGCAAGTTAGTTTCATTTAGTGTAGCTCTGTAACGTTGAACTATACTGATTGCATTCTTAACTATGATTGTTCCATTTACTTCACGAACTGTGGGAGACGTGTATCCAGTTAGAATACTATCCTTCTGCAAAAGTTCAGTAAAGGAATCTCTAAAGTCAGCTACATCATCCCAAATACCTAGTGCCATATGTTCAGCATAGGATTGAGTTTGCAAGTGAGCAATATGTAGGTTCATCTCTAGTTCAAAGAGGAAGCTTATAAATTGTACGTTATTCATTTTTATCAGCTATTTGTTGTTGTTTTTGAATTTCTTTCTTGACATCTTCAGGGAGTAGATCAGTTACATCAAATGCTTTGTCTGCATAGTGAAAGAATGTCTTAGCTCCTTTTACTGAAGTTTTACCATAAGGAAGTAGACCAAGGATAGCCTCTGATGCATTCCTGTCTGGTTTAGCTACTTCAAGTCCTACATTAGTTATTCCTGCAAGTTGACCAAGTTTAGTAGCTGGTAGTGCAAGACTAAGGAAAGAAGTAAATGCTTGTGCTTTATCGTTAACTGTAGGATAGAGTTTGTCAACCGAAGTCTGCTGTCTGGTAGCTAAGTAATCATCCTTCCTAAGTGCTTCAGGATTGTACTTCTTCAAGTATTCCTTTTCCTTACTTGTGAATGAAGGAGCACTGAGATTACCAGATGTCTCTAGCTTATTCAGTAGCATAGTCTTCTTGTAAGCTTCATCCTTTATCTTACCTGCTGTGTACTTGTTCTTCTCCTGCTCATATTCAAAGTCTAATCGTTTAGGATACCTTTCTGGTGTATTACCTAACGATACTGCTAAAGGACTTTTAAGATATTTAGCTACTTTATCTGACTTAGGTGTATTGATTTCATACTCTTCTTGATACTTCATGTAATTAGGTTTAGAAGTACCTATAGACACCTCAGGAAGAGATTGTCCTACATAAGTATCATTGGCTTTGTCATACCTTGTAATTACACCTTTCTTATACAGATCCCGATACTCAGGAGAGTTAGTACTGTATTCAGTTACTCTACCATCTGCTCCTTGTATTTTAACTTTCTTATCAGGAGGAATGATAGAACCATCTTCAGCATACTGTTCCATCAAAGGTAACTTCTCAAGTACATGTTGAATTGACTGTTTCTTGTCAATAAGATCTAGTACTTCAGTCCTTTTATCTTTTGGAATGATTACAGTATTACCTAGTTCATCTTGTAATACAAGTTCTCCACCTTCAGCATTTATTTTCATTTCAAGATTATTAAACCATGTTTAGCAATAAGGTTGACATTACCATTACCTATCTGTAAATCTACACCTCCATCTTTATGAGACTTGTATCCTTTTAAGTCTTTAACTACAGTCCATTCTTTACCTAACACAACTGAAGTTTTCATACCGTCTTCAGCTTTAGGTGCGATCTTACCAGTTGTGTAACAATAGATTGCTCTTTCTTTCTTCTCTTGTGGAAGATTATTCAACTCTTCAACTGTGTAGACCTTATTGACATTAGCTGCTTTTAAAGTTTCGTTAATCTGGTCTGCCATCTGTTGAGTGAATACAACTTCATTCAAAGGTACAGCTTTAACTACAGGTTCCTGATATTTCTTCTCACTCTTCTCGTTATTAAACTCTATCACCTTACCATTGTAATTGTAGTTCTGTAAGTACTTAGTTGTTCCTACATACTTAGCCTCCACAGGTAATTGTTTGTACACTCCATCACCTACATACTTAAACGGCCGAGGTGTCTCAGCTCCTGGTACTAAAAACTTAACGTATCTAGCGTCGTAATCTCCAATGCTAGGAGGTATTTTCACTTTAAGTACTTGACCGTCAAACTCACCAGTGACTACAGGAATGTTAATGTCTACATAGTTGTTAGCTATGAACTGTTCTACAAAGAGATTAGCCTTTTCCTGATTAGACTGATCTAAAGCTCTCATTGTATCCGTGTAGTACTTTGTAAACTCCTTATTCTTAATGAAGTAAGAGACAGGAATCAAATGCCCAAATGAACCTACACCAAAGTCAAATCCTTTCTGATAAAATGAGTAATTAACTAAACCTTCAGCAAACCTCTTGGTCTTCTCATCTTCTGAGTTAAGCAACTCTTGCCAGTTATCAATAATAGATTGAATCTCTAACTCGTCATTTGTATTAGCTCCTATGAACTGTAAGTAACCTTTTTGTACTTCAAGTCTATTGAGAAACTTATTAGTAGGATACTTTAGTTTGTATTCAAGAATCTTATTTGGATCATTAAGTAAGTTAACTGTAGATTGATTCCACTTAAAGTAACCAGAAGCTACGAAAGAGATGAATGAGTTGTACAAGTCTTTAACGTTCTTATCAGTTACATACTCAAGCACACGTTCAGTCATCAGATCAAGTGCAGTTACAATAGTTCCCTTGTTTACATCAGGAATCTTAAATGTATTAACCAAGAAGTCATTCCAGTCAAGTAAACCTTTCTGAGTTAAAGTCTTAGTTAGACCAGCATCATCAATTACAGAAGGATTAATACCTACAGCTTTTTTGTACTTCTTAATCTTCAAGTAATTGTCAACCATTGTAGCACCAGCACCTGCATTGGCTACTTTAATACCTGCAACGTAAGCTTCAAATGCACGAGCATAAGATTTGAAGTATTCAAATGAAGCATTGTACCTTTCATCGTCTCCTACACCTTTTAAATCGTTCACAAATTCATCAAAGTTGAGTATACTCTTATTCAAGACTAGCTTTTCTGAACTGTAGTAAACATCAGTAATTTGAGTAGTAAAGAACTGTACAGCTTTGAGAGGTACACCTTTCTTGAGTAAGTACAATGCAACTCCAATAGTATCACTAGTGATGTTTGAGTACTCAGCTTGTGGATCTTTACCATTGTCTACAAATGCAGCAAGCAATTCAGCTATGTTACTAGAGATCAGATTACCATCCGTATCAAACTTCCTTGACATATCTGACAATGACTCCCCATTGTAGATAATCTCAACTCCATCATCGTAAGTAGATTCACCAAACGTACTGTAAGCTTCCATAAGGCTGTGTACAGCGTTTACATTGGCAGCAGTACCAATCAATGCCTTACCAGTATTCATCCTCTTAGCAATCTTACTAAGCGTTATAGGACTAAAGAATGGCATCTTGTCTTTTAACAACCCTTCAAGTTCCTTGTCTGTCTTACCTTCTGGATTGATACCTGATTTGTAAGCTCTAATCTGCAAGTTGTTACTCTTCAAGTTATCAAAGCCACCAGGAGTTAATTGTTCCTTAAGTGATTGAGGAGAAGACAATACAGCAGTCATTAACTGTAGTATTCTATCCTGAAGTTTGTTACCACCAAAGAAGAATCCTCTAACCTTGTCAATATCAAAGTCAAGACCAGCAATCTTAGTCACCATGTCAGGCATGAAGATTACACCATTATCTATAGGTAAGAATCCTACAATTTTAATCTTGAACATTGAATACTTTCCTTCAGTAGGAATACGATACACAAGTCCAGTGAGTAGATCAGGAATCTTACCTGACTTAATATCAGCTCGTAAAGCATCCATATCCACTATCCCGTCAACCATGTAATTCTTGATACGTGGATCATGTACAGGAGCATAAGTTTCAAAATGATCTATACCTTGAGCAGGATCGTTGTTCACCCACTTAATCTTCAGCTCGTTACTAAAACCTTCAGAAGAAGCGTTAGCAAACGTGTATCCTTTATCAAAAGTAAGATCAGTAATGTTATTCTTGGCAAACGAGTTTATAATCTGAATAACCTTATTGAAGTGAATAGGATGAGTAAGAGGTAGTTGCTGAATTGACTTAATGTAATCATCTCGCATACCTTTATTAATCATCTCTTCAATAATCATTCGTCTTAGCTTATCTTCAGAACCATACTCACGAATTACATCATCAAATCGTTCTACAGTCCACTCTGAGATAAGGTCATTGTATTCTTTCCACAACTCCTTAGCAGACATCGTCTGACCATCTACATTATAGTTACCTTCTAAGTTACCAGTGATCAACTTCATTATCTGAGTACCAAAGATAGCATCAGACATGTAGTGGTGTTCAGGCGTTTCTTGCTGCTTACCCCACTTAGCTAAGTCAATAGTCATCTCGTTACGCTTACCTACTTTCATTGTAGTGTCGTAGGTAATAATGTCAAAGTACTTACCATCTTTTCTACCTTGCTCATCATAAGACATGGTGTCAAAGTTGTAACCCATCATCTCAAGATGAGACTTCCAAAGTGGATTGTACAGTCTATTAGGCTGCCCGTTGATTGTCTCAAGTCCGTAAATAGGAAGTATAAGTAGCTCTGAGTCTTTCTTCTGTACAGGACTGACAATAGTGCTTTCAACCTTAGTTACAGGATTTACTGTAGTTACTACATGCTGATTAAAGTAAAATGGTTTGAGTACGTTAAATAATCCTACAATATCTTCACTAGGCATCTCACCTTTAGCCAACTGTACAAATGCACGTTGATGTCTGTCAGTCCAGTCATTCAGTGTAATCATTCTATCACGATACGCAATCAAATCTATCTCTGTCTGAGCATCAGTCTTATCTACTTTTCTAAATCCAGTAAAACCAATGGATTCCAATTCTTCTACTTGACTAGATGGTGATTCTACAGTAGGAAGTACATTGATTCGTTGCCTCTTACTGAACACTTCAATCTTAGTGTCACCGTCCATGAACCAGTTATCAACATTACCTTTGATTACAGGACTCCATATCTCTTTAGCTCTCTTGTAGTAATCTTCAAGGTTCTTGTAAAAGCTTAAGTGACCTACAGAGATCATGCTCATCTGGCTATGTACAAGCGCATGTTCAAGTAAATACTCACGAACTAAGTTATCACGTTGTCCAGACTTCAACTGTACTCTTGCCTTTACTTCCTTGGCATAAGCTTTGAACTCTTCCTCAGCTTTCTCAAAGTATTTCTGTACTTCAAGTATCTGCTCGTTGATGTTCTCTTTGTAAGGTATTTCAGCAAAGATCTTTACATCAGGATTGTAGTTCTTAATCCCGTGAGTATCCTTACTTCTATTGTGTTCTAGTTGAATAATCTTAGCAATCTCTGCTTCCTTGTCTAACTCCTTTGGTACTCTGTACTTGATACCAATTAAGTTAGGTGAGTCAGATAAGATGGGCATCATGTGAATGTTAGCAGATAACCATAACTGATAGGTTGATTCCACAAAATGCTTCTCAGTGTAGTTATTGTACATTAATCCATTTCCATCCTTGTCCTTGAATCCAGCATAGACTACAAACTGAAAATCACCAGCTTTAGGATTACGATTTAAGATTGGTAACTCCTTCAGAAATGGATCTTTATCAAACAACTCAGCTTTAAGGTCACTAAACTGTCGTTGTAACCTTTGAGTTAACTTGCTGAAGTAACCACCATTGATAATTTCATACTGTTTCTTACCTTCTACATTCAAGTGACTGGCAATAAACTTGGAATACACTTTAGAACCAACTGCATCCCACACAGCTAAGAACCTTTTACTTTCATCTTGGTGTTCAAGAGCAGTCTTCAACTTAGCATAGTCAATAAACACATCTTCCATGTCAAGTAGAGCCTTGAACTCTTCAGGACTAGTTCCAGTGTAATCACCAAGTATATTTTTTACTCGCTGCTTTATTGATGCTCTGTTGGCTTCAAATACACGAAGGTCTAGTTCACCAGTCTTATCATAGTATTCTTGTGTAACCCAGAATTCAGGTTGAGTTTTATCACCAAGAGCTTTGTACAGTTCAGTGTAGATGTTAATAGGTGATTCAAACTTCTCGTCAATGTATTTAAGCAAGTTGACGTAGAAGGTATCTTTTCTAGCAGCCTTCTCAGATAGTCTTTCCATCATGTCAGCTACGTCAATCGAATCTACAATTACCGCGGCTAATCTCGAATATGCTTCGTAACCATTGTAAGTAAGGTCTAATCCAAGTCCTAAAGAGTCTTTCTTATCTGATCTAACTGAATAGATCAACTGTTTCATTCTCTTACTCAACTTTTCAATAGGTGATCTAAGTGAAGCTGATTCTTGCCAACCTTCTAGTGTGTCAGTTTCTGGTTCTTCAATAGAATCTCCTTCTTCAACCTCACGTTCAGTTGTCAGTGTAGTATTTAACTCCTGACGACCTAATACAATCTTGTATCCTCTCTTACCTAACGCTTTTAGTAGTTCAGGATACAGTGCCCCCATTCTAGGATTACCGTCTGATACAAACACACCATCCTCACCTATTGTAAGATCAGGTCTAACATAAGCAAGTAGTTTATTGGCTTCGTCTAATCCTTGTACCTTTTCTACTTTACTAAAGAAGTTTACCAGTGGGGAGTTATCTGTGTACTCTTCTCCATTCTCATCTACAAGAGTATCCGATTTAGCAAGTGTCAAATTGTTCTTAGTAGGATCAGAATCAATTAAATTCTCTACTGTTTCTTTTTTACTTAGATCAAAAAACTCACCTACTTCGGCTAAGTAGACATTGACAAAATCCTGCTTGTTACGTTCAGTCATTCCATCCACCATGTAGAATGTACCGTAACGACTCAGCTTTTTACCTTTATAATAACCAGCATTAGCTCTCTCAAACAGATCAAGAAGACTTGGATGGTAGTTGATAAGGTCTTGTAAGAATGCTTTAACTAACTGAAAAACACGTTTGAGTAGACTAGGAGCTTGATTAGTCATTTCATATTCAGCAAAAAGATCTGCTCGTTCTTCTTCAGTTAAGTAGTTCTTGATTCTGTCGTACTGGAACTTAGGAAGTACTTGTTCAATAGCATGCCAAGCTTCATGGTATTCAGTTCCATAAGGTGCTTTCTCACTTAGCGTAATAGCAGCATCATGTACCATACCATAAGCACTGATACCTTCTGATTCGATTAGACCTTTAAGTACATTGACAGTATAACCATTAGGAACTATTCTCTTTAGTTCTTTAACAGCTTTCTCAATGTCAATCTGGCCTTTATAGAGATTGGGTTTCTGATCTGTACGTAAGAACTTCTTTCTTGATTGAGTTACTTTAATCTTTACAGGTTGCTCAGTAGTTTCTTGCACTTTAGGAGTACTGAGAACCTTACTATCAGGTGCAGCTACAGTAATGAATGGATTGACAAAAGGAATACGATCAATGTCAGTAATCAACCTGTCAAGAATACTTTGTACGTACTCAGTATCAGTCAACTGTTTAGGATCAATCTGTACTTTACGATCTAGCAACCCATGTACTTCTATAAACTTATCAATACTGAATCTTCCATCGACCTGATATGCTTTGACGTTTACAATCTTGGAATTAAAATCAGGTTCTAGTTTACCATTCACTTTGTATCTGACAATGCTACGTAGTTGAGCAAGCATAGATCGTACAAGCTCTTTGTCATTCTTCAAACGTTCAATTACAAACTGATCAGTAGATTCAAGTGGAGCAAGTATCTCTTTAACTTTAGCTACAAGATCAGGCATCTCACGTAGAGACTTAGTAATACAAGCAAACCATTGATAGTTACCAGTAGGAGTTTTCTTAGCTATGTAGACAGAACCAGGTTTAGCATTGACTGGTTTAATGTCTTTAATGTCATACCTATTAGTACGCATCAGCCCAAGCTCATCATGCTCTCCCATGTACACACCAACACCTACATTCTCTAGTTCCTCTTCAGTTAAAGCTGCACGTACATCTCTTGGTTTAGCTAAGTTGTTGTACAGACCAGGGCTGTAGTTTACAATTCGAGTCTGACCAATTACTTTACTTTCTCCTGGTTTGAGTGTCTTAAGAGCATCGTCAGCAACTTGTCTAAGTGCAGCAAGAGCAGGAGTATTTGTCTTCTCTTTAGTTGCAGTAACAACCGTGTCTTGTAATTGACCAATGTAAACTTTCTTACCATCTTTAACTACAAACAATCTAATCCAGTGATTATCTATCGTAGTAGTTTCTTTCTTACCAGTCTTTCGATTAACCCATTCTTTAGGTGTAGTCTCAAAAAACACTTCATATTGACTAGGATCACCAAAGTTGTTAAACAGTTCTTCAGTAGCGTAAGGATCATCAGCCCAGTCATTATAACTAGTGCTGTTGTACTTATTGTCTCCTAACTGATCTTGACGGTACTTACCTGAATCAATATCATCTTGAGTTACCTTGTTGAACTTACGTAAAGACCAATCACCAGTCTTATCTCTACTCATACTCCACAACTGAGAGTGAAGCATAAAGTCACCTTTATTCTCAAACTCTTCTTGTATCTTTTCGTTCCAAGAGGTATAGTCAGACAGTTCAGATTCAAATTCAGGAATAGATTCTACACCTTCTTCAATTGACTTACTGACTTGTTTTGCTACTTTCTCAAACTCAGAATCTTCAAACGTCTCAATTGTAGGCTTCTCATCTGATAGTGTGTTGTCATTATAGTACTGAATGAGTGCCTTGTCAATAGCAGGATCATTCTTAACTGTACCAAGAGCAGGAGAACTAATTGATTCTTTAAAGTCGTTGTAGTCAGGGAACAAATTAGGATCAGGTAAGTTCTGAAACTCATCTTTGATTAACTTGTCAATACGAGTCTTAGCAATCTTAGCTAACTCTTCATCTTCATACTTATCGAATAGTACTTCAGGATCATTAGACTGCTTTAATTCTTCAATCTTATTCTGACGTTTCTTCTCAGCTAACTCTTCTTGACCAGTAGCCGTATCTAATCTATCAGCTTCTTTGGTTAGCTCTAGTTGCTGTACTTCTAAGTCAACTAACTTCTTAACCTTTCTTTTCAGTTCATTGCTAATCGTTCTATTCTTAGTCTTATCAGGTTCAATACCAGACTTAAGATTCTTAGCTAATGGGTTGTTGTAGTTGTTAAGATACTCTTCACGTAAGCTATTGAAGTCAAAGTCTTGAAACTTAGTACCAAGTTCTACAATAGTATCGTATTGATTTTTGTAGGCTTGTCTTCTTATCTCAGCCTGTACTTCAACTTTAGCAGCATCAGGATTACCTTGATGTTGAATGAGTCCCTGTTTGTAAGTATCAAGTATGTCTTCATATTCAGTTATATCAATTCCAGATTCCTTAGCTTGATTCATATACTTCTCAACATCAGGAGTATTAACTTCTACCAGCTCTACAAACTTGTCTTTTCTAAGTATTTCAGCTTCTGCATCTTTACCAGTTGCTTCTAGTTGTTGAATCTCCTCATTGAATCCCGACCACTTCTTGATTCTAGTTAATGCAGTATTGATCTTTTCCTTAGCTCCTTTCCACAGTTTGTCTGAGTAAGTCTCTGGTTGAATCTGTTGCAATGACTCATCAGTAATCTTACCTGCTTCCTTCAAGGTCTGTAGTCCAAGTCTATAAGCTTCTCTAGTTGTATCTTTTATATCTGCTGGTAGATTAGCAATGGTAGATTCAATGTCAGCAAGTGATTCAGACAGATTACCTTTGAACTTAGTAAATGCAGCTTGAGCAGAGGTCTTGAGAGCAGTAGCAGATTTACCAGTACTAGCAGCTAACCCTTGTAGAGCAGTGTCATCGAACTCTGGAAATATATTAGCTAACTTAGCTGATCTACTCTCAATAACGTTACCAAGAGCCTGAAAACCAGCTCCAGACATACCACCTACAACTACAGAAGATAGGAACTCAGGATCGTCAAAGTATTCACCAAAGTTATTGACTACATTCGACATTGTTTCTCCAGCATTCTTTGACTTCTTAGCTTCCTGACCTACACCATATTGATAACCTTCTTCAAGACCTTCAGATACAAACGATCCTGCTACAGCTAGTGAGTTCTTGAGTAGTGATTTCTTAGTTTGCTTGTTCAGAGCATCTACAGCATTGTCTACTCCCTTGTTTCTAAACAGTACTGAATACTCAAACATGTCACTGAGCATAAGAGGTAAGTTAGCGTAGTACGTATTACTTGCTACTTTACCAGCTTCAGTTCTAGCTTCTTCTTCAGACTTACCTTGACTGATTAGTTCTTTGTAAACTTGATCTGCATTACCAGCAGCTTCCATTGTGCTTTCTAGTACACGAGAGATTGCACCAGAACCAATAGCTCTAGTGGAAGTAAGTCCTCCAAGCATTCTTGTATCTGCACTTAGAAAGTCACTAGCAGCAGAAAGTCCTCTAGCTAATCCAGATTCTACTCTAGCAGCTTTTGCACCTGCACCAGCAAGTTTACCAAGACCTCTACCCACTTTGGACGCTACACCAACAGCAGCACCAGTAGGAATCATTAACGTAAGAGTAGATGTAATTGAAGGGAGATTAGAAGCCCACCATCTTGAATTGAGTGGGTCGAAAGGTTTATTGGGATCAGTGAAGACAGGCATATCTTCTCTAACTGATTCCTTGAATTGACGCATGGCTTTAGAGAACTCGTTGTCGAATTCTTTCTCAGTACCAGCTAGTGCCTTGACATGTTGTTCTAAATCAAGTAAGTAACCAAAACCTTCAGCAGTTCCAGCAGTTACTTCAGCTAGTGATTGACCAAGAGCATTTCCCCATGCTTGCCAACCTGTCTGATTCTGATAATTTAATTCACGTCTACTTTCAGGAGTATCATACATTGTAAGCCCCTCATCATACTTACCTAGATCCATTCCTGGTTTAGCTACAGAGCGTACAGATGTGCCATATATAGGTTGAGGAGCAGATTGGATTAGATTATTTAAATCGTCAGTGCTTTTAAACTTAGCCATTTGGTTATTATTAAATGAACAACAATGTCTTTGAACTACTAAATAGTCCTTTTAATTATCTACTACTTTATAGCAGATGCAGTTCTTATCTGGTCAATCCCTAACTGTGAAGCCGATTGATCAAAGTAATTGTGAAGTGTTTCCTTAGTCCAGTTAAGTTTCTCACCAGTTTTACCTCCATCTTCTGAGTTGTAGAAATCTAACTGAGTGTCAATGTAGTTACCTTTCTCGTCAAAGATAAGATTTGGTTTTACTTTTATAGTCTTATATCCTTGACCTGGAATAAGAACTTTTCTCCAACCAGTTTCTATGTGAGTACTAGCTGGTTGCATAAGAGTCTTAAGACCTTCGTAGTGAATAGCTGACTCTCTATTAATAGGTTCTACAGCAAGAGAATAAATCTTACCTTTCTTATCCTTGTAAGTTCCAAATAAAGAACCTGGATAGTATCCATTACCACCTTTAGATTTACCGTAGAAGCTAATGTTGTCTTTGGCAGCTTCAATCTCACTAAGTGTTAATCTGTGTGGAGGTGCATCTTTGGACAATGCCCAAACTGTATTATTAATGATTGCTCCTACTCCTTCTTTACCGTCACCTAGCATTACAGACTTAAGTTGTTTCTGATCAGAAGGAGTAACAGTTTCTAACTGAAGTGTATTACCACCATTCTTTACAAGTGACTCATACATCTTAGCAACTTTGGTATTGTAATCTTTCTGATTCATACCAGTAGAAGGAGTCATCTTTACAATAGTCTCAAGACCAGGACGTTCATTAAAGTAACTCTTGTACTTAGGATCAGTAAGAAGTTGATTGAATCCTCTTTTCTCCCTAATCTCAACTGCACTAGTACCTATATCTGTACCTGCTAAGTAAGAATCATTGGTTCTGATTATATCCCCATCCTTAACTGTAATCTTTCCTTTAGGAATAGGGTTGTATTGGAAAGGAGCAAGATCAATTGTAGTTGTCTGTCCTTCTTTTTCCATATTCTTTTTCTCTCTAGCTACACGTATTTGTCCAGAAATGTCATACTCTTTATTACCAACCAACTTACTTGACTCTGATTCAAATGCTTCTTTCTCAGCAGCTAAGTTGATTGAACTAGTTACTCTCTTTAAAGCTTCTTCTTCCCCATACATCTCAGTCAATTGCTGAACGTAAGGTCTAATGTCAGGATTATTCATCCAAGAGTCACGAAGACTATTAACTATCTCAGCTTTACTGACTTTCTTACCAGTACGTTGATCAAAGTATTGACCACCTAACGTCTTCGAGTAGCCTTTAACCCATTCAGTTTCAGCCCAATCTTTAGTCAACTTAGTAAAGTAATCATTCAGATCGACATCCTTGGCAGGAGTATAACCGGAGAACTCATTACGATTACCTTCAGGATCAAAAGTAGTAAAAGTAGATAGAGACTTATTAACACTAAAGTCTTTGGTATCTTTTGCAATGTCTTTATTATCAACGATTGACTTTCTGTATGCAGATGCTTTACTGTATGTATCTTCAAACGCATTGTAAGCTCCTCCAGGCTGTTTAGAGTTGTAGATGAATTGCTCCATCTGTTTCATGTAATTAACTCCTTGAGAAGTATCCCCTTTCTTGAATGCTTCTACAGCTCTACCTTTCATGTCTTCTACAGGCTTTACAAACATCTGATCAACCAACGGAGCATCACCTTGAATATGTTGAGGGCGTGGTATCTTGGTATCGTATGAAGCTTGTAGACCAGATGCTAAGGCTCCAATCTGACTGAGATCAGGAAGTACTGTTTCCTTACGATACATGTGCATTGTAGGATCAAGTACTGGTGCTATTCTTCTAAATCTATTGACGCTCATTGCTTGAAAGTTAGTGCTGATAAGGGATTGTCAGAATTGATCAAGTCCTTATTTATCTGGAAGTTAGGATTCTTTATGTTCATCAAACTAAGCTGAGTCAGGAATGCACGTTGCTTCTCTTTGTCCAGATTAGCAAGCTCTTTAGTCATTACATCTTGCTTCATAAACTCAGTACCATAATTGTTTACGTTCTGGAGTAAGTTTGCAACTAAGTCTTGACCCATTGCTTTATTCTGACTATCTGCTGTTTGTTTACGTATCTGTTCGTTAGCTTTAATGCCTGCTTTCTGATCTTCACGTTGACCTTTAGCCATACCAATCTGATCGTTGTACTGCTTCTCTTGTAGACCAACTTGAGCAAGGTTACGTCCTACACCTGATTGTAGTGAGTTAAGACGTGACATTACTTGTCCGAAGTTACCAGCACTTTGCATGATCTGATTCTCACCAGACTTAGCTTGCTGTACAATGTCGTTACGAATAGGATCAAATGAGCCACCAAGTCCAGTGTAAGCTTTATCTCCTTTACTGAAATCAGGTACACGAAGCTGTTCTTGCTCAGGTTTCTGGAATGCATCAATAGCAGAACCAACTAACGCAGCTCCTTTCATTATACCACCAACCTTACCTAAGTCAAGTGAGCCAAGAGGATTAGGAGTTGCTTGAGATGTAGTTGAGCTAGTAGGTACACTAGGTAAGCTTGTATCTATTGGAGTTTGAGATTGTATACCTCCTCTTGCGTTGTCTAGTATATTCATTGAACCAGGAACTACAGCTTCTACTCGTCCTATTCTAGGAAATGCTCCTGATTGAAGATTACCAAGTAAGTCTTTGTAAGCATTAACTCCCGTGACATTGCTAATTGTTTTATCAATTGCAGTAGTTTGCTGAGGAACTGCTGTATCACGAATCTTTCTACCTTTTGAATCATATTGAGTTTGAATGATATATCCACCGTTAGGCATCTGTGTAGGATTAACAACTTGCTCCTCTGATTCACGTGCAAGATCATTCTTCATCTGCAACTCACTCATCAGCTTCTTGTAAGTAGCTTGACTTACTTGATCTTTCTTATCAAACTTCTGATACTCTTTAGCTTTCATTGCAAATGTTTTACCGTCAGAGTCTGTCAACGTATCTGAAAAGACATAAGGATTAGTACCTCGTTTATCTGTATACACAACTTCTTTCTTTTCTATTTCAGCTACACCTGTACTTGCAGGATTACCCATCTTGTCAACCATACCCCCACCTTGCTCGTGAGTAGGAAGATCATAAGACTTAACTTTACCTCCAAACTTAAGTTGTGGAAGCATACCTCCTTTTCTAACTATAGGTAATTCTGGTTTACTATCTACATATGAAACAGAGTTTAAAAGCTGTAACATATTGTCATCAGAGTTAGTAAGTTTTTTAACTCTATTGTGAAAGAAATTATCTGACTTTACTTTTCTGTAATCATCAAGATGCTTCTGATTGAAATTGCTTTTCATGTCCCATACTCCATTATCCTTCATTGATCTACGTAAAGCATTTATATCTGCTTGCATTTCAAATGGAAATTCGTCATGGTAATTCTCTACATTTTTCTTATTCAACTTACTCTTAATGAGTTTAGTATCATTAGGATTGTCGGGTAATGTATGTGCAAACTCATGTGTCATTACACCACGCAAAGTACTGCCAGGATATTTATAAATGTCTTTGGGGTCTATGACTACTGCTGGTCTACCTTCTCCTTTCTTTGGTAAAGAAGTATAACTACCTGAAGGCGATAATCCTAAATTAAACATTTCACCTTTATCATACTTATTGACTTCCTTCTTTTTCTCAGCTATGACAGACGATGGCTGATTCCTCTTGTAGAAAGGAGAGTTGTAAAGTTCTTTGTAATACTTGGCAGTATTGTCTGAGATTAATTTCAAATCTTCTTCTTTTGTATTAGGCTCTATCTCCCCTACTTCATAATCATTCCTAAATCTAAACTTGTTATCCTCTAGTACTACTCCAAAATCTTTACCTGTTTTTATGTCTGTTACTACAAAATGATCATCATAACCATTCTTAGAAGGCTTCATCTTAGATTTGTCAAACTCAATATTACCAACCTTTACTGTTTTTGGATTTCCTGGATCAAGTTTACCACCTTTACGAAACGTCCTAAATGGATTAGTAGGAGTCTCTAACTTCTTAGTAGGTTGCTTACCTGGAATCATACCAACTACAGCAGATAAGGAAGTTCCTAATCCTGGTATAGCTAAATCTAAAAGAGGGAGTAGACTACTAATCTCTCCCCCTAAGTTATACTTTTTCTTCATCACCTATTTTTGGTTCTAGTGATAGTCTCGTACAGATCGAATATCAGCTTTACATTATCAGAGTTATTGAAAAACAATCTGACGTAAAAGTATGTATCGTTGATTGGAATTTGATCATACTGACTAAGTTTATAATTGATATTAACTGGCAACTTATCTGTGTAATAGTCATTCTTAACTATACCCCATTCTTCTGAGAATACGTTATTACTTGTACTTAAATCACGTATTGCAGCTATCCTGTACAAGTTATTGTACTTCACTACAGTCTTAGTTGAACTGTCCCAAGTACTTGGGTAAAGTGGTTTAGGAATCAAGTTTTGGATACCTGTAGACTGCTGATTAGTGTACACCCAGAACTTACTAAATGTTGGGTAATCGAGTAATACATTGTCTTTGTAAGAGTTAGCGTAGTACTCAATTACTTCCAAGTCTTTATTATCGTAGCTGAATGCCTTAAACTCAATAACCCACTGATGAATAGTGCCATAGAAATTACCATATTGATTAGAGTCATGCCTGTATATTTTATTATTGTCAGTGCTGTAAAGTCCATTGTAGTCTGCAAAGAATGTAGTAGGCTTCCATGAGTGTAGACTGATCCAATTCTGGTACTGTAACGAGTAAGATATTAGAAAGCTTTTGTCGCGAAAATTGTCTTTATTTGCGACATCTGTAGAGCTTGTATCAGTAATCTTTTCATAGTCTTTCTTCCAGATCATCAGTCGTTTAAACCTTGGATCATACCCACAATGTATCTCACCTAAAGCGCCAAGGGGTAGCCGCGTTTTAAACCACTGTTGTACATCTAAATCAGTCAACTCTTTGAACCCATCTGAGAAGAGGAATACTTGGCCAGTCTGCTGATCTACAGTACACCACCCATATTCAGTCTTTACATGATCCATTCTACCAGAACCTCCACCAAAGCCATAGTCTACATTAATCATTTGACTAGGAGGGATACTGAGGAAGTCACCAGTACCAAGATAGATTGTACCTGCATCAGAATTAACTTGCTGTGGATTAGGAGTAAGAGAGTGAAGTGTCTTAGTGCTTCTTACAATCAATCTGTTTCTGTCATAGTGTAGTGCAGTAATGGGGCTTGTACCTACAGATGTAAAGTTCTCACTCAAGTACACTCTCCAGTTGTCACTTAATTCTTCTGTGAAAGATACATTAGACCAGATGATTCTATTGGGAAACTTATTACCACATCGGTTACAATAGTTGTAAGTGATAGGTAGTGCTGTAAACCACTTACTCAAGTACGTTAACTGATAGTCCACATTAAAGTTGTAGTAATCAGGAATGCTTATGTCTTTTGCTTGTTCTCTAGTTCTTTTAATTGATGTTGCATCTTCAAGTACAAGTAAAGGAACAAATGCAATTACAAAAGCAGTGAAAGGAGAGAATCCTATTGCAGTACTTTGTGCTTCCCATACAGCTTCTCCACCTTCAATGTTTGTAATTCTATCTGTACAATAATCTACAAGTTCACCATACTGATATACAGCTCTTTGATCTAATCCACTTACTCTTAAACTATAGTTAATCTCTGACTCTATCCAAAAGTCAAAGTAATGATGATTAAAGAGAATGTCAAGATCACTATTGTTTCCTCCTGTAGATCCTACAGTTACTTCTTCGCAATTAAAAAGATTGAATCTTGTGCTGTACACATCACCTTCAAAGTAAGTAGCTGACTGACTGTATTGTACCAGAGAGTTAAGTAGCTTATAGCGTAAGCTGAAGAGGTCTTGATAAGGATTAACTCTTTGCTTCTTAAGGATGTAGTTAAACTTGCCTACAGTAGATTGATAATTACACTTGAGAATATTAAGAGAATCAGTGTTGACAGACTTGTTAAAGTTATTCTCAAAAGTTGTTTTACTATCTATGTAAAAAGACTCTTCTACATTAAAGTATCGTTCAGCAACATTAACGTAATTAATAGGATAGTCATTGACTTGCACTTTTAAATCATATCTGTTGCTGTCTTTAATGTCATACACTTTAGAAGTAACTTCTGGAGTACCCAGACTTATGCCTTTTACTCTACTTATATAGTCAGCTCTAACACCTTCTCCAGATAATTCTTTTGGAGTAAGGCAGGCTAGGTAAGGACTAGATACAAGATTGTTACTGTAAGTATTGTATTCATAATTTCCATCATTAATTCTATCTCTGGTAAATGCTACACCAGACTCGTTTACTGTCCTATTGAAATCATCTCTAGGAGTGAATACAAGCCTGTAGCCGATAGCACCTGTAGGAAGAGTACCTACATTAACCTTTACTCCAAGACGTGTAGAGGGACTGAGAAGTGCCTTAGAAGGGAATCTATGATAACGTACATTCTTTCCAGCAAGATCACCGTAAACTAGCTCATCATTGCAATCCTTGATACTTGGATAGACTTGATCAGTTTGATAGTAACCAAAGAGTCCAGTAGAAGAAGTCAAGTTCCTTGCAGTACTGTACATCTTCCACGATGGTTGAGTAAGACTATTACCTGTACCTACTTCATCAATTGTGTAAGTTCTCTGGAATAGATCTACAGCGTCAGGTTCTCTATTGGGAATGTGGAAGACAGGACTCCATGCAAAGTCAGCATATTGAAATTGAATACCAAAAGCATAGATTTCATCAGACTGAAATGATCTAGTAGTTTCTGTCACTTCCTCCGCTGCCCAATTAAGTGTAACATTGTCATTGACATATCGTTGTAGGGGAGAGTAGTCGTAGAACTTAGAAGTAAGATTAGCCTTTACAAGACGTTTATCTACAATTTGCATAGCTTGACTGGTCTCGTAAATAACTGGATCAACCAGCAGCTTCTCTATGTCTGTACGAGTAGTTCCATTGATTCCAGTGAAAGTGAAGTTGACAGTGCTTTGAGTAGGTATCAAGTTACTTACTTCATACACAGAAGTTCCTACAGTTTCTACAGAAGCAATAGCAAACAATCTCAGGTATGGATAGTTGGTATCTACATTCTCAATAGTTACTCGAATAGATTTAGCTAGTGGATTCTTACCACCTTCTTCTGCTGAGTAACCTTCAATGAAAGTAGCTAGATTAAACCCTGGTTCATCTGTATTGATCTGAGTACTGACTTCACTGGTCGATACTACATTCAAGTTCTCGTCCAGTAGTTGTACTGCAAATGAGTATGCGCCTAACTTGAGAATGCCACCAGAGTTGACTAACTGTAGATTAGATACTACTGGTTGTTGAACAAGTGACTGTTGACGTAATTCATCAATACTCTGTATGAGACTAATCTTGTCAAGGTTAATTACTCGATCAGGATTAGTTCCATCGTTCCAGTAAATTATTCTGTCACAACCATTTAGCAGTCTGTATTCTCCTCTGATGTACGAATTAAACGTTAGTTCGGAATTATCGTACAACTTCTTATAGACATCATTAGTCAGTACACCAATCTCACCATCACCTGAAAAGACACATATCTCTCCACGTTCCATATTTACAGTTCCCCATATCTTACCTGTAACTTTATCTAGGTATGTAGTTCCTACTTCGTTCTGGTAATGCATCTGCTGCCCAGTCAAGTTCTCAAGTTGACCATTGAGTACAAAGGTTGCTACATTCTCAGCGTCAGTATGATAAGGGTCAAGAACTAGTTTAATTGGTTTCATCGGTTAGTGATTTCTAGTCCTATTAAAGTAATCAGAGTTGTCGTACCTGTGTGACCAAGTTCTGTGCAGATAACCAGCAGCTTTCATTATTCTAGCTCTACTAAACTGTAGTTCGTAGTGAGTACCAAGATCAATACTCATGTGAGTTGTCTGATCTCTAGCAGCTTGATACAGTGCTACTCTAGTCATCTTAGTGTCCATTGCTTTTTGAACCAGCATACGTTGCTTGTAATAACCTTCTTGTCCCATAGGACTTTCCATAGCCAGCTCATTCAAGTACTGTTCTTCCGCATACTTAGCCATGTACTCCCACAGTATTTGAGGTTCTTCAGGAATAAGAATGTCACCGTCTACAGATTCAAATGGAATAGTGTATTCAATAAAGACGCTACCTGATTCAAAGCTGAACTCTAATGTATTACCATTACGTACAGCAGCAGGAGGACAAGTTTCACACAGTGCATTCCTTGAAGTCTTGCCATTGATCAATCTAATTTCGTGTGTTTCAGGAATGTCAGTAAGTAAGTTATTCACTCCAACTACCGCAGCTTGATAAGCTCTAGTGTCATTTGTTGGATTGGTATAGACTATTGCTGTATTGACAACTACATAGTTATTACCATCAACGTGATTGGTTACAGTAATATAGTTACCATTGACAGTATACTCTTCGTCGTAGTTCCCATTGGTAAACAGAAGGATAGTAGTAGGATCAAGAATACCTTCAGTCCAGAGAAGACTATCACCTATCTGATTATAGTATGTAACGTAATTGGTAGTCTGCTCTTTCTGTAACAAGTTATCTCCTGAGAAGTAATCAGCACGAGTAAGGTAGTAAGCAAGATCCGTAAGTGGTTGTTTGTACAACTTAAGCTTAGTGATTGCTTTCACATTACTTGGTAGCTGAATCTTGTGGTTACTCACCTGCATCACTTCTGAGTCCTTGACAGTCTGAGTACCAGGAATGTGCAACTTCTTATAAGCTTGAATAGCCCAGGACTTCAGTTGATCATTGTCACCAAACTCTCGAATGACAGCTCTGTTTATATAGTTCAGTACATTATCTATAGGTAGCATCTCGTAGTTTATTTAGCATTGAGGGATATTCAGTAAACATCTTAAGTATTCGCTTCCATTGGTATCTGCTGGAAATGTGAAACTTCCAATACCTTTTGTATGCTACTTTACCTACACGATCATCCCAATCAAGGTGAAAGGTTTCTTTTTTAGTAGCTCCTGGATGATAAACGTAGCAATCTTTCAATGGATCACCTTTAATCCAAGGTCTACCGTGTAACTCAGCAAACTTTAACTTAGACGCATTCCAGTTGATCTGCTTACCATTTACTTTGATCTTAGTCATTCTCATTTCTCCCATGTTGTATGGAAGTACATGATTAACACCAGAGCAGAGATAGTTGAAGAAGTTAGTGGAGAAGCTTTTCATAAACTGCATCCACTCTTGCTTAGTCATCTTGTACTCAGAACGCTCAAGATAAAACTTGTAGAACTCTTTATTGCTGACTCCAATCTTCTGATCAAACCATTTCTTAGTAGAAGGATACTGAGCAGCATTAACTTCTTCAAGACTAACGGCTTTCTGAGTTTCTGTCTGGGTTGTGGTCATCAGGTCTAGTTAAAGAGATTTGAAGAAGACGAAGACATTCTGTGTATACATCTTTGCTATCAAGTACTGAGATTCCAGATTCTAGTCCGTAAATGTCTATACACTCTACATCTGATCCACAGTACTGTATGTCAATCCAGTCTACAATATTCTCCCAGATACCTTCTAGCTGTACATACTTACGATCGAGTGTACCATACAAGTAGAGGTATTGATTGTGAGTATTGTATCTAATGGACTTTGACTTGATAGGATCATACACACTAAACTTCAATTCTTGATCAGAACTGTGTCCTACTGTTGAACCACCTAAGTCGTAGATAGTCATCTTAACTGGTACAGGAATCTTACTCTTAGTTTTCAGCACATCGCAACCTACAGCTACACATGAACAGTCATGGTGCTTTACACGTTCTAGTTCAATACAGAATCTAGTCTTATTGTGCTGGTTTATTCTTTCTTTACGACAAGTATTAATGATAGACCACAAGAATGAATCAGTGTACTTAGAATCATCTTGTACCTCTTTAATCAGTTGTCGTAGTGTACTGATCAACTCCCCTATTTTCATCGTAGTAGCATTTTTATAATATCAGGACAATCAGGAATTTCAATTGACTCAACTTTATCAAGTACATGTTGCACATACATCTTATCAATCTTTAAATCAGTATACTTCTCAATACAATGCTTGTACATGTTCAGTTGAATAGTGTACTTATTAAAGTTACAGTTAGACATGAAATCAAGTGGGGGTAAGAATGATTCGTACCTGTTGCTGTACTTGATCTCTTTATCTGTCTTGTAGTCATGTATTTCTAATAGTCCTGTATCAGTGTTAAGGAACAGACCATCCATCTGTCCTGCAATCTTATTTTCGTAATCAGCTACAATGTATTCAGATCTAATTGGAATAAGCTCTTTACGACTCTGTACATAGTTCCAAACTAAATCAGAAGTGTACTTACCTTGAAAGCCTAATTCAAAGTCTCTGTGAATACTTGTACCTTTATTAAGTGCAGTCTTAGATTTATTCGACCAGTCACTTTTCAACTTAGAAGTATCAATCTTAATCTCAGTGTAGTGCTGTACTTCACCATTAACTCTAAGATGATTGTCTGGAAGCTTTTGTACTTTCAAACCCATCTCTTGTAGTGTCTTGTACTTCAACCAGTACTCCTCATTGAACTCAGGAACGATCTTCTTAACCCATTGAGTTACAGACTTGAACTTGTACTGCTTTATAGGAGCAACAACGTAGTCAGTATTAGGAACCTGATGGTAATACTCATGTGTTTCCTCAATGAACTTAATGTCTCTGAATCTGTCAAGCTGTTTAAACATATCACTTGACGCTGTATAACTTACCATTGAAGAAGAATTTACCATTCTTGAATTCTATTTGTTGAAAGTGAGCAGTACCATTGTCCAAGTAGATTACACCAAATCCGTTTCTCCACTGTGCTTTCTGACTGTCTGCAACATAATTGAAAGCTCGTAGCTTACTGTTTCCTCCCCAACCTAGATTGTGACCAGAGAACTTATTTTCGTAGTAATGATCAATGCAGTGTGTGTGGTTGAAGATCACAGATTCGTTCATGTTGGTTACATGCTTCTTAGCTGGATTCTGACCACAGTACAATCCATGAATTACTGAGAACTCACCAATCTGTACTTTAGCAGTTTTCCAATCTTCCTGCACTTTCCAGCCACGATACTTTAACCGTAGTTCTTCAGCTAGTGATTTAGCTCCAACCTTAGCAGTCTCAATGTCTTGAAAGAACTTACTGTATCTCATCTCATGGTTTCCGTAAGTGAATTCTACGTCACCTTTGATCTGACTGAGCATTCTATTGGTTTGCTCTAGTTCTTCGTCAAGAGTGCAGAATACTTTCTGTCCTTTCTGATGACCGCTGAGTGAAGCTAAATCAATCGCATCTCCGTTGAGAATTGTTTTCACTGGTTGAATGTCAGATTGTACTTCCAAGAAGAGATCAAACATATCAACGTTGTGATAAGGAAAATGAGCACAACCTAGTATTAGATAGTACCCATTCTTAAAGTTTAAACTACTCATGTGTTGTAAGTTAATTTCAACAAAGGTAGTACTATTATTTAATTTAGCAAGCAAAAGTACCAGTTGTGTACAACAACGTCTCTCCACAGATACCATTTACATACACCTCAGCTCTATGACCAGCAGGACAAGAAGGTGTATAAACCCATTGTGCTGTGCCTGCTGCAAGTGAAGTCATTGGTTTAGTTTCGTAGTAATCACCTGGAATTGTAGGAACTCCACCAACTAATCTGTACACCTTCACTGACAGTTTATCCAGTGTAATATCTGCTGAACATCCAGGAATGTTGAGAATGTAGTTTCCAGAGAATGTATTACTTGGAGAGCCAATGGTATATATTCTGTGCTCAACTGTAACATCTGTAGAACTAGAACCAACTGTATATTTAAAGGTATAGAACCCAGAAGGTTTACCAGAGAAAGGTACAATCGTTGGATCGACTAAACTGACAGTAGTTCCAGAAGTTTGAGTCCAAGTTCCACCAGCATCGTAACCTACAAGCAAGCTAGTCAAGTTGATGTTTCCATTCGTACACACTGCCCCTGCTATTGCTGTACCAGAAGATACGTTATTGAAAGTGACTGTAACGTTTGCAGAAGAAATGTCATTCAAACCTACTCCTTTGAATACAAGTGTATCAGTTCCAGAAGAAATAGCCAAGTATTTTAATGTAGTTCCATCAAAGCTCAATGAACCCTTTGTAGGGGCAGTGACAATCTCAAATGATCTGATACTAGTTGAGAATCGTACAGAAAGAGCGTCTTCAGTGAGAGAGCCTACAGAGCCATTCAGACTAAAGTTGCTTGCTGTTGGAGTCGGATAGTTGTAAGGATCAATAAACAGGTCAATGTGCTCAGTAGGATTACCATTCACATCTTCTGCTTTAAATCTTACTCTATCAAATCCAACTGTACCAACTGTGTACTCAATCTCCTTGCTTGGTAAAAGTTCAGCTACACCTATAGCAGTAGTAAGAACTCCACCAGCTACAGACTGACCACTCGACGGTACAAACTCGAAAGTAGAATAATCAATGTTCCCATCGTCAGACAGCTTGTAAGCCTTTATGTTGCCTACACCTGATGCTCCAATCTTTTGCTCTACACGAATAGGTGGAATAGTAAGTCCTGTACAAGAATTTACTGATACACTTACTTGAGCAAACTGAGTAAACCTTCCAGCTAAAGTCTTAAGTTGAAGATCGTTTCTAAAATCTTTACCAGGATCTTTTTGAGTAAATTTTATAAATCCACTAGGTTCCCAAGTAGCAGTAATGTCTGAATCTAATACTTCAACGTAAGTTTGATCAAAGGCATAAGCATTTTCAATGTATACTGTCCATGTAATTATACCTTCATAGCACGTTGCTACTGCTGTAAAATTATTCTGTAAGCTTACTTGAGGTATTTCGACAGAATATGCTTCTACTGTAGAACACCCGTTAGAGTCTGTTACTTGAAAATATACTGGAGTAGTTACAATATCTAAATTCTTTGGATCAATTGGAGTAAGTGTAAGAGTAGCTCCATTTGTACCTGTAAACTTACTTGTATCATAATCCCACTGGAGAGTGTAGGGAGCAACACCACCAGTTATAGTAGCAGTAACCTTGAGATCACCTGAAGGATTAATCGTAGCTGCTAGACTTGAGCAAGGATTAGTGAAGGTAATAGCAGTTGATTGAATACAACCATTATTATCTACACCTCTTGCTGTAAGTACAGTTGAGCTAATACAAGCTGAATCTGTAAATTGAGCATCTACAGTTATATTGAACACTCCAACATTAGATCGTCCTGATGTCTTATCCAGAGTGACACAAGTAGTACTACTCGTTATTGTCCAGTCTACATAAGAAGCAGAAGGAAAGTTGAATGCAATTGTTTTAGGTAAACGTATCATGCTTTATTAATTGAATCTATGAAATTCATAAAGTCCTATGTAGTAGGATTAAAGTATCGTTATTGTAGGTGAACAAGAAGCATCTGCAACTGGAGCAATTGAACTAGTACAAGTAAGTGTTTCTGTCAATGTATCCTCTGTACAAATTGGTTCTACCCAAGATGAAACCTTGTTGCAATCAGGATAGAGACTAATGAAGTGTTCACTAATCTTACAAGTTGTACAAGGAAGTCCATACAGACGTTCATTGACTATGTTTTCAATTACATCCGCAATCATCTGTCACTGCATTATTAGCGATAGTAAATAGTTCTTTCAACTTGTCACAATCTGTACATGCTCCAGCATTCTTGAGAAGGTAGTAGTACAAAGCTGTTCTGTCACTCTTAGTTGAATACACTGCATCTACAACTTTACAATTGAATGTAGCGTCAACAAAGTAGCAAGACTTCTCACGTACTGTAGTACCATCTGTAGTTACTTCTAGTATGAATTGATACACTCCATCTACAGGGTCAGTATCTACTACAAATGAAGTAGCAGGATTAACCAAGTCGTAATCTTCTGTATCAATGTATAGTTTAGCAGAGTCCATTGTAGACCAGTTAATCAGTGTAGATGTAACTGTCCAGACTCCATTACTTAGTGATATTGTCATCAGTGTTTAATTTATCTGCTATTACAGTGTCAACGTGAATGTCTTTAATCAACTCAGTTGTCTCTGTAATTGGCTCAGGATTATTCTGTAGAAATCTAGTAGTTCTTACACCAAGATAAGACAAGATAAGAGTTACTACTGACGTTACAGTCATAATAAGAGGCTTAATATCCTCTGATCCATAAGTACCAAAATAGTCAAGAACTCCTATCACTATGTTAGCAATAAGAGTTACAAGCATGAATACTTTAGGATCATTGATTTTAAAACCATCTAACAGTTTAATTAGCTTGATCATTTTTCAGTTTTAATGTAGTTACTGATAATGTTATTCTTTTCTGCGATTGCAGTCTTATCAAAAGCTTTATCTTTTGTAAGTATAGCAATCTGAGAATCTTTTTCTTGCACAGCTTGACGTAACACTTCCATCTCAAGTGATTGTTGGTGTACAGTCTGCTCAAGGACAAAGACTTGTTTTTGAAGCTTGTGAACTTCTACCATTAATTCGTTTCTGAAGTCAAGTTCCTCTTTGCGAAGATCCATAGCGAGACGCTGTAATTCAATGTCTCTCTTCTTATTCTCCCATTTACCTCTGAGTATCCATGCGACTACAGCAGTCAAAGCAGCAGAAATAAGTGGTGTAAGAACTTGTACTAAGAGCTTAAAATATTCGTTCATTATGACTGTTTTAAACGACATGGTGCTACAATTTAGTGAATCTTATAATTAGATTAGCTTCCATGTCTTGTGGTGATACATTATTTCCTCCAAACCACGAATCTACAATACCATATAACCAAGTATTTAAATTTGATTTGTGCCAAAGTATAATGGAAGTCTCTAATATAAGATACAGTTCCATTCCTGTGCTGGACGGCTTGAAGTATCCTTTAATTGTATCACCAGCTTTGTATACTCTAATCTTATCTTCATTTGCTAATATTGCTTTATCTCTATTCTCATAAGGTACAAACTCAAAGTAATTAACTTGGTCAAGTTTAGGTCGCCAAGCAAGCATGAAAGCATTGAAATTCTTAGCAAAGTCAAGGAACTGGAATAGGCCTACACCTTTATTAAAGTCATAGTTATCATTTCCTAATGAATCATACCAACAGCTTTCTGTCAGTGTGTATTCAAAGTACAGTACCTTGTTCGTCAGCATTCTAGGCCAAGGTATCATACTTGGTTTGAAATCGTGTTGTCCTTGCTTTACAGTTAGTATACTCATTAGTTTATTATTCCTAGTTTCTTTGCAATACGATCAATAATGTACAATGCTTTTTTCAAGAAAGTCAACTGTTCATCTACTGATCCATTCTGTGCTACACCTTTAGGACTAAGTAACATTGCGTTACGAATAGCTTGTGGTGTAAGTGTACCTGAGCTAGAACCTGAACTTGGAATCATAAATGAACCTGTCACGTACTTCTCATCAAATCCTAGTGTAGCTTCTTCAAACTGCCAGATGTATTGTGTGTCATAGTTGACAGTAAACGTATACTGATAAAGACCATTAGCTATAAACGTAGCAGATCCTGACGAGACAGAAGTTCCATCAGGTAAGATCACAGAGACAGTTGGAGTAAGTGAATTCAAGAATCCTGAACTGTCTGAATATTGTGCTACTACAGATATAGTCATCGAATTGATCTTGTAGTTTCAGGTTCTAGTTTACGTTTATCTGATACCCAGCTTCTACCTCGTTTAAAGAAGTATTCACGTCCGTTATTAGTAACCCAGAATACATCCTCAGAGACAAAGTTAATACTTGCTGTTAACAATCTAAGTTGTTTAGTTATGCTTATTTCTACACCATTTAATAACCAAGTACCAACTAACTGTTTAGCGTTGCTGAGAGAGTCGAGATTAGGACGTGTAGTGTAGAGCGTTCTGTACTGTCTATCAGCTTGACGTAACTTGAGAAGATAGTCTTTCTCTTGTTCCTCAGTTGCTAATTTAAAAGCACGGTATTGTCTACCAGCATCTACTAAATTGTTTAGTAGAGTACTTTTAATAAGACTGTCAACTGTAGTATAGGGTTCTTCAACTGTTGTCTTTTTAAGTCCTTCAATACGTACAGTAATTTTGTACCATTGAGTGTCACGTTTCTCATACACTATAGAGTCTTGTTGAGCGTAGGAGAAGATTGGTAAAAGTACCAGTAGTAAATACTTCATAATTGTTTAAGTTTTCCTAGTTTGAAAGTTCCGTTTGATTCTTCAATTATGCCTGTTTGTATCCAATATTTCCACTTTGCAGTTCCTTTGTAGTTAAGCATCCATTGAGGTACAGAGGTCTGCTTTTCAGCATTGCCCCCGACTCACCTTTGCTTCAGTACCCAACGATATGCTGGGGTATTGTCAATCTTCAAGCAAGTGAATTCAAATGTAGTTCCATGATCTGACCATGTACTGTCATCAATAGTTAATGTAGATTGATCAGATGGATCAGTTCCTCCTACTGCGGGGTTGGTTGTAAAGTACAATCTTGAAACACCACCTGCTACTTTGATTTTAGGTAGATATAGTCCAGCGTCTTTCTTCTTACTGTATACGATAATCTTTCTTCCACGGAATACATCTGAAGCGTCCGGGAATCTGATCTCTTGATCCGAACTCGCAAGTACTGTCATTGAAGAAACTATAGTTAATTCTTGACAGGTGTTTAATAATGTTCCTACTGAGAATAAAGTAACGTCTTCAATGAAGGTGTCACGAGCTATTCTGTAGTCTAATATTGTTCCTTGCCCTGTGCCGGAAGGTGCGAATGCAGCAATGTACGTGGGGGTGCTGAGGGAAAGGTCGGTGGCTTCTTTTATTCCTGTGCCATAACTTCCAAATCTAATATTACCTACGACGTGCAATTTTTCAGACGGGGTTGTTGTGCCTATACCTATTTTAGCATCGTACGTCGCACTGTTTACCCCATTGATTGCACCGATTGTGATTGCTTGATTTTGCCCAATTGCGGCATAGTTCCCAATTGCGGAAGCATCGGAAAACATGGTATCAGTTGCGCCCGTGTAGTTGCCTATGAAAGAAAGGTTTGTGCCGCGTTTAATTACTCGCCCTGCTAAATACCCGTATGTGGAAATTTGATCCCCTGATACTAGCGATTGTAATTGTAGGTACCCGTAGTGAGTTCCTCCTGCTGATCTTTCTGTGCTTGTCGAGCCTGCCCCGTACCCAAATGCAACGGTTTGGGTTAAGTTCACTCCGGCAACCCTATTGAAGCTTCGTGACGCAAGTATAACCGCACGATCTAGGCTTGTTGCATACCGAGCCACAACGGAACCGCCAACAAAAAAGTCGCTCCCTGCTGTTGTAGATTGGTCAGCAACTTGAATGCCAATCCCCACCACATTAAATGCAGAAGTGATTCCATTTAGAATGTTGTCACCAAAAAGCATAAATCTACCACCTGATGCCCTTGCTTTTTGCATTAGGTTTAATCCGAACAATACATTCTGCCCTGCCCCAAATCCAGTTGAATCGCTACGTATGTTCTCCCCATACATTATACTTCCATTCTCAGCCCAATTCACATTTTTACCCATAATCGGAGCATAGGTATTTGTTTTTACCTTTCCAAGCGGAAGTAAAAAAGTATCTGAAACTGTTGTTTTTGGAGATAAGGTTAAACTGAATCCACCGCTTGAAAGGGTTCGATTTCCTGTTAATGTTAAGTTAGAGTTTCCTATATTTAATGCCGAAGAACGAACGTAGGCACGAGTTGCGATAAATGCCCTTGCTCCGCCTTGGTAGATTTGGTATAATGTGCTATCTGAATTGTAGCGAATCAACCCGTTTGCCTCTGTTGGCGTTTGTGCAGTGGTGCCACCTCCAAGTAAAACCCCTGCTGTGTTGTTTAGAAACTCTGCATATCCCGTCGCACCAGATAAACGAAGTTTCATATCCGCTGCCACGAAGTTTGTATTTGCTCGTTGAGCATAAATTGTAGCGCTTCCGTTTCCATCGTGACCAAACGCGGCCTTATAACCCGCCGTACCTTCGCGCATTAAAAAATAAGCGGATGAAGCCGTCTCTTGTGCAAACGAAGTATTTAACCCGTACAACGATTCGGTTGCGGAACTAAAAAAAGAACCTGCATAAGCTAAACGAGGTGAGCCAACTGAAAGCACCTGCGTTCCTGCTTTCCTGAAAATCAAGTTGCCGCCACTGTTTCCAGAATCGAAAATGAAATTTCGTGTGCTAAAATCAGAAGTAATTGTGGCAAAAAAGTTATTGCTGTACGGCCTTCCTATTGCAATTGTACTGCCTGTTGCGTCGTCTGTTAAGAATGCAGCAACGTGATTTCTAACACCCGTGAAAGCGCCAGGGCTGTTCGTAGTGGTAAAGATTGTCCCTGTTATGAATTGATTATTTGCGGTAGCGGTTGCTGAGGTTGTGACACGCAATGAGCTATGAGCAGTCCCTACTATTGTTCCAGGGTTTTGGAAAGTAATTCCGCTGTTGTCTGTAATTTGCCCATTGGCATCAAAAAACGGAACCCGTGTAGCCGTCCCCCGTGCAAAGGTAGATTCCAGCCCATAAGCACCCCTCGTTCCGTTATGCCATCTAAATCCTGGCCCGATACCATCTGTTACCCATTCAAAGTTACCGCCTACTCCTGTAATAGCATTTGATTCTGCTGTAGTGTGAAAAGGGAAAGGTGATGAACTCTTTGTGGTTGAACGTGCTGTAAGAATTGATGTGGGCACGTCGGTGGTTGTGCCTAGTAAGAGATTTTTATTAGAGGATACTTGTACGCCTTCCATCTCTGTAACTGTACCATCTGTGGCAAATCCTGCGATGTAGTTGGATTGGGTTTTGGAAAGGTCGGCGGCTTCTTTTGTGCCTGTGCCATAGGTTGAAAGCCTGAAAACATCCGTGGTGTTATTGTAGGAAAAGGAAGAGTCAGAACCCACATTCAGGTTTCCGTAAAAGAAATGCCTTATTGAGTTTTCACTTGATCCATTCCCGTACTGGTATCTATTTGCTTGTGTGATATTATGAACCGATCCAAATGCACCAGAACCACCCCCGCTTATCGTGTTAAAATTCCCAAAAGCAAGTGCACCACCAGCAGACATCGTATTGTTTACGCCTATCGATGTGGAGTTAATTGCATTTGAGGCAGAAGAAGTAAACCCGACGACTGTTGCCCTAGTTGATATACCGTTAACGGACGCAGCATGACCAACTTGAGTGACACCGAAATTGCCAGCTTTGTTTTCTATGTAAGACCCTCCTCCGATTGATACATCCGAATCTAATAAAGTTAAGTCTGTCGCGCTTGTATCTGAGCTAAAAATAGTTCCAACAAATACGTTCGCGCTGCTGTTTGTATTATAGTTTGTGACATCGCTTGTGAATGGAATAGCAATCATCGAGCCGTATCGATTGAAAAACGATTCCTGTATTGTGTCTCGTCTTGTTCCTGCGTTATTTCGATATACAAGACTAAATCCAGCTTTATAAAGCGAGTCTGACACCCCTCCGATTGTGTTTGAGTTTCGATACCCTATCCAATTGTTTGCGTCCAGCACAGCTATTTTTGTAGCTGACGACATAAGCGGAACAGTGCCTAATCGAATACTGTCCCTTACGTAGAGATCACCATTTATATCCATTTCTTGTCCTGGGGTTCTTGTCCCGACTCCTACATTGCCCCAGCTACTCCAATTCAATATAACATTTCCAGCAAAGGCAGCGCCTCTAGTGTATGCCTGCCCACCTTGAATATATATATCACCCCCTGTTACTCCTGCATCCGAGTTGGGGGAATCGCCACCCATAAAATATAAATCACCTCCATCATCACCACCGCCTCCGTTTGCATTTCCAACCCCGCCACTAAAATACATCCTGTAATTTGTGTTAAAAAAATGCGAAGATTGTGGATTTTGGTTACCACTCCTAAATCGAGCTACCCCCGTTTCGGGCAGTGATAATCGGTTAGAAATATTAACATCAGAGGGATTGAACTCCAAAAAACCCCCGCCTGATGTCAACCCCAATCGCCACCAGTTAATATCTGTGGGACTTGGAAAAATCCGAAACCCAATTGCACCAGTGGAAAAAATGGAAAGGGGGGCTGTAGGTGATCCTGTTCCAATTCCAAGTCTGTTGTTTGTATTGTCCCAAAATAGTTTCGTGTTATTTTGCGTCGCTTGCCCATTTGCATCTACAAAAATCAAACTACCTGTTGCAAACCTATTTGCTGTACTTTCCAACCCCTTAGCCCACCTACTACCGTTGTACCATTCAATACCATTTCCGGTTGTGTTGTACCAGAAATCCGACGTAACCGCAGGACTAGGTCGTTCTGCATCTGTTCCCATTGGGATGTCGATCACGCCTGGGCTATCCCATGTTGTCCGTTTAGTGGTGCTGTTGTAAAGAATCGGTGAATCTCCGAGCGTGTTGGCATTTGTCCAAATCGGTATTCGTGTAGCCGTCCCCGTGCCTAGTGCAAAGGTGCCACCAATAGACGGATACGCAAAATCACGATTACCAGTTGCGGAAATATCGAACGTCGTAATCCACCCGTTTCGATCTCGAAGTGCTAAATTATGCGCACCGTTTGCAAAGAATCGAAACCCTGACGCTGGTGTGCTTGGAGTTGAACTTTGTGGCAATAGTCCTAAAAAGCCGTTCCCAGTGGTTCCGGTAAGGGTGCCGCCGAGGATGGGAAGGAATGTAGAGTTTGTATAGAAGCGTGTTGCAATAAGACTTGTATCTACTCGAAGTGTATTAGTTGATTTAAGTAATCCATATCCAGCTAGTCTAATATAAGGGGCTAGGAAGGATGTTGTATCTGCCTTTAGAAGATAAGTTGAGATGTCAATTGTGTCACCGTCAACTAAGGCTGTCGTACCAGAGAGCTGTTTTAGGTAGAGTGTGTCTGGTTCAATACTAGGTTCCACAACCTTTACCCAAGTATTACCTACAATCCATCTGTAGAATGACGAATCTGTAGTTCTGTATGCAAACTTAGCTCCTCTAGTAGAGGACATCGGGAATGAACTTCCTATCTCTACTACACCGTATGAGTTAAGCAACTGTGCAGATACAGTGATAGGCAAAAGAAGAGCTAGTATAATAAGTATGTTTTTCATTGCTCTGTTTTATGATTCTCTAATTCTGACAAATCCAGTAGGAATACCATAGTCCATAGATACAAGCACATAGTAAGGTTGCCCTACTTGTACACCATTACTAGCAGCCTCAGCATCATTACTGTAAGCTCCTGGAATAGTTAACCCACCTGATCTATTGGTTCCAAATATTGTTCCTATCATGCTTTAAGAATTGAAAATTATGAAAGTCCAAAGGATTCAATGGTTTTTAGAATTCTCCCCAAACATCTAATCCTAATGCTACAAACTTCTTCAAGTAGTAAGTTCCACCTGTAGTTGTAAATGTAGTTACAGTACTTGTAGAACCATGTCTGATAATTACATCTGATCCTGCTGCATTGATGTTCTTACCTACAGATGAGTTAACTGCAACCCACATTGTATAACCTATTCCTACTTTATTGGCAGTAATGCTTGTTCCTACAATCTCAGGTAAAGTTACGTTAGTTGGTGTAGAGTTAGTAATGTACTCAATAGAAGTTTCTCCATCTATTTGATAAGTAGTTACAGCTTGTGAATTAGCTCCAATTGAATTGTAGAGTACTGGAATAGTAGCTCCTTTTTCTTCAAATGTAGCACTCTTATCTCCACGTTCGGCTCCTACTGCAAAGATTGAGAATGTAGGTACATTAGCAGAAGTAAGACTAGCTTGAATAGATGATCTGTAAGTATTGGCAAGATCAGATACACTAAGTCCAGTAGATCCAGATGTAGAAGCTACACTAGCATTAAAGATTCTAAATCCACCATTGTAGTACTGATGACCAAATGAGGTCTGTGTTCTAAAGTAACCATCTCTAGTTCCATTGCTTATCTCAGCAGAAGGAATGTAAGGAATGACAAGTGTAGTGTCAGGTAAGATTGTAATGCTACCAGAACCATTAGTTACAGTCTGAGCATATCCAGCAGTAATGTTTGCTACTGTAAAGTCAGTTCCATTACCAATTGGTAGTTGCCCGTTGCTTGGCGTAACATCATTCATTACAGCTATACGTCTCTTGGAAGATCCAATACCAACTGCAAATCGTGAACCATTGTAGAGCACTTCTCCACCAGTCAGTGTAGTTTTATCTGATCCTGAAGTTAACTGTAAGCTTGCATCAGAAGTAGTTCCTGCACGAAGAGTTAAGAATGTAAGATCAGAGCCAGTAAGTGAGTTGTCTAGTACTTTGAGTGATGTAACTGCACCATCTAGTAACTTGACTGTAGTGACTGATCTATTCTTAATGTCAAGTGAATCTACAGTTTGACTAGCAACGTCTGCTGATACAATAGTCCCATCAAGAATCTTAGAAGATGTAACTGCTGACGTAGCAATTGTAGCAGTAACTGATCCTGTACCTGATGCTGTAACGTCACCTGTAAGTGCTGTTATACCTGTAGCTGCAATGTCATACAACTCAGTACCTAACCAATCTCGTGATACTTCAGATAACCACATCCAATCAGAGGCTTGGTAAATTCCTTTTAGTGTAATGGTCTTTCTATTGGAAATGTAGATGACAGGATCAAGTTCTTGTAAATTAGTTCCATTAAACCAAAATGCAAATCCATCAAATCCTACTACATTCATTACAGAACCAGAGGAGTCCTGTGCGTAAAGGGTTACTTTAATCTCAGTATTCTTGAGTGTGTCAGCAAGACTTGGTAGAATTACAGATGCAGTGCCAGCAGTAGGTAACAAGCAAGTAATTCTAACTCTACTGTACTTACCAAATGTATTCGCTAAGGAACCATAGTTAGTTGTACCAGAACCTATAGTGATAGAAGTGTCTTTTCTAAATCGTGTAAGACTGTCTCGTAATGTTTGAGTTAAGTTAGCACGATTGATGACATTAGGTTTTACGTAGATAGTAGGGTAAGTACCTTGTACATCACCACTAGCTGTACTTGTAGAACCTATTATTTTGCTACCTTGTGCATTTACTTGAAATGTAATCAATCCAAGTAAAAATATGAGTATGTACTTCATGTTATTTAGTTACAGTTACTTTAAATGTTCCTGATGCAGGGTCAGTTGATCCTCCGCTTGTATTGTGAAAACGAACTGTTACCGTATTGGTTGCGCTCACCCAGGCAAAAAATACTCCTGTCGTTGCACTAGCATTTGGAACACCTAGACTTACAACGTCTCCATCAGCAGCGCCCGTAACCGTAATGGTTAGATCGCTTTCACCATTTGCTGCTGTGCTTCCGAAGTCTAGTGTTGCGGAGCCTCTAAGCGTTAAAGCATATTCGTATCTAGTCGAATTTGCAGGGGAAAAATACCTTTTACCACTTGCAAATTCTTCCGCACCTTTTTCAGCCGTTGTCAAAAGCGTTCCTTCATCAATTTTCAAACTAGCTGTGGATGCTGTGGCAGTTCCTGCTTTTAAATGTAATATTGCTGTAGGCGCAATTGGAGATGTGCCAATATACGTTCTACCATTAGACCAAACAGAAATAACAGGATTATAAGTAGCTCCGTCACCTGTAGAGATGAACCCTAATCGAACTGAGCCAGTTGAAGAACCGTATACGTCAGTAAAGAAATTAGAACCATCAGGGCTACCCATGCCTATGCCATAGCGAAAATTACCAGATCGAAAAATAGCTAACCTTTGTTGAGTAACTACTGCATCGCCTGTTATTGTAACCCCTCCTGAAAAAGTTGTAGCATTAGTTACAGATAACCCCCCCACCGATAATGTACCTGTTAAATCACCGTTACCATTTGCTAGGACTCTGAATAATGGAGTGTATGTAGTGCCATCGCTGCTACTCATCGTTCCTATTCGATAAGCTGTCGCAGCAGATGAAAAGTAATGATCAGAAAAGATGCCGCCGCTGGTGCTTATACCCATCCCATATCGAGAATTACCAGATCGAAATAACCCCCATTTTTGCTGGGATACTGTAGCTTCTCCAAATATATTCGATAACCCTCCTGCACTTAAATTCATTGAGGATTTCACTTCACCAGTAAAATATACATCAGATGCAAAGTTTGTTCTTGCTGCAAAATCAGAAACTCCTCTTACTGTTAATTTTCTTTCAATTATGCTTTGGTTGGATCGAATTGTTCCTTTCAAGTCTGTATCATTCAAACTGTTTACAAATACCTCAGCCGCAACTTTATGCCCAAACACTGTAGGGTGAACGCTATCAGGATGTATAGTAGCTCTACCGCCTTCAGTAAGCATTCCATTGAACATATCTACATACTTTGTAGACTTCGCAAGGGCTACATTTTTTGAAGCAGATACAAAATCCCTACATCTAACACAACCTGATACAATACCAGTGAGCGTAGGGGATGCAATTACTATTCTTGTAGTAGGCCATCCTTTTGCGGTGGCTGCGTCAATAACCCCTGCAAAAGCCGTCTTAAATGTAGTAGTGTCCACTGCGTTATTCGCATCATTCACACCGTAGTCAAAAACCAAATATCTACGAGTAGCTGTATAGGTTGGAATTTCAGCAGTACGGCCCTCCATAGCATTGGTTCCACCAGACATTCTAGTATTTGATATACCTTTATTGTCCTCGAAAGAACCATAATAATAGCTAGTTTGGGTTGTCCACCTAGCAGTAGGAACCGTAGGGAAAGCCCAATACCCTTCTGTGATACTATTCCCAAAAAAAGTAATAGTGTCGAGCGTACTGGTAAAATTGTCTCCAACTGTCAACAATCCTCTAGCCAATAAAGTCTTTGCTCTTACTGTGTCTCCAGAAACTAACTTGCCGGATAAAGTTATTGATCCAGTGCCAGAACGAACAATCCCAGATTCTCCAGCAAAACTTCCTGCATTATTATACTGAATCTGAGTAGTTGAACCACCTGGGCTTCCACTACCGCCTGATACAGTCCCAGCTTCCCAATTACCGGACGTAGAATTATAAACTGGGACTTGCCCATTTGTAGCTCCACTTTGAGCCAATTTCAAAAGAGTAGTCCCTCTGTTTTTTAAATCAGTTGAATCAAGTGTTTGACTTGCTATTTTAGCAGAGGTCACAGAGTTATTAGCAATCGTAGCCGCAACGCTTCCTGTGCCCGATGCTGTTACATCTCCCGTTAAAGCGGTAATCCCAGAACCTCCACCGATCGAAGGTCTTGGTGCATACTTGCTACCTGTCCACGTAAGCACATCATTTGTGTTTGCCCCGGTCTGTGCTAAATCATTAGGAGATAGATTAGCTGCTTTTGTAGAGTCAACTGCGTTGGTAGCTAGTTTAGCATTGCTTATTACTCCATTGTCAATAGTCCAGGTTGCTCCATCATCTGTAACTGTAATTTCTCCTTTGTCTCCATTTGTAATTCCTGTACCTGAACCACTACCAGACATCAAGTTAAACCCTACAATAGGATCAAGAATCAGTTTAGTATTAAGTACTTGAAAAAGAGGAACCTTAGTAGTATCCGCAGTCAAACTGTAACCAGGGTTAGCTGATGTAAACCAGTAAAGTCCATTACTCAGAGTAGTTGTATAAGTTCCACAACTAGCAACCTTAAATGTATTAGCGGTCAAGCTGTCTATTACAATGTAGTCAGGTACTAAACTGTCTGCTGTAGGTCTAATATAAGTAGAACCATTCCAGAAGATTGGTGTCCATTTTCTAAATCCATGAGCTGTCTTAGTTATAGTCTGCTCACAGTTAGTTGAACTAGAACCAGAACTAGCAATCTGATCTACACGTAAAGCTAGTGTATTAAATGCAGAAGCTCTAGCTGCATTAGAGATACCATCAGCAGTAAGAGGTAATCGTCTGTTCACAGTAGGTCTGAAGATGTTCCAGTTCCCTAATGGAAATGTAGTCAGTGTACTAGAGCTGTCTCGTACATTACAAGTAATTACACCTCCTGCATTAGACGCTATTGAGTAAATGTGTAACCAGTAGAACCTTGAGCCTGACTGCACTTGTACAATGTCACCTGTAGCTGAATTAGCTGATGTATACTGACTTGTAGTATTTGAATAAATACCAGAGATAGTGAATGTATTTGTAGATCCAATTCGTGAACCAGAGAATACATTCAGTGTCCCATTAAACTGAGATTCCACTTGTCCAATTAAGGATAGTGGAAGCAGCAATAGTAAAAGAAATAATAGCTTATTCATTGTTTACGGTTTGTAGCCTATAATTGCCCAGTTTGAGTACACTTCCATTCCTATGTATCTCACACCTATGTCACCAGTTCCTACTGAAACAAGTTGCTTTTGAGGAGAAGTATTCTGAGTATAGATGAAAGGAAGTGAAGTAGATAATGCTCCTCCTAATTGTGCTGTAGTATTTATAACGTCAGTAAAAGGAGGCATAAGAGTAGCAAGACTTACATTCTCAGTCGTGCTTGCAGTTAAGATATTAACAGTGTAATTAGTTCCTGACTCTAAGTTTGCAGTAGTACCTTGAATAACAAAGTAGTACAACTTAACTCCAGAAGGAACTGTAATTGTAGCTACACCAGCAGATTGACTGAATGTAACTCCTGTATTACTTGCATAGACATAACATCCAGTACCAGCTTGGTAAAATGAAGGTTCTACAATAGCTGTAATTCTGCCTTTAGCATCTACAGTAATTGTAGGATTGATCTTAGTTCCAGCAGTGACAATGTTATTCAACCTCCAGTTAGTACCAGAAGCAGATACAGTAATGTCACCTTTGTTTCCATCAGTTACACCAGCACCAGAAGCGTTGATGTCACCATCTGCAATACCTTCATTAATCCAATCAGTAAGACTGAAAGTAAAGTCATAATCAGAGTTAGCCCCACCATAGGACATCCCTTGAATGCTTTTGTCCCTCTTAAGGCTTTTAAGTAATCTTACGTCTTTACTCACAGTCTTCTAATTTATTACGCTGGAAGAACAATTCCAAATACATAAATGTCAGCAGTAGCCGCACCACCTTGAGTACCAGTCAGAGACAAGTACAAGTTATCTAAGGTGTAAGTGTTATTTACAGCCAAAGTAAGATCCAGAGCTACAGTTGCAGAAGTAAGAGCAGTATACACTTGAGCAGCAGCTACAATTGCAGTACCACCTTTAGAAACAGCAGTATAGATACCACCATCGGCAGCAGTTAAGCTTGTAGATGCGTTGGTAACTACGATCTTCGTAATGATGTATTTCTGAGTACCAATTCGAGTAATCGGAATAGCTTGGTCAGTGAGAACGTTCATGTTAGCACCAATAAGTTTACCCAATAGTTGATCTACACCAGTACCAATGATCTGTCCAGTAGCAGTAATTGAACTAGCAGCCGTTACAGCACCAGTTACAGAAAGAGTAGAACCAAAGGAAATTGCAGTTGCTTCAGCAAGTAGTTGACGAACTCCTTTACCGTAATCGAAATTACTAGAGCCACCATCACCCATAAATAGGTTCTTACGTCTGCGTCCGTTGAATTGTCCTTTTCCAAAAAACATATCCATTGTCGTGAATTTAGAGAGTGAAAGGGAAGTGCCTATTTCTAAGCACTCCCTAATTTATCAAACAAACAGAGCAGAACTTGAGCCATCACCGTTAATGGTGAATTTATCGTTGCTCAACAACCATGCACCAAGAATTGTATTCAAGGCAGTTACAGTCGTTGAAGCAGAAGTCGAAGTAGTAATCCCATCAGCACCAGTTGCAGTTGCACTGTCATCAGTAGCAGGAAGCAAAATCCAAACACGGTTATTCTGGTGAGAAAGATCGTTGTTGATGAATTCTTCTTGCAAGAAATCAATAGCAGTTGCAGTGTAGCTCAGAGTCTCGTCAATGGCACTGTATGGACGGATAATTGTATCAGTGAAACCAGCAAGTTGCTCGTTACCATGCTGACCAAATGCACGTTCGTCAAACCAGATTTTGAAGTAACGACCAGAACCAGTGCTCTCGATTGCGTTAGTCAAAGTAGTTTCAGTGTAAGTACCATCAGGCCAAGTGATTGTAGTACCAGTTACATCTACACGAACTTGTTGGATGTCGTCATAAGCAAGAGACAGATCGTGATCAAGTCCCATTACAATTACAGAATCAACATCAGCAGAACCAGTGCTTGCAGTAGTAACGTTTACAATCTCGGAAGTTGCAGTCAGTGGAGTAGAATCAATCCAACCTTTGATGGTCTGGATCATTTCCTTAGTCAAGGTAATAGACATGTTGCTAGTGCCGTCAGTCATTACGTTGATTGTGTTTCCAGTTACCAGAGTACCAATTGCTTGACCAGAACCAGAACCGTCAGTGTCAATACCAATTGCAACTACATTTTTGATGTTACCCAGGGATTGAAAAGGAGGAATCAAGTTATTGGCTTTGCTGTACTTGTTCAAACCAGCGATCAAGTTACTCAGAACTACAGCTTGAGTTGGAGCAGTTGCACCAGAAGTGTAGACAGACGAGAATTGATCAATGTTTCCACCAAACTTCTTGTCCTTACGAACTGAACGCATCTTAACATTCAATGCATACTTAGTGTCAGCAGTAGGGGCAGACAAAGAGCTGTAAAGCAAGCTAGAAAGAGTACCAACTACAGGAAGATTAGTAGTTACCTGCAAGATACTGTTAGCTGGAATTACTGGAGAAGAATTGTAAGCAGGGGTTTCAAGACCTGACCAGCCAATTACTGAAGTCGTGTTAGCTGACTTGCTAGTACCTTGGAGGATTTGAATTTGCAATACACCGTTAGATACTGCATCAGAAGTACCGTCAATGTAAGTGCGAAGTTCTGGACGAATTACACCAAGCTGACCGTTAGTGAGGTTGAGTGCATTACCAGAACCAAAGAATGAACCAGATGTGCGCATAGCTTGATTACCAGTGGCAACCAAAAAATACTCTTGCATCGGTTTCTGTGTTTTACGTAACATGTTTTTCTTTTTAATTCAGTTTCCCGAATGTTATACGATTGTATTAATCTTTTGTGAGTTAACCTGCAAGTCATTGTAATTGCTGAATCTTCTGTGAGCTTCTTGAACTGCAATTGAAACTACAATGTCAATGTACTGTGCTGGTAAATCACTGTCTGTTTTAGTTAAGTTAATTGCATTAGGAATATCCTTGTCTTGTAACGCTGGATATGTCCCTAGTGCAATCTTATCTGGTTGTTTAATGTAAGTGAGATAGACATTAAGTGGAGTCATTGATCCATCAGGATACAAGAAGAGTTTCTTATTCCTAATTGTACCTATACATCTTTTCCAAGCTCTACTAGACTTTCTGTGTTGATTCTGTCTAGCAGTATTCAAGTCTTGATGCTGATCTATGTCTATGTTAATTCTATCACTACATTCAGAAATTGAAATATAGGCTCCGTGAAATGACTTGAGAGGAAAAGCCGTCTTGGTTAAGTCTGCAATGTAGATTCCGTCATTGACTGACAGCTTGAGACTTGGCTCTTCAGGGTAGGATTTAACAAGAGGTTCCAGCATGTCAATTCGTTGCTGAGTAACCTCAAAGCCTATATTCCAATTGTTCTTATTTACTCCAGTAGTAAAGAGTTCCACATACTCAAATACAGCATAGTTCAAAAGCTCGTCTTTCTCAACGTCGTTTAAATACCTACGTTGATTATTAGCTTGTCGATTGTATGCCATTTCAAACTTGCTGTGTAACTCTTCTACTTTAATCATTACTGTATTTTAACTCCGAAGCCTTTCAGCTCGTTAATTAATTTGACGTAAGCATTATCTGGATTAGGGGCTTTAGGATCATACTGCTCATACTCTTGCAAGAAGAGATTTTCAACTGTGTGCCCTTTGATGCCTAGAGAATAAAGGTTATCAATTCCTTTCTGTGATCTCCAGATATACTTCCCTCCATCCATTAAGATTACATAATTCTTAACTGCCTGTTCTACCAAGTATTTAATGTAAACTCTATCAGGCTCTTTTTCTAAGAGTTCGTAAATCTTATTAAAGGTATCAATACGTTCTAGTTGAGTACCATTAGCTGTCTTACGATCTTCAAATACATATTCCTGAAGACTTGACTTAGTTGTAGTTTCAGAAGTATCAGAGTAGTTCAGCTTGAGGATAGTTGAGATTTGCTGCTGAGAGAAGTGAGGATAAGACTTCACTAGATTTCCTAGATTGCTTAAACCTTCCATCAGTACATTTCTCTTCTCTACTTTCTGCTTCAATGCTTCTTCTTCTTCACCAATGTAGAACTCGTGAATGTCGTGGTTTACTTCTTGAGCATTCTTAGCTACAAGTGGGTGACTCTTACAAATGTGAATGCACCAACGTCCACGATCAGTATCCGCAGAGAATACATTAGTACCTTCTTCTAAGTAGCATTTGAATCCTTCCAAGAAAGTACGTTCAGCTTCTATTCTTTCAGCTTGCTTAGGAGAGTTCATTGCAGTTGTCATAGTAGGTGTAGTAACTACAGACGTATAAGTACCAGCAGGTACATTGTCTTTAATTTCGTACACTTGCTGCAAACTCAACTCATCAGCTTTCTCAATCTTATCCCAGCTTTCTAACCAATGAGAAGCTTTACATTCCAAACCTTTGTATGGATTAGTAATATTCTCATCAAGTCCTGTAACCAGTCTATTGTCAGTCCTATGAAACTGAAGAGGAGTTATAGCACCTCTAACTTTAGAACGACCAATAGATTGAGAATTACCTTCAGAACTACGATATTCGTAGTGGCTTCGTCCTTGTACCGATACTCTAGGTACAGACATTACATAAATCTTATCTACGCTCATCACACGTCTTTTAATGATTTTGAATTAAATAGTGAGAGGGAATCTCACCCTCTCGTATTATTAACTTATATCAAATGTAAACGATCCTTCCGACGGCAGTTGCGTCCCAAATGCACAATGACCCAGACAATTCACGCTTGATCTCCAACGTCTTACCGTTCTTGTATACGTTAGAACCATCACGAACAATACCATTCTTAAAGTCAATTGCGTTGGCAACGCTGTAGTAGTAATCAGACTGATCTTCCATTACCATACAGATGTTTTCACCACTTGAATTCTCAGCAGCATTTTCAGTCTGACCGAAGTCCAGAACGTCAATGTTGAAAGACTCTTTTGGCAAATAACTTCCAGGCATCTTTTCTTTGAACAGAGTGTCATCATCTTTGCTTGGATCGTACATGATAGACACGTCAATACCCATAGGCAAACGAATCTTCGTGAACTGGAAACCAAACTCTTTCTCATACTTGTGAACACCTACTGGTTCAGCATTGTCACGTACAGCAAACCCTGGCTCAAGTGTCTGGAATACAGAAGCATTCTGAGCAATCAAGTTGGACAAGTAGCTGATTGCACCTGTACCACCTACGAGTAACGCTTTACGATTCATAAAGCCACGACGACGGAAGAATACTTGGTGCAAAAAGTCATACAGATCGTTCAAGGTAAAGTTGCCATTGTGAGGCATGATTTGACCATCCATTACGATCTGTCTCCAACCTGGAGCAGTTTTCTTCGCACGACCTGAATCCAAGTCATTGTCAATCTGAAGTCTTCCGAATTCCATTGCACGTTCGCGGTCAAGCTCAGTACGTTCCAACAAACGTTGTTCAGCTTTAGTGATAAACACACCTTTCTGTACAATTTCATTGGTATTCTTGTCTTTCAAGCTTGTCTGGTAGATGTAACCACGAGAGAATGCATCACGGTATTGTTTGCCGTCAGTGTCTTCGTAAGTCATACCTTGACCATTACCTTTAGCTGCTGCAATTTCACGCTTGATGAATTTGTCAGTAAAGCCAATCTCGTTAGAGTACTGACCTACTACAGAACGCAACTTGGTAAATGATTGGTAATAGTCACCAGCACCTTTGTAGTTCTCTTCGTTAGATACACGAGTAGAAATACGGTTAGCCAATTGACCAGGAGCCAAGTAAAAAGCTGGAATCCAAGAGTTAGGATTACCGTCTTGTAATTGACAAGTGTACTTCCAAGAGTGAGCATTCAAAGGCTCTGCTTGGTTGCTAAGGATTTCAATACTAGGTGCATTGTCAGAAGCTCCCAACTTAAGAACTGCTGGTGCTTTCAACCAGTTACGGTCAATTGCAATGTCAAATGTAGTGTTGCCTTTACCTACTTGTGCAGAAGTACTTACTAACAGTTCAGTAAAGCGGAAGTCAATTTCGCTATCTCCTGCTACTGACCATTGGTAATCATTAGTACCTGCTGGTAGTACATAAACGTTGCCTTGAGCAATGGTAAGATACGACCAACGCTTATTTGTCAAACCCATCATTTTAGTTGAGCTGAACAAACCTGCTGTCATAACACCAAAGTCATAAGCTTTCTCATCACGGAACATAGCCGCGTGTGAGATAGAGTCAAAGAACGTACCACCGAACGCCTTATACTCTGTAACCTGAAGTGCTGATTTGCGATCCATTAATTGTTTTGTTTAAAAGTCAAAATCAAACTCTTGACTAGATTGTTTTTTGTTACTTGTAATTGCTGTATTCCCCCAGTAGTTCTTGTAAGTATCTCTCACCTTCTTTACTGTAGGGCTAAATGCTGCTTTCTGATAAGCAGTTAAATTAAATCCATTGGAACCATAATGTTGAACAAAAGCTACTAGATCAGCTAAGTCTTTAGGACTCTGGAAGATTGTCTCTAGCTTTGTCTTAAACTTACCTGTCTGGAACTCTTCTTGAATAGCTGCTTTAGTTTCAGCTTGCCAAGGAAGTTCATTGATAGTCTGTTGAAACTTAGCTACAAACTCTTGAGCATCTTTCATCTCGTTAGCTTGCTGTGCTTTAACTTGCTCAACTTTGTCAACTAAGCTTGTTTTGTTCAGCTTCTGTTCTACTCGTAATACACGTTCAGCAGCTTTAGTCAACTTGTCTTTGTACTTCAACTCTTCAATCTCTTCATCAATTTCCTCTTGCGTCATACCTTCTTTAGCATAAGAACTTCTAAGGTAGGATTCAGCTTGATCTTCATTGGTAAGATCTAGTACAGGTGGCTTGATAATATTCAAAGCCTCTACTAGTTCATCTTCTGTGAAGTTCTGGCCTTTAAGCTGTACAAGCTCAATGAGAGGTTTGGCAAAGTCAGGAGCATTATTAATCAAGCTCTGCTGAGAGTGTTGCCACTGATTAGTCAGAAGGGATTGTAGTCCTTCAGGGGTTCCATCAAAGTCCTCAGTACTAATCGAAAAAAAGTTATTATCTCGATAGTACTCAAAAGCAGCTACCACATTAGGGTCTGCGTTTTCTGGTAAATCAACCTGCTCATCCTCTTGTTCAATGATCTCAGGTTCATCTAAATCAAATTCTGGTAGAAAATCCATCTGTCTGAGTTTATCTCCTACACATTATTTAGGTGTAAGATACGTTGTAAATTATTTTGTACTTAATGTTTTAGCTTTCGCCTTAACTTTAACCTCTTCTTGCTTTATGTCAAGCTCACGATCTCGTTGCTGACTCTCTTTCACTTTAAGCATAGTTTCAATAGGATCTTCAATACCATCTTTATCAGTATTCTTATCCTCGTTGAACTTGTAAATGTCAAGAGCTTTAATCTGTGCATCAAGATCTTTTGTAAGTTGAATCTCTTCCAGTTTCTGAGCATGTTTCTTGTCATCCTGTGTAGCTCTAAATTGTTCCAGTTGAGCAGCAGCATTAGACTGTTGTTCTTGCATCTTCATTGCAAACTCTTGTTGCTTCTTAGTTGCAATCTGAATCATCTTGTGAATCTTCTCAGGTGACTCACCACGACTGACTGCCATTACAAGATCAGAAATAACTTCAGCTCCTTCACCTCTATTCTGAGATATTGCTTGTAGTGCATACTGAGCTACATTGCGTCTGTATGCTTCATTGTATGTAGTGTCTTGTAAGAATACTCCAAGTCCTTCGTGATCTAGAAGTTCAGGTTTAATTGTAATGAGCTTTCTAGTACTGTCAGGAAGGATGTAGTTAAGATATGTCTCAGTTACTTGAGGATTCTCTTCAAAGTAATTCTTGTAATAGTTGGTAAACTGAATCAAGTACTCATTCAAGAGACTCTTCATCATGTCATTGTGTACGTGATAGTACATCTCAGTCATGGTGTAGCTTGAGTTAACTGCTGCTTGATTGTCAGTTACATTAGAGGAGGCTGAATACTGTCCTGTAGCTTGCTGAGGAATGAGCATGTTCAAACCTATCTGTCTGTCAATTAGTTCAAGTAGATTCTGCATGATTAGAATCTCATTCATACTACCAGACACTTCTGCTCTTACAGGAATAGTCTTCTGGTGGTCAATTACACCAGACATAAGGTTGGCAGACTCATAGTAAGAATCACCAGTAGTTCTCCGTATGTGTTTCCAGATAGCCAACTTGTCAGCACCTTCATATAGCGGAGTCCCATCTGGATTAGTAGCTAAGTAGTCAGGAATCTTGCTTGCATCAATGTTCTTAATGAAACCTTCGTACTTGGAGAGTTCTCGTAGTTCAAGGTCTTTGATGTACAAGTATTCAGTGAAACCTGATAAGCCTCGTTCAATGATAGAGATTGGTTCTGCATTAAGTCCAGAGAAGATTCTACCCTTTAAGCTTAGTTCAAAGTCAAATGGATTGTCGAGATTGAGAGGTTGGTTAGGGACTTCTCTACAGTCTACAAATTCATCAGTACCATATCTAGTACACTCATAACGTCTTGGAATAAAGATCTCTTCAGCATAGACCATATTACCAAAATCATCTACCCACTCGTATCTGCTTGAATCTTTCCCCCACTTGTTAGTGAAGAAGACCTTAGTAGCAGATTTTGGCATTGGATAATTCTCTGATACAATCTCAAGCGTCTCTTCTCCAAACTCATTAATAGTAGACAAGATGATTACAGACTTGAAAGCTTTGAATTCCATAATGGTCTTCCAGATCAGTCTATTGGAATTGACTCTGTGGTTATTCATCTGACCAGTACTCTGACCAATGTATCTATTGTCAAAGTCTCTTTTCTCGTACAACTCTTCTACACCAAGGTAATTGAATTGACTAGTTGCTTTACCAGAAGTTACATCCCAACCTTGATTAGGAGTAAGGTGTGTAGATGCTCCAAAGCTGGCAATACGATTCAGTCTTTCATCAGGAATCTTACCCTTCAACTCTTCAATAGCTTGACCAATAGTGATAGGAGTTCTGTACCACCAATAATCACCTTTCTCAATCTTATCAATGTCAGGAGACTTGTGGTAACCAAGGTGAAGATTATTGAATACTACTGGTTCTGGAATACCATTGCGCTCCATAATACCAGCAAAACACATGTCTGTACAAATGGCATGTTGGAAGGTGAGTCTCTTGATTGTCTTGAACTCGTACTTAGCTTTGAAAAATTCAATGACCTGAGAATAGAACATCTCTAGTTGAGACTTGAAAGACTGTACATCAACTTCTTCAGGCTTTACTCGCTGTTCTTCAGGCACATCAGTCATCATTTGCTGAATACGCTGATCCATTACTTCAGACAATGCTTCTGTTAACTCTTGGTCTTTAGCTTTATTGTCACGATCTCCAAGAAGTAGAATATCAAAGTTGTCTCCTCTCTTGAGAAGTTCACCAATCAAAAACATGTAGTACTTGAAAATTGGATTGAATACCACCATCTCACGATCTTGTGCAAAAGGTAGTTGGAACAATTCATTCTCAGGCTTACACAGCTCTTTGAGGTTCTTTTGAATGTAGGATATGTCATTGTTCACGATCGCGTAGATCATTCTATACTTCTCATAGCTATCTGTGTAAGTAGCATGATAAGGTATAATAGAACTCATCACTGACTCAAACCACTTCTTATCCTTGTTTTTTTCTAGTAATAGCATTTCTTAATCGTTATGTGTAATTAGGTCGCAGCCTTTTTACCAAGTTTTTTGAAATTGAATGAAGTACTCCAGTCTGCTGCCGATTACTTGTATAATGCTCTATTTCTTTTATTGCTAGTGGAAGTCCCTGAAGAGCTGATACGCCGTCAAAGTTTCCATCCATTTTAAATTGTCGTATTTGCTTTATTGTAAACAAGCAAGGTATAGTTTCTATAAGTAGTTTACCACCAACGTCCATGAGCAGTAGATCACGTAAACCATCAAGCAGTGTCACTTTAGCAATCTGATTAGATACTACATAACCTGTCTGTGTAGCATTACGTGTGTAGATGTACTGGCCTTGTTCAAACTGAGGTCTAAGACATAACAGGAAGTTCTTTTTCTTCTTGGTAATATGTCCTTTAAATCTATCACCTCGGTTGGCTTCATACCATACATTTCTTACTGGATTACCATAGAACTGTATCAGCTTCTCAAACTCTTCATTGTAAGCGTCTACTCCATGTGGGTGTCTGCTAATCCAAGTTGCTGCTATCTGATACGAAGGTAAACCAAAGCTTTCATATTTAGGATTCACAATTGCGTAAGAAGCTCCAAGTGATCCTCCTTTGTCTAATTCATCAGATACGTAAGGGTCATGTAAAAAGATAATAGCATCGTTAGGAAGTATACCATTAACCTTTAGTTTCTCAGGATGAATGTAAATCATTATCTCACCATGAGTAGGATCATTAGGACTAAGAGGCCAATTGTAGATAGGTTTAGCTTCTGACTTAGGTTTGATTCTGTAAGTTACTCCTGATGCTACTTTGCTATCCCAGACTAATTCTACAGCTTGTCCAATATTTTCGTAAAGGTTTCCTGCTATCAATTCCTTCTCACGTAATTCAGCTTCTTTGTCAGGAAGATAACCTGATGAACCTCCTAACCACATATCTTCAATAGACAGTGGATAGTTCATCCTTTCTGCAATGAGTACTTGTGGATCAGAAGCCATCTTAGCCTCTTCACGTCTCTTTATGTAGTAGTCGTAAGCTTCATCAAGATCAGTATTTCCATTTTCATCCTTAAAGTCCTTGTTAGTCAGTGGGGCAGGAAGAAAGAATCCATTACCTTTTCCAAAGATCAGACAGTTGTAATCTTTTGGATGAGTAAAGATGTGCTTAGTTGACTGAATCAATTCAATGTTACCAGACGTTCCAATACCAATTTGAGAACCATACTGTTCAGAGTCTGTACGTACAACAGCATTGTTTGACCCCCACACCTCTTTGATCAAAGCAGTAAGACCAATCTCCTCGTAAACAATCATGTTTCTACGACCACCAGCAGAGGCTTCAGCACCTTCTTTTTTATTAGTAGAGTAAGAGGAGTGATAAAGAGTAGACTTTCTGCCAATCTTTTTCCAAGACTTACCTTTCTTAACTGTCTTTTGCTGTATCCAAGGATTTTGCTGATTGTTGACCCGAAAAGATCCATCCATCCACATGTAGAAAGGACAAGGTTCAAAGTCGTCATCACCTTCTTCTCCATATGCTCCAAACTTCTCCTTCTTCAAACACTCGTTAGAAAGTACAATCTTGTCAATTAATTCAGAAGACTTAGATACTTGTCCAGAACCAATTTCTACAGAAGTCTTACCGATAGGTTTGTCTGAATTCCTAGCACCATGAAATGCTAACTCGTACTTTACAGCCATTAATGAGAACGTATACGAGTTATGAGTAACAAGATAATCAGTGGTAAGATAGCAATGATCTGGAGCATCTACTGTGATACAAGTAGTCTCTTCTTGCTCAGGTAGTTTTTCAATGTTTACAATAGATACAAATCCTTCTTTCTGTCTAGATCTGAGTCTTTCTTTTTTCCTAGGTAAGAAGAATATATCTTTAGAAGTATTGATATACAGTCTTGAGTATTTACCTCTTTGATACTCCTTACCTTTTATAAAATGAGATTGATCAGATCTATCATCTTCACCTACTGAACATCTAATTCCCAGACTTTGTAGTACTTCTTTCAAATCTTGAAGTAATGTACCACAAGTATTTGTAAACTCAATTGATCCTTCCTTATTGATAGAACCATCAGTATCCATTAATCCACGTACAAGCTCGTAACGTTGTTCAACAGAACCATACTTGTAAATATCAGGTATAAATTTGTTTTTGCAAGTTACGTTTAGTTCAAGCTTCTTTATCTCTGTATGTAAAGGGTTGTGATGTGTCCAGAAATCACCTTTAACTTTTCTTTTTACAAATATCCTCTCATCTCCTAGATACTTAATGGTATAATTGTTAGTAGTAGACTCGTCATACTTAAACTCATACTCAGGAAGTAACTCTTTAAACCTGTCGAGTATTTCTACATCGCTACTCGCTAACTTAGGAGTTTTGGTAGTCATTGTACCATCTCCAAGTAAAGCTCCTAGAATGTAAGGATGTATAGGCAACTCTTTTTCTGGATACTGTACTTCTTTACATTGCTCAACTTGAAACTTGTAAGATTTACCAGATTTCTTGTGTTCATAGAATAATCCTTTTTCCAGCATTTCAATGGTACTCACAGGATTCTTTTTCTTTCTAAGTTTCCATAAATGATCTGGATGAGTAACTAGGCTTCGCCCATCTGAGAATTCAACTTTATATACATCTGTAACACCTTGAGGGTGGACATCAAGTACGTTTATTAATTCTCCTTCTGATCCATAAATTTGATCTCCTGCAACAAGCTCTCCTATTGTAGACTTTCCTGTAGATTTGTATACCGTTTCATAACAACGTGTAGCCTTCCCACCTCCTCTTGCACCTAGAACTAGTAAATTAGAGGCATCATTCTTGTATAATGGTTGTCCTAAATCATCATCGTGAAGGCTGAATAGGTATTCTCTTGGCTCTCTAAATTCCTTAAGCTTACCATTGCTAGTAATGAGTTCTGATTGCTGGTCTATCTTGAGCTTATTGAACTTATGAATACGTCTGTCACAAGTATATCGGTCATCATTAGAGAAACCTGAAAATCCAAGAGCTTCAGTAAGATAGTATGCAAAATGAAACTCTAAGTCTCTAATATCAGGAGTAATCTCATAACGTACCTTGTCCTTTGTATCTACAATAGTTGAGAACTTAGCATAGAAACCTAGTCTACCAGGAACATACCTTACTTTACCAAACTGAGGAAAGAAGATTCCATCAACTAGTTTAGTGCGTAGACCATTCCACTGAACTTTATATTGAGGATCATCAGGATGTAAGTGTACAGGTTCAAACTGTGACAAAATACTTTTCAAATTCTCAATTTTTATCCAGTCTACATCTTGCGAATAAAGGCTAAGATTTGGTGTAGACTCAGTGATAACAGTTCCCATGTAGTTAATTTAGTTTCTTGTTCTTGCGTGATACTGTATGCTTGTGGTACTTCTGGTGTTATCGGTAACTTATCTTTAAAAGCTAACCAAGCATGTTCTAACTTGACACCATTAACAACAAGTGGTACAAACATTTTAGGACAATCTTTACCTGTAATGTCATAGTGACGTACAACTTGATCTTTAGTAAGCTTGTATTTGAGCATGAGTTCAGTAACCAACTGCACAGTATTGTCAAGTACTTTTTGCTGATTAGAATCCTCATTCATGCACATCTCAATACCAATAAAGTAGTTGTTAGGATTATCACCTTTAGGTACATATTTAGCTCGTAGTGGTAGACTAGCTAACTTAATGCTATCACCTACATGCCATGCTACTTCATCATCTGGGATCAACTGTAGTACAGACTTATCATCTACAAAATAGTGAGCAGAGGACGATCTGTTAGCTGCATTAAAGTACAGATAGTGAGCTTGAGAATTAGCACCTTTACGTGTATTAGCTGTCCAGTGAATTACAATACCTCGTAGTTCTTTAAGCTTCTTGAAAGGTCTATTCTTAGTTATTAGTTTTTGAGTAATCATCTTTCGTTTTCGATTATGAGAAAAGTAAAGCTAGTTGACATTCCAGAAGTTGTCATCTTCTGCTTTAGTAATCTTGTTACCTCCTTTAGCTTTCACCATCTGCTTCTCAGCTATGAACTTGTTGTACAATTCCTCATACTGCTGATATACTTTAGGTGCATCTTTCTGTAACGTATTGATCTGTGTAGCTGTACCTTTCACTGGTTTACCATTCTCATCATTAGAGTCAAGTGTAAGATCAGTTATCTTGATCAGCTTAGACCTTTTCACCAGTACTTCTATCTCCTCTTTAAGTGCTCGTTGTACAGCAGTTAGACATTGAAACGGGAAAGCATCAAAACACTCAGTAAAAACTTCATCCCAATTGGGTTGGATCAGCTCACGTTCCAACATCTCCTGCCTCTCTTGAGTTGGTATCCTGAAAAAGATATTGAACTCTTCATCTGGATGCTGCATAAAAACAATAAACCACATCAACTTAGACGTGGCTTCTTCTGTATCTGACTTGTACAACTTAGAAAAAGGAGAATAGATTTGAAACTGGGGGTTTAGTTTCCAAAAGTTAAGAAGGTGATTAATCTTATCTGTATTAATAGCTATCATTACTTACGTACTTCTACTTTATAAAATTGTAATCCTCTTGTAGTTCTAACTGCTAAGTCTGCTGTATAGTTCTTAGTCTCTACAATAGTTTTAATTTGCAGTGTGTTATTATCAAGCTTCTCTACTTGACCTTTAGTTATTTGAAAGTCTGTAATCTTAACATCTGATTCAAACTCAGTGGTAACTTCTGTACCAACTGCACCGTAAGGCATTTTAATTAAGTTCTGAATTTGCTGCATGGCTTTCTAGTTATTACAACTTTATCAAATGGACAACCACACTCTACACATTTACCTTTCTCAAAGCATTCTGTGCAAGTTCTAGCTCTGTCCAGTGCTTCCTTAGAAGTAGCTAGTTGCATGTCCATATCTAGGAACTTTACAACCAGCCACTTAAGGAAATAACCTACTTTAGTTTGCAGGAGTTTCTTCACCTTCTACTACGTATTCAAACTTCAGTTTAGTAATCTCCTTCAACGTTGTCACAAGTGTCTTTGCAATAAACGTATTAGGAATACGGAAAATCAACTGCTTACCTTCACATTCTTGCAACGTTTCAGCTACATTGTCGTGAAGAAGCTGAATAATCTGGAGAACATTAGTGTAGTCAATAACTACTTTATCTCCTTCCAGTGCAGCAGATACAGAAAGATCTGTCAACAATTCGCCAAGGTTCTGCGTGTAGCAACCCAGGTCTTTCAAAGTTTCGTTAGCCATTACTATTGTTTTTTAAAATTAACAGTTAATTTTTCAATGTCACCCTCTTTATTAAACTCGACAGTTCCTTCTTGAAATGCAGTGTAAGATTTGAGCGCAGAATAAACTTCCCAAAGATTCTCACTCGTAGAGATTGAGTTTTCTGGATGTCCAGTAGCGTACACATTTTCAGGATAAAGCTTCTCCATGTTTTCAGTAATCTTATCCACTACAGAAGTGGGATTACGACAAATACTTGCAGATTCATCCATTAGTTTAGCTTTTAGAAATTCCTTTGCGATAGTAGGACTGAGTACAAAATCTCCACCTCCAATGTTGCAAATGTAATCTCCTTCCTTGATTGGAAAATCTCTAAGTGTAGAAACAAGTATGCATTTAGTAAATCCAAGGGAAGCTTGATCAAAAGTATAATCAAAGGTTCTACCAGAGTTTTCCATCTCGTACAGCGTACCCTTGAAATGAGTCATTTGAATGTCTATGTTCATTTCTTAATCTTTCCAAGAATTAAACGATAATCAAGCAGCAAGTATCCATAGTGAGGATTCTTCAAGTCAGTAGGCGGTTCTGTATCCGTCCAAGTAGAACTTGTAAATCCATGCTCAAGTACAGGTGGATGATCTACAGCAGGTTTCAGTGCAAGTACTGCATGTTTGTCCACTTCTACAATGTCCCCAGGTTTCAACCAAGGATCATTCTCAGGAGTAGCCACTACAATGCCTTTACGCATATAAGGCCAAGGAGAATTCATTGTCTGTCTAATCCCAATACCATTCTGCGTAATCTCTTTCATTGGAATCTTAGGTTCAATAATGATACCTGATTCAGTACGCTCAGCTACTATGTGAAACATTCTGACTAAGATTCGGTTAAAAGGGATAATATTTTGGTAGTTTGGATCAATGTTTACCAAGTTCTCGTTGTAATCACTAATGTCCTTATCACGATCTTGCCAATAAGAATCAGGAGCAATAGAAGACTTTAGTAAATCAGCATTAAACTTAGCTCGTTCTTCTGATGTCATACGCTCACCTTCTTTCTGAAAGTAGAAGCTAGTTTTAGCATCAGGGTCTTTAAAATTATTCTCAGCGAAATCTCGCATTGATTGTTGAGACTTTATAAAATTCATGTTTGTTTTCATTTCCAGTACCTAATGTACCATGAATAAATGTATTCAATTGCAGGAGTAATCTTAGGAGTAACTTGTAGAATCTTGACTCCGATTTTATAACTTAGATCAAAGACTCCAAAGTAAGTCACTACTATTCTACTCGCTATATGAGGGCTGTTGATGTAATACCTCATTGTCTGAAACAGAAGGTTCGCTGCTTCCTCTACTTTCACTTTGGAAGTCTGACAATCCTTGGCTGTCTGGCTTAGTACTTCGTCGAATGTTTTTGGTAGCTTCACTTTTCTTAACCATTACAAATCGTAAATCAATTACCTCTCCAGCTAAGTACTTCTCTTTAATCTTCAGTAGCTTGGGAGAAGGTCTTGTATTCAATCTCTTTCCTGGCTCCTTGATTGACACCAGTAAGCCAAGTTCAAGTAGATGATCTTTGAATACAGAAATCTCTGGACGTTGAATCTTGAAACCTTTAGCTAGTTCTAGTACATGAGGATTAGATACCCAACACTTGTTAGGTTCTGGTTGCTTGAGAATCCATGACATAAGTGCAATTAACTTAGGACTCATGGTGTATCTTCCCTTCGCAACTAATACCTCAAAGAATTGAATCCAGAATCCTTCCTCGTCAATCTCGTATGGTTCGTCACTTAGTAAGTTAATTATCATACTGTTAAATCTTTAGATTTTACTGCCAATTCATTTCTTCGAGATGAATAGGAGACTACTTTGATTCGTATTGAAATTTAGCTTCTTTCAAGTTCTGACAAATCATCTGGAAGTAAGGATAGATAAGAGAGATAATCTGCTTGTAAGCTTCTTCCTGGTCTTCCTTCGTCTTTTCCCCAAGTGGCTGTAATGACTTGATCTTGTCAACGAAAGGTTGATTGAACTTATTCAGTGCTTCTTGGAAACTTCCTGCTGCTTGTTCAATAAAGTCTACAATCTCATCAAGGATTCTAATCTCGTTATTGATAACCAGACCAATCAATTGACGTGGTTGTTTCTCTGGAATGAACTGATAAGGATCAGTATTACCAAGTGCTTTAGCCAAGTCTAGTGTCCAACCTCTAGCACTGATCAGCTTACTTGTATCTGTCTTGAGAGACTTCGCTACATCAATACGAGTAGAGATGAGGTCTGCAAGGTTGAGAAGTGTAGCAATCTCTCCCCCTAACGGAGGTGTAGGTTGCTTTACCTGTTCAAACTCAGGGTTAATCAATGTTTCTGTTGGAAGTTCCATTTCAAAATCTGGCTCTGCTTGTACCATTTTGTTATAGTTTGATAAGTGGTAAGAAAAGTCTTGCTTCTACAACCTTAGTAACAGGTCTGTAGCCCAAAGATACTTGAAACTTTTTAGAATCATAGGAAAGTCCAAATATAGGTTGCAATAAATCAGAATCTGCTCCTATGTAACCTTTGATTCCTCTGAAATACTTAGTCACTTGATTAGTCACAGTGATAGTATCAGGTTGTCTTTCCTTTACTATGACCTTACGCTTGAAATCTAAGATTGTACCTGTAAGAGTGATTGAGTCTGAGATGTTAACCAGACTGTCACTATAAGGTATAACAGCAAGAGACTTTGTAGTGTCGTAAGAAACAACTTCTACAAGCTGATTTAGCGTATCATGCACATAACTTGTAGTTGTATCATACAATCTAATGTACTTGATCTTAGTAACTGGTACTTTGACTGTAGTTACCTTCTCAATGTAAGTAGGTACACTGATCTTTTTAGTTATTGTACGTACTTCTTGTGGTTGTTCACATTGCTTGAATCCAAAGAACATTAATAATGCTCCTATGATTGCACCAAATCCTATTTTCATGGTTTGTATAGTTTTGCTCTGACTGCTGCATCTTTAGCTTCTAACAGCTTTCTAAGTACAGTAGATGTTTCTGAATTAGGTTCCAAGTTCTCACTGATCCAGTTAGCTAACTCACAGAAAGGTTTACTAACCTCTTGAAGATGCTCTGGTAAGTGTTTGTAAGTAAAGAATTGAAGTATCATGTTAGTATTTGATTACAGAGTTTTTAGGTATGTCTATACTGCCCACTGTATCTTTGTTAACGAGCCAATTTAGGGTAGAAATGACTTCTTTAGTAATTGGAAATTTAAGTACCACTTTACCCTCACATATCCGAAGATACATTTTGTCTCCTTCTTCTAAGACTGTGTAGTTAATACCATTCTTAGCAAGTACTCCATATTGTGTGTTCATCGTTTTTCAACTATTAAAGTGATTTGATTAATGTATTCATCTTTTGTAGCCAGTATTCCAACTACATTGATCAAGTGATCGTGGTTAGTGCTAAGTGGAAGATGAAAGTTGTTTAGAATTCTTTCCTCGTTAGTTAGCACTAATTCCAGCAGTTTTCCAATCTTCGTAGCTTTTGTCAGTTTCCAGTTCATACTCAGGTAGTGTGTTTAATAGATCAAGTAAGTAATCTGCAATGTCTGTAGTTAACCTATCTCTACTCTGACAATAATCCATAGCTAACTTCACCTGCTCTTTATTTGTAAAGTTCATCTTGGTAATAAAGTCATAAGAAGTGATTAAGTCTTCAAACTCTTCTTCAGTTACTAAGTACATCATTCGTTAAATAGTGAAGGAGACAGTGTTTAGTTGCCTCCTCATGTTTTAGTTAAGTGAACCAAGAACCTTCATTACAAGCAGTGTAAGTACTACACCACCAGCAAGAAGTCCTCCTACAATCAAGAATAACTTACCCCAAGTTACAGAAGTCTCGTCGTTTGGAAATACTTTTGTTTTTAGGAAATTCATAGTTAGTTGTTTCGTGCAAAGCTAAACTAAGATTTTGAATTGTGCAAGTCACCTTACTTTTAAATTCCAAAATCCTTCTTCTACAAAGAACTCACTGTCATCTGTGAGGGTGACTTTAATACCGTAATAATTAACCTCAATAGCTTTGATCGTGCTAATACCCTCTTTGAAGAAGACTTCTCTACCTATAATGCTAGACTTCTTTAACTCTTCATCTAAGATATGACTTATCTTAGTAGTTGTAGTAAAGGATTCAATGTAAGCGTGTAAGGATTCTAGTGTGTTGTGAAGAAACTCCATTTCTATGTCATCTTCAAAGATTATAAACAGCTTATCACCTCTGAAGACAATATCCTTTATTACGTGATCTACTACTTCATTCTCATTGTAGAGGTTGTTTCTTAGAGGAATTGTCTTACCTATAAAGTCTTTTACTTCCATCATTCTATTTCTAAGTTAAGTGTATCTCTTTCCATAATTTCCAGTAGTAATTTGTCAACTTCCTCTTTAAGTAGGTTATTGAACTTTTCTGTCTTAATGAGTTTCTTAGTTTTAATCACATAACCACCATTGGGTAATTCGTCAATCATCCTAAGCATGATACTATCCATCTCAGGAGTAATAGGATTGTACGGTGCTCGTCTAGGTACACCATGTAATTCAACAACATTCCTGATCAATGATAGTAACTCTTCTCTGTCATTGACTGTTATAGTGTCAGGGGTAATTTCTTCAATCAGTTTTAACCAGCCCATCATTCTAAAATTAAAGCTTTCTTAATCCCATTCTCAATCATCTCCAGGTACTTTACCAACATGTCTTTCACAGGATTGTCAGTGTTGTGTTCTAGTATCTTCCTAGCTGTATGCATTCTGTGGTAAAGTAATTCTTGGAGATGTCTTAAATTACCACCAGAGTATACTGCAATCTTACTGTATCTTTCTCCAGTAGATGTAAGAGGTGAATTCATTTTAGGAAGAGAGTAACTATCACCAGGAATGAAAGAAGCAGAGTAAGAAACAGAATCTGCTTCACGTATCATCCTATTTCTAACATGGTCTGGAAGCTTCTCAAATTCTTCGTCAATAATTAGGTTGTTCATCTGTTAAAATTTTAATTTTTACTGACAGTTTATTCTTTCAAGATAAACAGCTAGAAAGGTATTTGAACGTTTGAATAAATTAGTTGTCTTCCAAGGTCAGTACACAGCTTTCTATGATTGTACTCAAGTTGGATAATCTGTAAGAAAGTGAGTTTGAAGTTGTCATAGTTAAACTCTTCTTCTTGCGGCTTCTTAGTCCACTTGATCTTGTACTGTGTGTTCTCTCGTAGCCAATTGATATAAGCACTAGGAATATCCTTTATCTTTGTCCCAGCGTACTTACCAAATGTAACTGTAGAATCAAGATATAGTGTCATTCTTCTGTAAATTGATACGTGTTCTTACTCAGCTTAAAAAAGAAAGTGTCAGCCATACTATTGAACGCTCTCCTTATCACTCTAGGTGTAAGATTGGTCATCTCTTGTAGCTCGGCTACTTGAGCTTTACCAAAAGTGAACACCCCGTCAGTATCTCTTTTAAGAATACAGTAAAGGATAACCTTGTATTGCTTGTAATTAAAACCAGTTCTGATTAGCTCTGTAAGTGTCATTTTGATAGACTTGTACTGTTATTGAATTGTATTAAGTAAGGTATGCTATTGTAGCTAACGTAACCTCGTGATTGACTCAGTTACTTGATGTGTTTCCCATGAAGAATCGAACTAAGTAAATAACTTAGAAGTAGTAACTTCGTCACATGGGAAACCCCTTAGAAAATTAATTCTCATTGTGTGATTTCTCAGTATCAGTTAAATTCTTATTGATTAGCAGTGTTCTCAGTTGAGTGCCTCGTTGGTAGTAAAGTGAGATGTAACACCGCAAACCTACCATTAAGAATCTTCTACCCTAGTTATTTTGACCATCTTACGTTGAAGTTATCTCATAAGACTGGAAGATTCAACTCACTAATCATTTCAAAGTTTAACCATTTTTGTACTTACAGCTATCCTTCCTCCTATTTAGAGTATCCACGCTGCTTCTCCTGACTCCTTTCTTCCACTCCCGTGTGTTTGTTAGTCAGGGTAAAAAAGTTACTAGCTTTTAGTACAGGGGCAAATATAAGGAGAAGTTAGATACAAGTCAATTCGTCTGAACTGACAATGTGTCATTTGATTGTAAAAATATCTGACAGAATGGCATATTTAAGGAAAGTATAAACATAGCCCCTACTTAGTCTAATTTATTCAACTACCCCCGACCTTATTGTCAGATAAAAAGTAGCCCCTGGTGAAATTAATATATTAGTGATAAACGTAATGCTTCCCAACCTTTATCCCCGTCACCCTTTCTAGCGTTCGAGCATCCCCGGACTGTTCTGAGGATAATCGTTTGTCAAGATAAAGATTGACATTTTACATCCTTGTCAGGTGTAATCTTAGACTGACACGAGAAGACTACTCGTTAAAATGAAATCAAGCTTGGTCAGCAAGAGTTGTAGGTATTGCTATAAACCTTCACTAGGACATGATCTATGACGTACGAGAGTATGATGGATTGTGTCCTTATTCTGTGTATATATTAAGGTGTAATGACGTTTGTCAAAATACTTTACTTATATGCACATCCTTAGGCTAGTAGGTTGGGTTATAGAGAGCTATCCAATAGGGTAGAAATTCACGTTGCGTCGAAACCAGTTATGATGGCAGCGCGAGGATAGCTCTCACATTTGATTGTTTCACCTTAATATATAGTGACATGGAAAAGTTAATGGCTGAGGTAGATCAGCGTATGTTAAATCAAGCACCTTATCTATGGTGTAAGATTGTAAAAACTCCTTCGTTGTTTCCTGAAGTGAAGGATAAGTATAGAGCTATCACTGGAGTTAATTCAGACGGTTCTATCTTTTCAGGTAATAAACTCATTCTCGCTGATGAATGGAAAGGAATATACAAGTTTGTGAATGGGGTAGATATTAGTGAGGCTTATGTACCTTTTAGTGTCTAGTTTTTTTCACAATTGAGGGTGTGAAAGGGTTGAAAATGCTAGTGTTTACTGGTGTAGAGGTTGGGAGCAACTCCTTTCCACTCTTTCTCTTTCTTTCACATTCTCCCATTTTCCCCACAATCTTGCTAAACTTTATACTGTCACTGTTTTGGTGATACTGTAAGCACATTAATGACACCGTGACATTACGGTAAATCAACCTCAGAAGTTGAGTGTCAACGAACCAATTGTTAATCAATTAAACAACTAAACAATGACAACTTATTTCGCAATTGTCAATCCTTCTGTTTTCGTATCTGGTGATGAAGACACCAATGGTAACAAGCCTCTGATTCTTGACCCGATCTTTGGTATTGTACCTTTCCGTCGTATCGTCAATGGTACCATTGCTCAACGTGCTGGTTTTGAAGTGGGTAAAACCTACATGGTCAAGATCGTCATGGTTGACAACGTTAATCCTAAGACTGGTCGGGTATCTCTTCAGCCTCAAGTCACTCGTTTGGGTGATGGTGCTATCAGTGCAATTGAACTTGCCATCAACGGTAAAGCCTTTCAGAATGCTTACGGTAATGGTAAAGTAGAAGCTGCTGATGATACCAACGACAACAAACAGCCTGAACACAAAGAGGAAGAGCTGGTTGATGAGAATGGGAAGCTAGTACCACCAGACGGTAAGGAAGCGTTCTAGTCTTAATAAAGTAGTTATCTGACCTGTACAGTAATGTATGAGTTGGGTAACTACTTTATCTTTTAACTCATCAGCTTAGCTATTCATCTTGAAAAAATGAATTGCCAGTTTATTCCTTCAGGATAAACAGACTGTGGTATTTGATTACAAATGAGTTCTAAGTAGCAAGTGCAAGCTACACTAAACATGCACTGTGATGTACAGCTTACCTTGGGCTTACATTATGAGTAAAATGATTAAGGTTTTAATTCTATTGTCATGGCAAACATGTCCGCAAGCATTCTACGCAATGTAGTTGCATCAGTATTCAAGATTAGACCTGAATCAGTGATCTTATCTGGTGAGCTTGAACCGACACGTTCATTTACTGGTCACGATTGCTGGTCTTCTCAGTCAAATACTTACAGTTTTAAACTGTGGGGGTTCAGTCCTGTAAAAGGATTTGTAGACCTGAACCAGTACGTTGGCTGTAGCCGTAATTCAACTTCTGGTGAAAACTATGGGGATGAAGGTACACAGTTAATGCACATTCCAGGTGTAGAAGAGTTTGTATTCTTCCTAGTGAATGAAGACTTTACTTCTGGTAATGGACGTGATTATGATTCATTTACTTGGACGCTCTACAAAGCTCCTAACTTCGCTCAGAAATGGGCAGAGATTGAAGAAGCTGATGTTAAACGTTGGAATACTTGGTTGGATGGTAAACTTTTAAAAGGAGAGTCAATCCAACTTGATGTACAGCTCCTTGATGGCGAAAGCCTAAGTAAAGCTTGTGATAGAGTTGCATTATCCATAGGCGCAAACTGGTGGAGTAATGAATCAAAATATGGTAATCAAACCTATTTTGAAAAAAAGTAAGAATAAGAGTTTGTAGGTATCTCAAATAACCTTCATTCACCAGTCAAAACCTAATACAAATGCAAACATATAACAATTGGGGTGTTTCTCCTTGGCAATATGCAGCTGCTGATTTTGCTGCTGCTTACCATAATGCTCTTAGTAAAGGTCAAAATGGGACAGAAGCAGGAATCTTAGCAGCAGCTGCTTGTTATGCAGATCAAATAAAATTTCATCCTTCTGAAACAACAAAATTGAAAGCTGCACAAAAAGCAATGCTAACAATCCATGACAAGAAAGCTGATCAAGATGAAAATAGTTTACTTAACATAGGTAAGGACGCATATTTAACAGCATAACCATGTGCAAATACACAACCAAACAAGAGTTTCAACGTAAGTTACAAGAAGCTCAAATAGCAAATAGTCTTCCTGACGACCAAGACTTTAAACGAGTCACTGGCTGTAAAGTTGAGGACTTTGGCACACCTGAAGGAATTAAGTCAGCTTACCAATTTGGTATGAACTGTCTATTCCAAGCTGGTGACAAGTTTGCAATCCGTTGTACACTGTTCTCAAATCTTAATCTTCCAAACTATGATAACCAAGAAGCAAGTATCGTATCCAGGTGCTGGTAATCTAGGCACATTGTACAAGACCACACAAGAGTCTGAGGTGCAAGAGATTCGTGCTCAAAACTCAGGTCAATTCAGGGTATTGAGAGCATTAGGTCATTGTCAAGTGATTCTTGTAATGACGCCTGAGTTATACCGTGCGTTATCAAAACCAAACTACCATAACACTTGGTCATTTGATGAGAAAGCAGTACCAAAAGAATGGAAGACTTGGGACGGAACTACAGCTTAATCTGACTGAAACTATTCAATCAAATTAGGTTTTGGTGATTATGAGTTTTTAACATAACTACACTTTAATAGAGGAAGAACTGATCCGCAAGGAAATGACGTTTGTGTAGCTAACTAGATGAAACTCAGTCTAGGTGTTAATTATTATGGGTAGATGATGGGGTGAATTAAAAAGCAATCTTATCTTTCATTAATGGGCGTTTTTCATTGAACTGATTTAATCAACTACAGTTATGCTTCTGTAGTTGCCTTTTTTAACTTTCAAATCACTAATCATGTACACTAACAGAAAAACTCTTGAAATAGTAACTCTTGACAATGGAGTTACTAGAAAACAAGTTCAATTGTTTTGGGATGGAGGCTGCCAGTGCTATG